AAATTCGCGTCGCCGTCATTGGTGTCGGCAATTGTGCTAAGAGCCTTATCGAAGGCGTAGCTCTATACTCTAAGACTGGCGAGACAGCTGGTCTAGCATTTCCTGAAATTGGTGGCTATACAGCAGACAACATCGAGTTTGTTCTAGCTTATGACGTCGACCCCCGTAAGGTTGGACAGTATCTAGACGATGCTATCTACGCAAAGCCTAACTGCGCCATGGACATGCAGATTGACAAAGACAGTCTGCCAGACATTTGCTGTGTCGGTGAGACTAGAGAAGGTCACATCATCAGAACAGAAGTTAAGATGGGTCGAGTACTCGACGGTGTTGCTTCTCACATGATTAACTGGGACGAGGACGAGTCTTTCCGCATCGATGAAGTAAGCGAGCAGCTTACTAAAGAGCAGCTCGTTCAAGACCTTATCGACCATGAAGTAGACGTAGTTCTTAACTACCTGCCAGTCGGCTCTCAGGAAGCTACGGAGTTTTACGTCGAGGGATGCCTCAAGGCTAAAGTTCCTTTCGTTAACTGCATTCCAGTCTTTATCGTTTCTGACCCTAAGTGGGAGAAGCGCATTAAAGCTGCCGGCATTCCTGCTATTGGCGACGACATGAGATCGCAGCTCGGCGCTTCGATCATGTCTCAAGCTCTTCAAGAGCTCTTCTTCAATCGTGGTATGAAGGTTAAGTTCCACGAGCAGACCAACCATGGTGGTAACACTGACTTCCTCAACATGATGGACCAGACTCGTCTGGCCTCGAAGAAGATCAGTAAGGAAAACGTTATCAGGAGTCAGAATGACATTCGAGGAATCCCTGTCCCTAAGAATGGTATTTACGCGGGACCTTCTAGCTACATTGCGTACCATGGAGACAACAAGGTCGCGCATTTCCGAATTGAAGCCGAGGGCTTTGGTGGCGCCCCAGTCATCTTTGACGCTCGTTTATCAGTTCAAGACTCTCCAAACAGTGCAGGAGTCGTGATCGATGCTATCCGTTATCTTCAGGTGGCTCGCGAAATGGGTCTTGTTGGTTCTCTTCGAGGTCCTTCTGCAGCGACTCAAAAGACGCCTCCTACGCAGATGATGATCGACGACGCACACCGCGAGTGTGAAGCTCTGGCTAACCGTCGTCTCACTAACAGTCTCGCGACTCATAATCTTCCTGACGTGGCTGAAGTAACTACTCACTCAGACGGAAGCGTTACTGTAAAGAATCTCGAAAGCGTAAAGTAACATGGTATATTCGTTATGGCGCGCCGGCGGCATCGGCGGCGACAGCGGACCTATGTGTCAATTTTTCAAGTACTCCTTGAACGAAAACGATCAGGTTGAGATTGAATACATTCAATCTGAAATTCCAGTAGTAGGTTATTGTGTTCGAGTAGGATCTCTATTTGCGAGGTCCTACTCAGGACAAGACTGGTGGCAGACTACAGAAGTTCAAGAGATACTCGAAGACGAGATGCGAGAAGACGAGCAAGGCGAGTATCGCTACGTTAAGTTTAGAACTCACAACTCTATTTACGAATGGACTGACCGATGAAAGACATGTGGATTCTTGCTTACGAAGATCTTATCGAAGAGTACACTCTCGAAAACCCTGAGTGCACTGAAGATGAAGCTGAACAGTATGCTGAAAAACACGTCAACGAGCGCTATAAAGACTACGTTGCTGATCTAATCGATCAGGCTAGAGAAAGAGCGAAGGATGCGTACTCTTGATCAACACATACGACATTGACGGTGTAATCAACCTCGGTCCAGACTACCGAGGACTTACTCCAATGTATGGTGACATTATCATCACCGGCCGTTCTTTCGAAGAAGCTAAGTATACTAACGAGTGGCTTCATAGTGTTGGCGTCTACAATACTGTATTCTACAGTCCACTAAAGTTTACCGAGAAGACTCGCGAAGCATCTGGTAAGCATAAGGGAGAGACTCTAAAGCTTCTTCTTAGCTATGGCATAAAGGTCGGAGTTCACTTCGAGGACGATCCAGTTCAAGCCGAAGAGATTCGTAAGATTGTAGATGTTCCTGTAGTATTACTAGTGCACGACTTGGTCGAGAAAGAGAATGTTTGGCATGGAAGTCCTGAAGACAGACCAAGTACTACAACTTAATTCAGAACAAATATGGGACAGATGTGACCACATTGTAAGAAAGCAGTGGGGTAACTTCATTCGAGAGTTTAATAAGCGAGAATGGTCTGTCCGAATTGGAAAGACTCATGAGTCATTTGAAGATTACGCCCAAAACGGGTACACCCACGATAGTGAATTTGGGACTGGATTCGTCGTGGCTGGAAAGCCGGTTCCATACTTCCACCCCAACCGTAGCTTTCACGATGAAGTCATCTGGCTCAATGGAAGGTTATATTACGACACGAGTGTCAGCTTTGAGAATAAGCTCATCAACTCCGCTATCGTTAAGTTCTACGGTCCTTCAAGAACCCTCGACATCATTACGGGATATGCATCAGACATCCCGTATCTCACAAAGACCGAAACCCCCTACATTGACTTTAATCGACTGCGAGAAGATGAGGACTACGAGTACACTCTCGTAAGTAACATCGAACTAGCATCTCATCACAAAGAGCAGATTTGGGGTACTACCGAACTTCGCACCTCACTGCAGGTAGCTTCTAGAAACTACGCTAGAAGCAGACTCACTACGCTCGATAAGCGCGGTCTGAGCTTTAACAATAAGACCATCATCGCTGCATCTAAGAATCCAGACGAGACTAGGAAGATGAGAACTTCCGACATGATCGTATGGATTAAGAGCATGGCTCCTCAGTGGATCGAGTTCTATAAGACTAAGCCGACCATGAAGCAGAGCTACGAGTACTTAACTGCTACTCGTGGTATTGGTCCCTACTACGGCTACCACTTTTCTTCTAACTTAGCTCGAATGCCAGGCATCGGTGCCGCATCTCTTATCGACAGAGAGTACGCTGTCGCTTTTAGTAAACTAGGAATTGATCATGGAAACCTTGACGAGAATGCTGACTACGTGGTTGCTGGTCCAGGCGCCTGCGCTACTCTCAAATGTCTATTCCCTAATGTTGCTATTAATGCATCTACCAGCATGCATCTCATTCTACACTTAAGGGACAACCAGCACAAATACCTTGACATTTCTTCGGAGATGGATTATAAGTATATGAGAGAGGCTACAGAGCTAGGTCAATATACTACCTTCGGTGTAGAGATCGCCTGCTGCCAGTTTAACGTCTTCCAGAGACTAAGCACCAACGCAAATGCTGCTGCGGCTAGAGCTAATGCACCGATCTCTAAAGAGGTCGGCGGTGGTGCTTCAACAATTGAAGGTTTCTTTTTATAATGACTAGATCGTTAGTAGTAGCTCCATTTATTCCCATTGCAGCATTCCTGGCCAGCCATCGTGCAGCGCAAGGCGTTATCTATGCTGACATGGTAAAGCAAGCTACGGGTGAAGACGTAGTAGTAAACTTCGGCGGAAATGTCTGCCACGATTTTAACGAATTTGATAAGGTCTATGTGTATCATGGGAATGACTGGTCTGGTGGACTTAATCTCTATGGGGGCACTAAGGGCTTCCCTTATGCGTGGAACTTCCGAAACCTCACCAAGTTCAAAGGCGAAGTTATTTCGCTGGCCATTCCGTTTCCGGACTACCACCGACAGCTGACTGAAAAGCTAGCTCAAGACAGAGCTAACGGTCACACTCCTCAACCAGAGTTTGACGAAGTAGACTGGGACAACCTAAAGAGAATGGAGAGCTCAGTAGTTCTTCGCTATCCTTACGTTACGCCTAACATCGTCATCGGCGACAGTCACAGCATCTGCATGTATCGACCCGGCTGGGTCGTTAACTCCAGACCGTTTAAGACGCTCAAGGGAGCTATTCGAGACGGATTTGAGAAGTACATCTCAGACCCATATGAGTCTAACAATCAAGTCGAGAACGTCGAGCTGTACTTCGGCAACATCGACTTACGCCATCACCTCTGTAGAAAAGAGACTAAGGAGGGTGTAGACCTATGGCCGTCACCAGAAGATCTAGCTCTCGAGTACTTCAATGCAGGTGCTGAACTCTTTAAGACTTACCCTAAGCTAAAGACTGTCGGCTTCTACGAACTGCTTCCGTGTGAGGAGGAAGCTCGTAAGCTTCCACAATCTGGATACTTTATGAAGCAGCCGTTCTGGGGAACGTGGCAGGAGAGAATGGATGCACGAAAGAGATTTAATGCTCGACTTAAAGAACTCTGCGACTCGATTCCAAGTGACGCGCTTAAGTTTATCGAGTGGACAGACTACCTCCTCAACAAGAAGGGAGAACTTAATCTCCACGCTATGGAGTACAAGAAGTCCGTCCATCTTAGTCGAATGTCTTATCCGCATTGGACAGGAGTCGAGTACAACACCACTCAGATTAAGGACCCTAAAAAGCAGGGGCTCCCAGCAAATCCAGTGGTGCCTAAAGCTAACTTAGAGAGCTTCTTCTAATGAGCGATATCTATCAGGTGATGCTAGATATTCGAGGTATAGACACCCCTTGTAAAGAGTGTGGAGGCTGGGGTGTTAAGACGTATGGATGTACTGCAACATGGCGCGGTGGAGCCGGTGGTCAAACATTAACCAGTGGTGTATGTGATAGGTGCTGGGGAAGCGGTGATGAAAACAAGAAATGGCCTTCACACAGACTACTAACTAGAGACAATAATGACTCCAAATAACATAACACACGCGTCAATTATACCTCTCATCGGTGGAATGACTATAGCTCAGGAACTAGAGAACGGAACTCCTCCTGAGTACTTCATGACTTACGAAGGCTTCCAGGCTAACGAGTCGCATCTTCTAAACTACTACGCTCAGCGTGGTATGGACATACCCTATCACTATATCGATAGAGGTGAGCGTCCTAGTAAGAGAGTAAACGTAGTCAACACTACGTGTCCGTGCGCAGGACTCAGCCAGCTGTCTCACGGCTTCGGCACTCACAACCAAAACAACCAGTGGATGATCAAGACAGCTCAGTACGTACTGGGAGAGCTTAAGCCTGACGTGTTCTGGGGTGAGAACGCTCCTGGCTTCGCCGGCAAGATCGGCAAGGACATTCGAGAGCAAGTTCGCAAGATCGGCTTAGACAATGGTTACTCTATGTCAATCTATCGTACCAAGTCTCTACTTCACGGCACCGCTCAGACTCGCGAGAGATCTTTCTACTTCTTCTGGAAGGGCGATAAGACTCCTCTTCTAAACTACTACAATACGCCATGGGAAAAGATCGAAGACGTTATTCGTAACGCTAAGTCTAACACCATGCAGGACGTCATCAACTCGAAGATTCCTTCGAAGGACGATCCCTACTACCGATTCATTCTTGAAGAGATGTACGGCGGCATCAGTCACTACGACTTCTCTCACAGCAAGATGGAGTTCCTTAAAGTTCGTTCTAACGACGTGTTCTCGTTTATCGAACAGCAGGGATACGACTACAAGCAAGTCGGCAAGTGGCTTGAAGAGAACGGATACGAGAATGAAGCCGAGAAGTGTAAGTACAAGTACGATAAACTGGCTAGCGGTGGCAATATTATGCGGCGCGGGACTATTGTTCCTAAAGACTTCATTGGTGCCTTTGTGGGTCACTATCCTAGCATGCTTACTCATCCTGATCAAGATAGATACATCACGTACAGAGAAGCGCTGAGCATCATGGGTATGCCAGAAGACTTCGAGCTTCTTAATCCAAAGAAGTCAGCGAATCATATCTGTCAGAACGTTCCAGTTAAGACCGCGAGAGATATGGCTCGAGAAGTTAACGAAGTTCTTCTCGGTAATAGACCATACGTAAAGTCTAACTACACGTATCAGCAAAATGTTAACCGACGCTACGAGATCTGGGAGGAGAAAGAACCTACCACAATCGTAGACTTTATGCAGTGAGACTCAATGAGCGCATATAAATATCACGAGGACAGAGAAAATAGTCCCGTTCAAGCCGTCTCGACCGAAAACGATCGAGACACTCCTGAGATCGACTATTGTTTCAATGAGGATAAGTTAATCCTAGAATTGAAGCAATACATCGACAAAACCTATGGTCAGCACTACGCAAAATCCAAAATCCAGTCAACAGAATTCATCATGGACGCCGGGCATGGCGAGGGATTCTGCATCGGCAACATCATCAAATACGCACAGAGATACGGTAAAAAGGCCGGCAAGAACCGCGCCGATCTGCTAAAGGTGTGCCATTATGCGATCATGATGCTACACGTGCACGACCAAAACGAGAAAGAATAAGATGAGAGTTTATCTTCTACTTGACCGCTCGGGCTCTATGGCGAGCCAGTGGTCCGATACTATTGGTGCTATTAATACCTACGTTAAAGAACTCCCAAAAGATACTAACGTATACATCGCGGCTTTCGATAGCGACTACAATAGCTCAATCTCATACGACGTACTAAGAAATACAACCAGCCAGGGCTTCACTCAGATTAATGAGAGTGAGCTTCAACCAAGAGGTGGCACTCCTCTTCTAGACGCTATGGGTCGTATGCTCGACAAGGCATTTGAAGAGAATCCTGAGAAGGCATACGTTGTCGTTATGACTGATGGTCATGAGAACACTAGCCGACAGTTCAGCAAGCAGACTATCGCCGAAAAGCTAGCTCGTGCTGAAGATCGTAAGTGGGAAGTAGTCTTCATGGGCGCTAACTTTGACAGCGTTACTGATCAGGCTAAGATGGTTGGACTCAGTGTAGGCAAGGCTTACAGCGTGTCTACTCAGAACCTAGCCAACGAGATGAAGTGGATGGCTTCAGCAACTACAGCGTACGCAACGACCGGCGCTAGAACAGTCTTTACTGACGAAGACAGAATGAGAGCAAAGAAATAACATAATGTCTCATAACATTGAAATTAATATATCCCACGAAGACTTACGCAGACACAAGCTCTTTATAGCAACTCCGATGTACGGCGGTCAGTGTGCCGGTATGTACACTAGATCTATGATCGATCTGTCTGCACTGTGCGCGCAGCACGGTCTTCAGGTTCAGTATTACTTTCTTTTCAATGAGTCTCTCATAACTAGGGCTAGAAACTATTGCTGCGACGAGTTTTTACGCAGTGATGCTACGCACATGGTGTTTATCGATTCGGACATCGGATTCGACGCGCGCGACGTGCTAGCACTTCTAGCCCTATCTATTCAAAATCCCCAGTACGAAGTGATCGGCGGTCCATATCCCAAGAAGTGTATCTCTTGGGAGAAGATCAAGCTCGCTGTAGACAAGGGAGTCGCTGACGAAGATCCTAACATTCTGGAGAACTTCGTCGGCGACTACGTCTTTAATCCTAAGTCCGGTGCTACCGAGATCTCTCTTATCGAACCAGTCGAGGTTGCAGAGATCGGCACCGGATTTATGATGCTCAACAAGGACGTTTTGCGTAGATACGAGCAGGCTTATCCTGAACTGAAGTATAAGCCAGACCACATTAGAACTGAAGCCTTTGACGGCTCTAGAGATATTCACGCGTTCTTCGATACTATTATCGATCCAGACACTAAGCGCTATCTCTCAGAAGACTATATGTTCTGTTACAATGTTAACAAGATGGGTGGTAGCGTTTGGTTCTGTCCGTGGATGCAACTAAAGCACGTTGGGTCTTACATCTTTGGTGGATCGTTAAGCCACATCGCTTCGATCGGTGCTCCTGCAACCGCAGACTCGAACACGCTGAAGAAAAAGAAATAACAAAACTTGTTGACATTTTTTAAGAAATATAGTATAAGTTCCTTAATTCCCGAACATTGGAGTATACATTATGGGTAAGAAGCGCTGTCGTAAGGGCTACACGTCTAAGGGTCAGAGACCTAACGTCTCTAATAAGACTCTCAGACTTATGAGTGAAGGTACTAACATGCTGAACAAAGTTCACGCGTGGATGAAGGGTAAGCGTGGTTGGGTCACCATCGAGAATCCTAACAAGCAGGAAACGAATCGTCGGTTCATCAAGGTTTCTTTCGAAGAGTTCTTCAAGGGCACCTACAAGGAAGTGATGAGCCGTCACAAGAAAAACACTGATAATGATAAGGTTGAAATTAACTAATGAAGCTTGACCAGCGCACAATCCAGGTCCTTAAGAACTTTGCGTCGATTAATCCTAGCATTCTAGTTAGACCAGGCAACGTAATTAAGACCGTAACTGTAACCAAGACTATTCTCGCTCAGGCTACTCTAGAGCAGGAGTTCTCTTCTAAGTTTGCGATCTACGATCTCAACAAGTTCCTCTCCGTTCTAAGCCTCTTCGACAGTCCCGATCTCGAGATCGGCGAGACTTCGGTAGTCATTCGCTCTGGCAAGAAGAAGGTAAACTACGTCTTTGCTGACGAGAATACCATCGTCGCTCCAAGTGCCGACAAGCAGATCAAGTTCCCTGATGCAGACGTAAGCTTCGAGCTTACGGCCGAGAACCTCGCTGACGTTACCAAGGCTCTTGGTGTTCTTCGTCAGCCAGAGATCGCTATCGTCGGTAACGGTGAGACTATCACTCTCCAGACTATCAACTCAAAGGACCCGACGTCTGACGTCTATTCGGTAGACGTAGGTGAGACTACCAAGAACTTCAAGTTCATCTTCAAGGCCGAAAACATTCGCCTTCTTCCAGACACCTATACGGTCGATCTCGCTTCGGTCGGTATCTCGCGCTTCAAGTCTAAGGACATGGAGTATTACGTTGCTATCGAAAGCAACAGCGAGTATAATGGTTAAGCACTAGACGACGGTCTAAGTGCGCTGGTATGACGCCCCAGTCAAACCAGTGGGAGCGTGGTAGTCAACTGCAGACCCTACCACGCTCCCTTTTTTGTAATGTTATGGATTTATTATGTACGCAGTAACTTACACCACCGAAAGTGGTGACAGAGGATTTATGGGCGTCTATCTACAGAAGCCCACTGAACAGCATCTTCTAGCTATGGTTGTTCAATACATGCCAGATGAAGTAGTCAATGGCAAGTGTTACGTCTACTTTGACGTGTTAGAGATTGACGAACCTTCCAATCTCCCCGAGCCTTACACCAAAGGCGACATCAGCTTTATTTAATAAGTGAACTCACAATATGATGAATGATAATCCACTCTGGGTCGAGAAGTATCGTCCCAGCAAAGTTGCCGACACTATCCTCCCTGAAGATCTTAAAGCTACCTTCCAACAGTTCGTAGACAATAAGAGCGTTCCAAATCTCATCCTCACTGGTGGTCCTGGTGTAGGTAAGACCACTATCGCACGAGCTATGCTTGAAGAGCTAGAGTGCGACTACATCGTTATTAACGGATCGCTTAACGGTAATATCGATACTCTTCGTAACGAGATCATGAACTTCGCGTCCTCGGTATCACTGATGGGCGGTCGTAAGTACGTCATCCTCGACGAGGCAGACTATCTCAACGCTAACTCCACACAACCAGCTCTTCGTAACTTCATGGAAGAGTTCTCGAAGAACTGTGGCTTTATTCTTACATGTAACTTCGTTAACCGACTCATCACACCTCTTCACTCGAGGTGTTCAGTGATCAACTTCAAGATCGAGAAGAAGCAGACTCCCAAGCTTGCGGCAGAGTTCTTCGCTCGAACGAAGGGAATCCTCGAAAAAGAAAATATCAAGTATGAACCGAAGGTAGTTGCTGAAGTTATTACCAAGCACTTCCCAGACTGGCGCCGAGTTCTTAACGAGCTTCAGCGCTACAGTGCTACTGGTTCTATCGACAGCGGCATTCTAGCAAACCTAGAGGAAGTCACTCTTAAAGAGCTCGTCGGATACATGAAGACTAAGGACTTCACTAACGTTCGTAAGTGGATTGGTCTCAACTCCGACGCCGACCAGAACAGCATCTATCGTAACTTCTACGACAATGCAGTAGAGTATCTCAAGCCGCACAGCATTCCTCAGCTCGTTTTAATCCTCGGTAAGTACCAGTATCAGGCTGCATTCTGTGCAGACCCTGAGATCAACCTCGCTTCGTGCATGGTAGAGGTTATGGTAGACTGTGAGTTCGTATGATGGCGAAATTAAGTAAAGAACAACTCAGACACATTATTGACAGCTACAAAGAGATGTTAACTGACGTCGAAAAAGAAGAGCGAGAGCAGCAAGACAAAGAGCTGCAAGCTCTTGGAGAGTCTGCTGAAGGTAAGTTCTTCGCAGAAATAGACGACAGATACGAATCATACTACTCATTCGAAAAGCTGAACGAATCACGTCGATGCGTTATTGTCTATATGTATGCAGACGACAACTCGATGCCTAGCATATACAGAACCACGTATGACGCTCGAGAGGTTGGAACATACTTGCGCGATGGCGCGGTCGAGATAACTAAAGAGCAGTTCATAGCGGGTTTCAATAAGGCTGTTTCTATCCTTGGAGGTAGTAGTATTGTATAATGGCGAATCCATTCGACTACATTAACGCTATCAACAAGAACGAAGACATCATTCGTAGCTCGGAAAGCCCTGAGCTAGCCGAGAAAGAGTACTCGCCGTACATGGTCAATCGCGGTCTGTCGTACTTTCCAGACACTATACTTTACGCTAACGAAATGAACATGTTAGCGCATGTAGATCACATTCTTCAGTTCGACTATCTACTAAATAGTATCAGACCCAGGAAGCGCTTTAGCAAGTGGGTTAAGAAACGGGAAGATAGTGACATTGAAGCTGTAAAAGAGTATTTTGGTTATGGATACGCTAAGGCACAGCAAGCATTAACTGTTCTTTCCACCCAGCAACTGGATAACATAAAACAAAGGTTAGAAAAGGGTGGCAAATGAGCCTAGTAGAAACATTTTTAGAAGTCGAAATCGGACACGAGGAAGACTTTCTAAAGATAAAAGAAACGCTCACGCGTATCGGCGTAGCGTCAGTAAAAGACAAGAAGTTATATCAGTCTTGTCACATTCTGCATAAGCAGGGCAAGTACTACATAACTCACTTCAAGGAGCTTTTCGCTCTTGACGGTAAACCGACGAACTATACTGACGAGGATAGAGCCAGACGCGACTCTATCGCTCTTCTTCTTGAAGAGTGGGGACTCATCAAGATAGTTAGTCAAATCGACAGAAAAGCACAGAAGTCGCACGTAAAGGTTCTTCCATATCGCGAGAAGAGCAGTTGGCAGCTTGTGGCTAAGTATAGTATTGGAAAGAAGAAGTAATGTTAACTATGAGTATGGAGCTGTGGCCTTATGGCTACAGTGACATGTCTAAGCGACTAGTTACGATCAACATAGCTAACGTTGGCATCAACAGCGAGCAGGCAGACAGGTGCGACTACGTCTACACTATAGACGAGCCGAGCCCTCTGTTCGGCTCACCCATACACTTCACCGGAATCTTAAAGCGCTACGATAGAAAAGCTACTGCCGTAGATATTCTTGGTGCTGTAATCAAAGACTACTACAACGGAAGTACTCAACTTAGTATTTCCGACGAGTTGATTGCCGAAAGATTAAGGGACAAGACTCTAAAAACTGGTTGACATTTTTCTAGTTTTGTGGTATATATACTATTTTATTCAGTCTTGGATGAGTGGTGCTATGGAATACGATTATAAAGTAGAAGTGTACGACTATATAAAGGGTCTAACTATAATCAGAGAAACGTTTAACGATGCTAACAGTGCGTACAACGTGTATCGACAAATGGAAGACGAATATAGAGACTCCGAGACCATAGAGGTTCATCTTACTGAACCTGAATAACGACAGGGAGCGAGTTAGATCTCGCTCCCTTTTTTTGTTGACATTTATAGAGAGCTATATTATAATTGCTATGGCACTAAAGAATAAAGACTATGAAGCTCTAGACTTGCTCCAAGAGGAGTGTGCTGAAGTCATCCAGACGGTATCTAAGATACGTCGGTTCGGACTAGACAGCTATCATCCCGAAGATACTAGCAAGAGGACTAACATCCAGCTTCTAGAAGACGAGATAGGCGACACTCTCTTGATTATAGAGATACTGATCGAGAACGGAGTTATAGACGAAGACGCTATAGCTTCTAGAATCGAGAGTAAGAGAGCTAAGCTGATGAAGTACACCAACCTTTTTAACGAGAGTGAGTAATGGCTAGAGTAGAATATGAGAAGATAGAAGAGCCGCTTAAGATTAAGTTAGAGCTCAACCCCGAAGAGGCGATGCTTATCGCTACGCTGATCTGCAACACTGGAAGTACCTGCGTCGAAGTGCAGCGAATGATCAATAACATCGGTATGGCTCTAGACGCAGGCAGTACTGAAGGATTCAGCTTCAACCACTGCCACGATCTTATGGCCGAAAGAACTGCCGAAATAAGTAAGACGCTCTACGAGAGCCCAGCTTATAGAGATGGAGTGAAGGCTTTCACGAGGTACTCCAATGCTTAATCGGAGTGTCGAGTTATGATTCCACCAGTCAAGTGGCGCGAAGTAAAGAACGCTAACGCGCGAAATCACATGCTTCTTATCGAGATCGAGCCTGACAGACCTTTCGGCACTCTGGCTCAGGAAGTAGCAGAATGGCAGAGTAAGGCAGTCGTCTGGATCCCAGCGGCCGTAGTCGGTCTGGCTCTTGGAGCTACTGCAGGATGGTTCGCTATCGGACTGTACGGCGCGGTGCTCTTCGGGTTCATCGCTACGGTGGCTCTGGCAGTAATAACGAACAACCTAGTGTCTGGAACTCGCCGCATCGAGTACTGGGGTAGAGCCGTAGACGTAGCGGCGGGCGGAGACATCGACCTACTAGCCAGCCAGCTGAGCGGATACGGTCAGTTTCGCGGAGCCGTTCCTATCGAGACTATCAAGGCAGAAATTATTAGTCGCGAAGAGCGAGCCGTAAAGTGGTTAGCTCGTAACCGCGCCGCTCTAGAACGAGTGTACTCAAGAAGAAACGGAGCTTAATAATGTCTAGTGTAGAGTTTAAGTCGCCTCATCGCGAACCGCAAGACATAGTCATCACGCTGAATCCCCAAGAAGCTGCGTTCCTGGCTATACTTCTAGCTCAGGTAGGTGCTTCAGAGCATCTTATCCAGAATATAATAAGCGACCTTACTATCGAACTTAGCAACGCTTGCGGTAGAGTAGACGAGTACAAAGGAAACGGTTCTGGAGACTGGACTTACGATAAGGCTATACACGTGAGAGACTTAGCTACCAGCGATCGATTCAAGCGCACTGTAAGAGGATTCACCAAGTACTAATGCTAGTTATAAACCTATTCGCACCGCCAGGAAGCGGTAAGTCTACTCTGGCTGCCGGAGTGTTCTACGATCTTAAGAGCCAGGGAGTTAACGCCGAGCTGGCTGGAGAGTTTGCTAAGGACTTAGTCTGGGCCGGAAGACAGAACTGCTTAAGAGACCAGCTGTACGTCTTCGGAAAGCAGCACTACCGCATCCACCGTCTCAAGAACGACGTAGACGTAGTGGTAGTAGACAGTCCCATCCTTCTCGGGCTGGCCTACGCCGAACACTATCCTGACTGCTTCAAGCAGACAGTCAAGTGGGCTTTCGACCAGTACAACAATCTCAACTTCTACGTCAATCGAGTCAAGCCATACAATCCTAAGGGCCGCAACCAGACCGAAGAAGAAAGCGACGCCAAGGGAGTGGAGATTCAGAACCTGCTGTCAGACTATAAGGTAGGACACTATCGAGTTAATGGTAATGACGCTGGTAGGAAGCTTATCGTAGACCTCGCTCTAAAAAAATGTAATTACGCTAATTTTTTTAGTTGACATTTTTCCAAACTATGATATAATGCTCACATAATCAAGAGCAAGTAGTTAGGAACTAAACCTAACCTTGAAAAAATGATTAAGTGCTAAAAAACTTGTTGACATTATCATGAAACGAGTATATATATTAGCACTTAATCATGAAAGAATAATGGCGCGATGGCGGAGTGGCTAACGCACCGGATTGCAACCCCGGCTACACAGGTTCGATTCCTGTTCGCGCCTCCATTCTTATGCGGACGTAATTCAAAGGTAGAATGCCTCGTTGCCAACGAGATCGTTGAGGGTTCGATTCCCTTCGTCCGCTCCAGTGCCCATGTACCCGTCGGGGACGGGAACCGGCTGTCTACCGGTGCAGAAATGCTAGGCGGGTTCGAGTCCCGTCATGGGCGCCACAGTTAGTGGGGGATTAGCTCATTTGGGAGAGCGCCTGCCTTGCAAGCAGGAGGTGACGGGTTCGATCCCCGTATCCTCCACCACGATTTTTTGTTATGTATGGGTGTAGCTCAGAGGTCAGAGCAGCGGTCTCCAAAACCGCGTGTCGGGGGTTCGACTCCCTCCACCCATGCCAGTTAGGAAAAAGAACGTGAGTACTTTCATCGAGAAGGCTACTAGAGCTATCATAGAGTCTTCGCAAGAGTCTTCAGTCTACGTTGGCTGCGACTCTAAGAGATTCAGAAAGTCTGGAAGATGGTATGCCCGTTACGTTACGGTCATTATCGTCCATCGAGACAGTTCGAAGGGCTGCGTTCTTTTCCACGAATCAAACGTGTTAGAGGATTACAGTACTATCAAGAATCCGAAGATGCGTCTGATAAATGAGGTTATGTTCGCTGTGAACGCTGCTCACGAGATTATGCCGTACGTCGGCAATCGAAAGTTCGAGCTCCACATCGACGTTAACCCCAACCCGAAGTACAAGTCTAATCCTGCCGTTAAGGAAGCTTTAGGCTACGTAATGGGAACGCTTGGTATCGAGGCTAAGATCAAGCCGCACGCATTCGCAGCAATGCACGCAGCAGACCACTTAGTGAGACTAGGCGGATGAATATAGTTGGTGCTGTAGCTCAGCAGGTAGAGCAGAGGTCTGAAAAACCTCGTGTCGGCGGTTCGATCCCGTCCAGCACCACCAGTTCTTTGACATCGTTAAACGATAATTTTCGCCAGGACTACTCCCGAGTAGACTTAGGGACTGGCTGAGTGAGATATAGTCTACGTAGACTCACTCCAAGTTTTTATAAGCCCCCGTACACCCTCTGGCTACGAACCAGTTGAAAGGTTAACCGGATCACATGCAGGTTCGAATCCTGTCGGGGGCTCCATATCTAGGTGTAGCTCAGTCGGGTCAGAGCACCTGCTTTGGGAGCAGGGGGCCGGGGGTTCGAATCCCTCTACCTAGACCATTAGTGCCGGTGTCGACTTCTGGAGAGGCCGCCTGCTTTACACGCAGTTTAAGGTGGGTTCGATTCCCACCACCGGTACCACAAACTATATTCTCTAGGAGCCTGACTGGTACAGGCACCTGACTGTTAATCAGGCCGTTACAGGTTCGAGTCCTGTCTAGAGAGCCAACTTCAAATGAGAGATATTATGGCACGTAAGAAGAAAGTTGTTGCTGAAACTGAAGTACAGGCCGCGTCTAACCCAGTTGGGCCCGCTGCGGAATCTACTGAAGAAGTAGCTATCGTCGGTCTCGCTAATCTTAACGAGACTACCAACACTATCGAGGAACTTCCTCCGGTAGACGCATACCCTCAGCCACTCGAGTTTCCTCCGTTCAACGAGCGTAGAGGAATCGACTGGAGCACTATTCTTCCTATCGTTGGAACGGTAATCGTTCTTATCCTGATCTTCTCGATCTTCTAACACCACGCACGGTTCGTCTAGTGGTAAGGCAGCCGCCTGATTAGCGGCCGACGGGAGTTCGATTCTCCCACCGTGTTCCAGTTTCAGTACCGACGAATCTAAGCAGCTGATTAAATTCGAGCCCCGGCCAGGGCGCGGCTTAGGCAGTCATCCCTACTGTCCGGCGCTTCAAATAGGACGATAAAGATACTCGATGTTGTGGCGAGTGTCGGTACTGATTTCGATTAAAAAGCCATTGACATTTTTACTCTTCTTGATTATTATATAAGAATGGAGAGTAGCTCAGTGGTAGAGCATTCTGATCGCATCGACGCGTCGGCTGGTACCCATCCGCGTCTGCTTTCAGTCCTGTCGTAGGGTTCGATTCCCTTCCTCTCCTTAGGCCGCTCGTCTAATAGAGGACACTCGGATTTCAGCCGAGAAGAGTCTGAGAATCGAATCTCAGGCGGCCTACTAACTTCTACATCGGGAATGCTGCATGAAACTCTATGAGCCGTACGTATACTTCAAGTGGTCGCTCATAATGGTTCTAGCATCTATGATACCTAGCGAAGCTTTAAGTTCTGGTGCCATGGCGCTCTTAGCGTTCGGCATCGTTCTAGAGATCATCAATAGAAATACTGCCCCTTCCTCTAACGGCAAGAGCGCGGACTCTGAATCCGTCAATTAAGGTTCGAATCCTTAAGGGGCATCCACAAACAAGGGAGGTCTATATGAACATACTCACCTAAAGTAGAGGAAGTTCATATGAATAAAGACACCAAGAGAGCACTTCGTCGCCATCATCTGGCTAGAATGAAGAAGAAGGCCGAGAGGGTTTACTACTATCTCCCTCGCAAGAACGCCCGAAAGCTCGCTAACCATCTTCAATGCTGCAGCTGCTGGGCTTGCGGCAATCAGCGCCGCTATTTTGGCCGACCACTCAAGGAGGAAGATATGGTTAAGAGGTTCAAGGACTTTGTCGAGTCCAAGTGCGATCACGAATATCACGAAGCAGTAGACGACGACGGTAATCTCGTAGAGCCGGCTCACGACGTCTGCATTCACTGCGGTGACGTGAAGCAGTAAGAATTAAGGAAGCGTGGCCGAGTCTGGTTTAAGGCAGCGGTCTTGAAAACCGCCGAACGTGACGAGCGTTCCCTGGGTTCGAATCCCAGCGCTTCCGCCAAAAAGTGATTGACAATTTTCTATAGCGTGTTATAATATTCACATGCCAAAGAGAAAAGTTACAAAAGCAGACCGCTTCATGCAGGACTTCCTCGAGTACAACAAGCGCCAGAAGCGCTTCGGTCTCGATGAGATTACTCTGAAGCAGTATGTAGCTAAGCGCGCTGGCAAGTCTAGGTACAAGCCTAGAGTCGTTAGTAGTCCTCTCGACGCTAAGTCTCTCAGGCGAGAGACACCTAAGGTAGAGTCTGGAGCCGGCATCGGTTCGGCAATACCTAAGAAGTCCGAGAACAAGTACACAGGCGACAAGCTCATGGGTATCGCTACCATGCACAAGTCCAACATGGTTCCTGTCTTCAAGCAGGAAGACGCCGAGGACATCGCTAAGATGCGAAGAAATTAAGGAAGGCTGGCCGAGCGGTCTAAGGCATCTGTCTAGAAAACAGACGAACGCGACGAGTGTTCCATGGGTTCGAATCCCATGCCTTCCTCCACAGTTAAGGAATTAAACATGAATCCGATTGGAACCGGTCACACTATAGGTTAGGTAACCTATGGAGATGACCAATGCAATACCTCTATCCCGTCAACGCCGTCCATAAGGACGGTAAGACTGTCGTGCTTCTCTACAACGAGAGCGCGGTCAAGAGCTTCTGTAGAAGCAACAGAGTCGGTACTTACCGTAAGAGTACCACTAGAAAGTACAACTACCTCGTCAAGTCTTACGAGTACGTCGAAGTCGTAAACGACTGGATTCTCCGCGACGATCGCGGACGTATGGTCGACATTACTGCTTTCGAGTACAAGTACTCTCGCTACAACAAACCTTCTCGAAAGAAGAAGCGTCAGAACCGCGATCTTCGCGGCTGCACTATTCCCTACACTCGCTGCTGTAAAGCTGGTTGGAAGCAGAACGCTCCCGCCAAGAAGAACAGCGGTAACGGTAAGCGCGCTAGAGACTGGGCTGCGGCTCAGGCTGACGAAAAAGAATACGGAATCAAGTCGCGTCGCCTCTGGTACGCGAATCCTTGGTTTCACTGATTTGCCTGTCTCAGGTTGAGCGTGCGGCTCTCATAAGGCTGCGTCGGGGAGTTCGAGTCTCCTAACAGGTACCAAAGATTGGACCATTAGCTCAGTAGGTTTAGAGCAGCGGGCTTTTAATCCGCGTGTCCTGGGTTCGAGCCCCAGATGGTCCTCCAAGCTGCGGGGAGAGTGTTGGATCTCCGGGAGTCTCATAAGCTACCCTTACGGCCGTTCGATTCGGCCCTCCGCTACCACAATGGATCGGTCTTATGGAAGAAGATGAGTTCGAATATAAGATGTCAATCTTCGGTATAGACGGCGTAGAGCGTAAGATCTACAAGCATAAGACCGATCCATACGAATTTAGAGTAGGACTTCCAGGATTTAGCAGCTGGAACGAGTACTTTCAAGACATGATCGACAAAGGACAGGTCGGTAAGAAGTAATGGAGCGTGGGCAGGATGGTAATGCAGCGCACTGCTAATGCGTACAACCTTAACGGGTTGACCGGGTTCGACTCCCGGACGCTCCGCCAAAATTCGTAGGTTGAGAATACAGTAACGTCTGGCATGGTAGAAAGTATTCTTCGCGCACAGAGACCTACTTTTGTAGAATAAAAGTAATTGACATTTTATTCTAGCTGGATTATAAGCTTATCATATTCCAGTGGGGGTATGGCGGAATGGTAGACGTATGGGTCTTAAAAACCTTTGAGTTATGCTCGTGCCGGTTCGAGTCCGGCTACCCCTACCACGAATCGCACCATTAGCTCAGCGGTTAGAGCTGGCCGCTCATAACGGCTAGGTCGGGGGTTCGAATCCCTCATGGTGCTCCAATTTTAGAGTTTTAGAGTTTTGCAGTCGTTAGCGTCCTTATGCCGTAGGGGAAGTATGTCGTAGTTGACAATCACGAGGCTAAATTCCTGCACCTAGCGCTGGGTGACAAATACAGGAAACGCAATCCCTCGGCTGCAAATAGAATTTATGGTGGCATAACGCAACGTGGATAGCGGCTCGGTTGTGGTCCGAGTGTTAATGAGTTCGAATCTCATATGTCACACCACCTTATAGTGCGCCTGTAGCTCAGTTGGATAGAGTACGAGTCTTCTAAACTTGGTGTCGGGGGTTCGAGTCCCTCCAGGCGCGCCACTACTTAATGCTCCCTTAGCTTAACGGTAAAGCAGCGGACTTATATCCCGTAGCGCCAGATTAGCGGCTTATGCAGGTTCGACTCCTGCAGGGAGTACCATTTTTAGTTCAGTGTCCGTCGCGACTTATAAATAGATTGCAATACGTTGCTATACTATAATACATCGCATATAAAACATACGGAGAAATACGATGAAGAACTATATTGGAATATCGCGCGATCACTCGGGCTCTATGAGGTGCATCGCTCACGTAGCCGCTAAGGACTACAACTCGAAAATCGAGTCAATCAAGAAAGCTTCGAACACCAACAGCCAGGATACTATCGTCTCGGTTGTCGAGTGTGGTCACGGCCGAACAGCTTCGGTCAAGCGAGTCATAACCAACTCGAACGTCAACACTCTCACGCCGATCACCAGCTACGTCTGTGACGGACCAGGGACTCCGCTCTTCGACTCCGTTGGAGATCTTATCGAGCAGTTCGAGTCTGTCCCCGACTACGACGACGCTTCAGTCTCGTTCCTCGTGATGGCTATCACCGACGGTTACGAGAACTACTCGCAGAAATACGACGCCACGAAGCTGGCCAAGAAGATCAGAGAGCTTACAGCTACTGATCGCTGGACTTTCGTATTCCGCGTTCCTCGCGGTCACGCCGGCTCACTCGCTCGCTTAGGCATCCCTTCTGGAAACATCTTAGAGTGGGACCAGACCGAGAGAGGTGTTGCTGTTGCAGCACAGCGCGACGAAGAAGCGTTCACTGAGTACTTCACTCAACGCTCTAGCGGTATGAAGTCTACCGGCAAGTTCTACGCCGACCTTTCTAACATCTCTGAAAAAGAGATCAAGGAAGCTCTGGTCGACGTATCTAACAAGGTAACGATCTGGCCTGTAGCTTCTAACGAGAACGACACTCAAATCAAGCCCTTCATCGAGAAGAGACTTGGTCGTGAGATGGTTAAGGGTGCTGGCTTCTACCAGCTGACCAAGACCGAACCTGTAGTTCAGGACTACAAGAAGATTCTCATTCGAGACAAGTCTTCACAGGCAGTCTACGAAGGTGCTGCTGCTCGACAGATGCTCGGTCTTCCGACTTACGGAAACATCAGACTGGCGCCTGGAAGTCACGGCAACTACGACATCTTTATCCAGTCGACTTCGGTAAATCGAAAGCTCAAGGCTGGAACGAGTCTGGTCTACTACGAAAACTAATACGTTGGTGGGTAGGCGAAACCTACCCACCTCTAATGCCCGTTGCGCTACCTGGTAAGGCGGCTCGGCTTTGACCCGAGTGCGTGTGGGTTCGAGTCCCACGCGGGCATCCACTGGAGATATATCATGGAATTTCTTGCTTTCCTTCCCATCGTGCTGATGGCTCTTGTTCTAGTTGTGTCGCCATACTGGTTGTCTGACTACGTTAACATGCTCGTCAAGACGACGTTCATGGGATACAAGCGAGTTCTGCTATACGACGGCGAGTATGACTGGAGCGAAGACTTCCATACTGTCATTCGAGCAGACCTTCCTCCAGAACATCAGAGACCTTTTCGATACAACTGCACGAAAGTCGGTACGGTGAGACTTCGCGCTGACGGTACTGCAGAGTATTGTGGTAGATATCGCTGGAAATTCGATTAAAAACTTTGCGCCACTCAAAAATACTTGTTTACTTTTGTTTCCAAACATGTTATAAAGCTAAGGTATCCTAATAAGGAGGCCTTACTTGAAAAAGGTAAACGAAGATACCTTCGATGCTTCGATGCTTCAAGGTATCGAAAAGATGGACTTAAGTGAGGCTAGACTCACATGCAAGGACATTATTACGAGTACTTCTACTCGAGACAAGAAGAAGAACGCTCTTCTTCGAGATATCGATTCAGCTCCTAGCAGTCGAGAGATTTCCCGCATCATGTGGAACGTCTATCTTGCTGGCGAGGGACTCTACACTACTGGTTCCGCTTGGCAGAAGAGGTTCTAATGAGAGCACTTACTGAAGAAGACACAGACGTAGCAGAACTTATCGATATCGACGAGTTTGTCGGTATGGTAGTGGAAGGAGAGATAGACGATTCCGATGGAATGGCTCAGCTGGTGTATGAAGAGGACACTCTCGACACCACCGAGTTCAGTCCTTCAGACGTAGCCTTCTATATGGACGTTCCAGAAGACGTAACACATATCCTCTGGTTCAAATCGTAATGAAAGAGAAGTGAGTATGACAAAGACTATTACTGAAGCTGTGGCAACCAAGATCGCCGAAATCTCGCCGGCGGTTAACGATAAAGTAATCGACGCTCTCGTCAATCGGGAACTCGAAAAGCGCAGCGAGGCTATTCTCAACGGCCTCGACAAGCTCTCGGCACTCAAGAAGGATCTGCAAAAGATTCGTCCTGATGTCGGTGGATACTTCGACGAGGACGGTAACGAGACCAAGCCTACGCAGTACAGCAAGGCCAAGTTCGAAGAGCGCAAGAAGCTCCTCGAGCAGATCACCAAGATCGAGTCGGCCTTGGATAAGGCTATCGACAAGGGTGACATGTCCAAGCTCTACGAGCTGAAGTAACATGAACACTAAGGAGATGCTCGAAGAGGTCGATCGGAGAGTCTCTGAAAACTTTTTAGAGCATCTCCTTCCAGCCGCGATAAATAGGCACGTATTACAGTCTAGGAAGAATCACCGCGAGTGTGACTGCTCCTACTGCAATACGAAGAAAGAAGCTAGCTACTTCATCGGCAACGTGTCTTATCCTAAAGACTACGTTCTGACCGATGAAGACAGAGTCTCTCTAGAACAGATTAGTGCGTATCCTACTTACTACCTCGAGTATAAGCCGGACGTATACTATCTGAAGAAGATGAGACGAGCTAAGCTCAGACAATTTTATAGAGCGAAGCTAAAAGCTCTAAAAGAATAACGGACGTGTAGCTCAGTAGGTAGAGCAGGAGACTCTTAATCTTCGTGTCGTGGGTTCGAACCCCACCTCGTCCTCCAAGGTTTACGGTATGATTTGTATAGATTGTGATAGAGAAGCTGAATACGTAAGACATACTCAGTTTGCAGGTTCTCATCCTCTATGCGAAGAGCATGCCAAAGAAGATAAAAGCTTTCTCAGTAACGATAGCTATACGTGCTGGGAAGTCATTAATGGGTAGTACGCCTGAGTGGACGGGCACCAGTCTGTAAAACTGGCCTGCGGTTGCAGATGATAGGTTCGAACCCTATACTACCCACCATGGCCCCATCCTCTATGGGTTAAGAGATCGGCCTCTCACGCCGACAAAACGGGTTCAAGTCCCGTTGGGGCTACCACGGAGTTTTTAATTATGCAATACGTGATCGCACTCATAATTGTTTTAGTCTTCAGCTTGCTGTTGGCACTACCCACGATGCTTCTCTGGAACGCTTGCCTCGTCCCTGCAGTATCGATTCTGAGCACGGTAACGTGGCTTCAGGCTTGGGGTATTAACATCCTCTGTTCGCTGCTGTTTAACTTCAACGTCAGCTCGAACAACAATTAAAGTTAATGCCGGTGTGGCGGATTTGGCAGACGCGCTAGGTTTAGGTCCTAGTGGGACGGAAGTCCCGGGCAGGTTCGACCCCTGTCACCGGTACCATCATATTGCTCTCGTGGCGAAACTGGTAAACGCAGTAGCTTGAGGGGTTATAGGCATTGATTTGTCTTCCGGGTTCGAGTCCCGGCGAGAGCACCAGAGTTTAGATTAGTTACAGCAATTCATTACGCTACCAATTTGCATTTGACCTAGCGGACAAAGACTAATCTGTATGATTAAGAAGATGTGGACTATACTAGTTCCCACTCAGAGGAACGATGGAAGACCGATAAAGACTAGATTCCACCGCGTCTGGGACGCGAAGATAAAGTCTATCACCGGAGGTCTTACTATCCAGCCGCCGAACAAGGGTAAGTGGCTAGCTCCTAACGGCGACATATATGACGAGAGAATGATTCCAGTCATGTTCGTCGCGACCGAAGAAGAGTGCGATAGAGTCATAGACATAACTTTGGAATACTACGATCAGATAGCTATCTTATGTTGGGAAGTATCTTCTAACGTTAAGATGGTCTATAAGAAATAACGTGCCGTCCTCTAATTGGTCTAAGAGCCCTGACTTTCAATCAGGTTAATGCGGTTTCGAATACCGTCGGCACGACCAGAATTAAGGCTGCATTCAGCAAAAAGTTTTAGCATTTCTTTTGGATAGAAAAACGCAAAAAACGCAGCCTGTATAATTACTAGTATGAAGAAAATACTAGCACCAATCGCAGCTCTCCTCTTAGTTTCATGTAACAGCGGTTCTGCTGATGGATATCAGTTCGAGACTAAAGAATACGAGAAGCTCTCCCCAAATATACAGTTCGTAACTCTAGAGAGCAAGAGAGCTCTCGTCAAAGAGTACGAGAAGTATAATCCTCCTCTTCAAGATAGAGACCTTCAAGCTTTCGCTACTATACAGAGTGACAAGTGCACGATCTACATAGTCGATCCTGATGTGTCCTACGAACCAGAGTGGATAGGTCACGAGGTCGTACACTGTATGTACGGTAGGTTTCATCCAACTCAACCTTAAGAATTCGATATGGCTAACAATTATGGCGTGCATCAGTCCCACTGCTGCTACGTACACGGATGCAAGTACGGTGACAACGACTGCCCAGTAGTTTCTGGCGAGGTTGGTCAGAGTTACACTTGCGAATCCTGCGAATCATACGATCGCAAAGAGAAAAAGTACAAGACGTTCTCTCCAGAAGAACTAGCCAGAGCAGAAGAGTGGTGGTCGAATCTTTCTGACAAGCACAAGATCTGCTACTTCTGGGAAAACAGTATAGACTACAGTGATTAAGTCGATAGTGGTTCTTGTAAGACGGCAATCTTACAATACCATGAAAGACTGAAGCGATCAGCTTTGCCGAGCTGTAAATAGCGCGACCGGACTCTTAATCCGGTAGGTCCCGATTCGCTTAAGGGGATGGCGGGTGCCATCTGGTGTAATAGGTTTTCGACTTATATGCGTCCATAGCTCAGTGGTAGTAGCGCTTCGTTGACATCGAAGAGGTCGTAGGTTCAATCCCTACTGGACGCACCATATAAATACTTCAAACAGTGAGTATGAGAATGTACCCGTTTGAAGTTCTAAATCTGCAAAGCACCGCGACTCTAAGCGAGATAAAGTCAGCTTATCGAAAGCTCGCGAAGCAGTATCATCCAGACATCAACAGCGATCCTGAAGCTCTCGAGAAGTTTAAGCGCATAACTCGCGCTTACGAGGACGCTAAGCTTATCGTCAGTTTACCACATGTAAGACATGCCAACACGGCACAGACAAGTCCGAAGCCAGCTCCGAAGAAGAAGAAGTCTGACATATACGAAGACTACTACTTCACTCTTAACGAGAACGGTAACAGTACTACGTGTCGAGTTTACACCGACGTTATAGAACCTAAGACCAGATTTAACTTCATGGTCAACATTAGAAATAGCGTCATGATGTTCAACGTCATCACTGACAGAAAATTAAACACTCCGTTTACGATAAACACGAACGGATACACTATCAATATAGTTAATGCTCCTGTAGTTTAATGGCTAAAACAGATCCTTGGTACGGATCAGCCGAGGGTTCGATTCCCTCCTGGAGCACCACGCCGCTATAGCTCAGTCGGGAGAGCGCTCGTTTCGTACTCGAGAGGCCAGGGGTTCGACTCCTCTTAGCGGCACCATCAACATACATTATGGATACACAATGGGTAACTTAGCACCAGGAAATTATCGTCTAACGAATAGCACTAGAGAGCGCATCGCTAAAGATATTCTTCTCTATAAGTTTGAGAGCACCAACATCGCGGAACTTAAGAAAGATCACGCTTCCATCGCTCTCGCGGTATACAATAGCATCTATACCGAGAAGGAAAGAGAGCAAATAGACGCTCTTCCTGACGGCTGGCTGCCGATGACTGAAAGAATCAATATAAGTTACGGTTATAGCGACTACACCAGTCTAAACTTCAACGGCTCTATCTACAACCATATCGGATACAGAGTAACATCTCTCGTCGGACATAAGATGTTTAGTGTAGAAGAGACCGTTCAGCGTCGAATGCTAGAAAAGTTTAACAGATCAACTATCCTGATCAAAGACACAGATCTGTCTAACCGAATCACCAACCACGTTAACAAGATCAACACGACTTCGAGCGAAGTTACTACTCTCTATCGTAAGATTACCGCTGCACTAAGCAGCGTAACGACTACTAAGAAGCTAGTCGAAGTATGGCCAGAGAGCAAGCCTTTCGTCACTAAGGTGTTTGGCGACTCTACGGCTAAGATTCCTTCTAAGGAACTATCGATTCCAGTAGCAGAACTTAACGAAGCTCTAGGACTTCCAGTACCTTGATAGTAAAACTACATCTTAGCGGCAGAGTACGAGATAGAGAGCATAGAGTACATTCGTATGTAAGTGCTCCTCTAGGTCTTAGCCATAAGGAAGTGGCAGAGCGCATTAGCGCATTCTGGATAGCTTTTGAAGACGTTAAGATCTTACAGCTAGAAGGCAAAGGGGCTTAGGCCCCTTTGTTGTATATATAGCTAGAAACTGAGGTTGAAATGGTAACGATTCAAGCACAACGCACTAACGGTCAGTGGTTTAATGTCGCTACATGCAAGAACAGTGAGAGCGTAATTTCTAATCGTCTAAAAGACTTTAGTAGTAAGTACGACCGTGTTCGTGCTATAGACTCTCACGGTCGCCTCATAGACCTAATCTAGTCGCTGTTTCTATCTTCGAGAATCTTCTTTGAAGTCTCGATAGCGAGCTGAATAGCTTGCATGTTATTGTAGCAGACTCTGTTAGCTTTCACTAAATCGTTAATTAGCGCAGCTACTGCAGCGTCGTCTAGTGTTTCTGGATTTGGAAGCTGTATCTTATCGCACTCGTAGTACTTGTTGTCGATCTCGACGACCTTGTACACAGTCTTCGTTAGAACTGGCTCCTCAGTCTTAGGCCCACACGCTACTAGCAGTAGCGACAGCGCTGATACGATCATCATCTTACTCTTCATCTCTTAGCATCCTGATTGTGTTCTTAATTACGTCAGAGCTTTCTCTGTTGCTGGCTTGAGCTTCAGGGCTCTGGATGTATTCCGTTACTTGGCTGTGTCTCTCGACGACTACATTATTACGAGCTTCAGTTTGAGCTAGAATGTTGTTAGTCGCTTCTTGAAGCTGGTTCATCTTATCGATGTAGTCTTCTTTGTCTTTGATGTTCTGAAGAAGCTGCTCGTTGTTGCTCTCTAATATAGCGTTGTTAGTTAGTGCAGCGTTGTAGGAACTAACTGCACGATAACCAATGACCGCAATACCAATAAGAACAGCAGCGACAGCTCCCCACTTTAATATAGTCTTCCAAGGAAGAGCGCCTGCAGCGGCTAGTAGTGGTATTGCCATGACTTACCTCTTGAGCTGGAAGTGAGGACCGTCGATGAAAGCAGAACGACCCATAGCTCTACGTCTGTCGACGTACGCGTTAACCGCAGCTTTAATTCCCGCCGCGTCCTTTGGCAGATCGTCTAGCTCTCTGTCCCAGACGCCACCCCAGATTAGTTCGACGCCTAACTCCTTAGCGGCAATAGCCATAGCCGCCGCCATCGGATATATAACAGGCCACTCCCAACGAGGCTTACCAGCCACGATAGGAACTATGTCCACGGCGTGAGAGTACCCGTCTGGTTGCCTCAAGTGCTTTGAGTTCATTGTCTTTGAAGCACCTTTAGCGACGTACTTTCTTTGTGTTGCTAGAGTTCTAAGACCTTCCAGAACGGTAAAGTCTTGTGATGTAATTTGAATTGCTCTTTCTACAACTCTAACTAAGTCTGGATGAACACCGACAAGTCTAGACTTAGAACGACTTCCTAATACGTAACCCATTTTCAATCTCCAATTATAATGGTTCATCACTATTTAGGCATTGACATTTTTTCAAAATCATGTTATAATGCACAATATCCCAAATGGAGAATAGATGTCTAAATTCTACACTCACGCGCACTTGTACCGTGGGCGCATTCTAGTGCGCGGCCATAAAGACGGTAAGCGCTTTCAGTATCAAGATAACTACGAACCTTATCTCTTCATTCCGGCTAAGCCTGGCCAAGAGACGAAGTTCAAATCGATCTACGGTCATCCTCTAAATCAGATACACTTCAACAGTATTCGTGAGGCGAGAGACTTCGCTAAAGAGTACGAGGGAATCGAGAACTTTAACATCTTCGGTTCTACCGACTTTCTCTACACGTATCTCTACGACAAGTATCGCGGTGACATCAACTTTGACAGTAACGTCATCAACGTCGGATATCTCGATATCGAGACCGACAAGCAGAAGGGTGGCATCAATCCTGCTAATCCGACTGCTCCAATCACTGCAATATCGATTCGACGTCGCAACCAGACAGTGACGCTCGGCTACAAGGACTACACTCCCAAGAGCGAGAGCGTGGTCTATATCAAGTGCAAGGACGAGCACGAACTTCTACTTAAGTTCATCAAGGTCTGGGAAGCATTCGATCTCGACGTAATCAGCGGATGGAACGTCGAGTTCTTCGATATTCCATACATCGTAAATCGCATTACCATGCTACTCGGCCAAGACGCGGCTGCAAGACTCTCTCCTTGGAAGATGATGCAGGAGCATGAGATCGTAATCCGTGGTAAGTCTAATCAGACGTACGTTCCACTCGGCATTACGATTCTAGACTACCAACACCTCTACAAGAAGTTCAGCTTCTCTAACTCTGAAGACTGGAAGCTCAACACGATCGCTCACAAGGAGCTAGGTGAGAAGAAGGTAGACTACTCAGAGTTCGAGGACATCTTCGAGCTGTACGAGAAAGACTTCGTTAAGTTCATCGACTATAACATCCATGACGTCGATCTAGTCTACAAGCTCGAAGAGAAGTGTAAGTTCATCGAACTAGTCTTCTACCTAGCGTACGATGCTAAGGTAAACTATAACGATACTCTCGCGACAGTTAAGCCGTGGGACGTCATCATTCATAACGAGCTCATGAACGATAAGATCTGCGTTCCTCCTAAAGAGGTTAAGCATATGGATCGAGAACTCGTCGGTGGCTACGTTAAGGAAGTCAAGCCTGGCATGTACAACTGGGTGCTGTCATTCGACTTCGACTCGCTGTATCCTCACATCATCATGCTTCTCAATATCGGGCCAGACACTATTGCCGGAAAGGGATGGAGCCCGGGCTGGACCGTGGCCTCTGCCTTGGCGACGGGCTTTAGCCATGTAGACCTACCTAACAAGGGGGACTATGCACTCGGCGCTAATCTGACTCAATTTAGAAAAGATCGCCAGAGCATCCTGTCGAAGCTCATGGAGAGTAAGTATAAGGATCGTAAGGAGTTCAAGGACAAGGCTAAAGAGTACAAGAAGCTAGCCTCAAAAGAGAACGACCCCGTAAAGAAGCAGCAGTACGATAATCTGTACGCTAAGTTCGACGGTCTTCAGATGGCTCGAAAGATTCAGCTGAACTCAGCCTATGGTGCTGTAAGTAACCTATGGTTCAGGTGGTTCGATCTCGACTGCGCTGAAGCTATCACTATGACTGGTCAGCTCGCTACTCGTACGGTCGAGAGAGCTCTCAACAGATACCTTAACGGTCTTCTAAAGACTGACAAAGACTACGTGATCGCTTGCGATACAGACTCGGTCTATCTCACCGTCGACGATCTCGTCAAGAAGGTCTTCCCTAACGGCGGCGATCCGGAAAAGATCACTGACTTTGTTGATAAGGTAGCCAAGGAGAAGCTGCAGCAAGTCATTAACGACGCGTGCGAAGACCTCTACACTCAGCTTAACGTCTACAGTAAAGCGCTTAAGATGAAGCGCGAGACTATTGCCGACAAGGGAATGTGGGTAGCAGCTAAGAACTACATGCTGAATGCTCGAGACATCGAAGGATTCAGACCAGAAGAGCCAGAGCTTAAAGTCGTTGGTATTAAAGCCGTGATGCCTTCGACTCCTGCTGTAGTTCGCGAGGCTATGAAGGAGACCTTCAAGATCATGATGAACGATGGCGAAGAGAAGCTTCATAAGTTTATCGCCGACTTCCGAGAAGAGTTCGATCAATACTCGTTCGAAAAGATCGCGATGCCTAGAGGTGTCAACAACTTAGAGAAGTATGCCGACGCTGCTAATCTGTGCAAGCCAGCGACTCCAATTCACGCTAGAGCTTCTCTAGTCTACAACAAGCTCGTGAAGGACCTCGGCTTAGAAGACACTTACGAATACATCTACAGCGGCGACAAAGTTAAGTTCGGCTATCTCAAGATTCCGAACCACAGCAAACAAGACGTGATCGCTATCACGTCGGCACTTCCTAAAGAGTTCGGTCTAGACAGACACGTCGACTACAATCGACAGTTCTCAAAGACCTACCTCGACCCTCTTAACGATATTCTCTCGGTGATCGGTTGGTCTACCGAAAAGAAAGCAACACTGGATAGTTTCTTTTGATGATTAAATACGACGCAATAATACGTGACTATAGCGTACTAGAACTAGGACCACGCCATAAGGTGATTATTGGTAAGATCTACGATGACAGTAAGTCTAGGTTTAACGATGGTGATGTCATTAAGACTTCTGTAGCTATTGATCTTAATGAAGAAGATGGTTACGTTCGTACGCGTAACACTATGTACAAGCTTGAGAATAAGGCAGCGTGACAGCATAATTAGTTGACATTTTAGTCAAACTATGTTATATTGCCACACACTGTCATAAGGAAACATACATGTCAGATCTACGTTCTAGACTCATTAAAAACTCTACTATCAAAGCTACTTCCGTACTCAGCGAGTCGGAAATCTACAACAACAAAGACGTTGTCCAGACTCGAGTCCCGATGATTAACGTCGCTTTCAGTGGTCTCGCTGACGGTGGTATTACTTCTGGTCTTACCATCTTTGCTGGTCCGTCTAAGCACTTTAAGACTGGCTTTACGCTACTTGCCGCTTCGGCATTCCTCGAGAAGTATAGCGACGGCATCATTCTGTTCTACGACTCTGAGTTTGGCTCACCGGACTCTTACTTCGCTTCTCTTAACGTCGATCCAGAGAAGGTCGTACACACTCCAATCACCAACATCGAAGAGCTAAAGTTCGACATTATGCAGCAGCTAGATCAGCTGCAGCGTAAGGACCACGTTCTTATCATGATCGACTCTGTCGGTAACCTAGCTTCTAAGAAGGAAGTTGAAGACGCTATCGACGGTAAGTCTGTCGCGGACATGACCAGAGCTAGACAGCTTAAGTCGCTGTTCCGTATGGTCACACCACATCTCACTCTTAAGAACATTCCGATGATCGTGGTCAACCACACTTATCAGACTCAGGAAATGTTCTCCAAGGCCGTAGTCTCTGGCGGTACTGGCATCTACTACTCGGCAGATAACATCTTCATTATCGGTCGTAGACAGGATAAGGCTGGAACAGAAATCCAAGGTTACGAATTCATCCTTAACGTCGAGAAGTCACGCTACGTTAAGGAGAAGGCCAAGATTCCTATCCACGTTCTCTATAACGGCGGCATTAACAAGTGGTCTGGCTTCCTCGAGAACGCGCTCGAAGGCGGATACGTAGCTAAGCCAAAGGCGGGCTGGTATCAGATCGTAGATCGCTCTACTGGAGAGCTGATCGGTAAGAGCTACCGTGAAGCCGAGATAGCTACATCCAACGAAGTATGGGGTAAGATCCTTCTCGACACCGACTTCGCCAAGTACCTCGAGACAAAGTATCGTCTGCCACAGGCTAAGCTTCTAGCCGACGAAGAACTAGATCTATCAGGTGTTCTTGCCGACGAGGAAGTCGAGAGCATGACCGGCTCGTCCTCGCACGAATACTGGCCAGGCGGCCCAGACTCTATGGGTGGTGTCCTAGCTAGAAGAGACGAAGCTTAATACTCCTTTACTTTTGTTCCATATCATGTTATAATGCAAGTCTAAGGAATATAAAAGTAAATGAATTTCGAACAAGTACTACTAAACAATCTAGTTCATAACGAAGACTTTACTCGCAAGACTCTCCCCTTCATTAAGAGCGACTACTTTCACGATAAGTCTGAAAGAGTCGTGTTCGAGATCATTGACGAGTACTACACCAAGTTTAATAGTGCTCCGACGAAGTCATCGCTACTCGTCGAGCTGGGCAACAAGGATAACCTGAACGAACAGGACTTCGGCTCAGCTCGACAAGTAGTCGAGTACATGACCAAGGAGAACGTCGACTCAGAAGAATGGCTTCTCCAGACTACCGAAAAGTTCTGTCAAGAGAAAGCTCTATTTAACGCTGTCAGGAAGGCCATCCACATCATGGACGACCCCGAGAGCAGCGAGGGCACGGGAACTCTTCCTCAACTCTTTACGGACGCTCTTTCGGTCGGATTCGATACTAACATCGGTCACGAGTATCTCGAAAACTTCGAAGAGCGCTTTGAGAACTACCGTAAGAAGATCAGCAAGATACCTTTCGCTATCGAGCTACTCAATAACATCACTAAGGGCGGCCTCGCCAACAAGACTCTAAACATAATCATGGCCGGCACTAACGTCGGTAAGTCTCTGATTATGTGCGACTGGGCTGCATCTCATCTTACGATGGGATATAACGTCCTGTACGTTACTCTTGAAATGTCAGAAGAAGAAGTATCTAGACGTATCGATGGTAACCTACTCGACATCGCTCTTGACGACCTCGAGACTATTGACGTGTCTGTTCTCAAGAAGAGAGCAGACAAGGTCAAGGCCAAGGCCAAGAGTCGTCTTATCGTTAAAGAGTTCCCGACTGCGTCAGCTCACGCTGGTAACATTCGTCACCTTCTTAACGAACTTCGCATCAAGAAGAACTTCAAGCCCGACATCATCTACGTAGACTATCTTAACATCTGCGCTTCGTCTCGCTTTAAGAATCTTTCGTCCGTTAACTCTTACACACTCGTTAAGTCTATTGCCGAAGAACTTCGTGGCTTGGCTGTAGAGTTTGGAGTTCCTATCGTTTCGGCTACTCAGACTACCAGAAGTGGTTACGCTTCTAGTGATCTGGAGCTCGGCGATACTTCCGAATCTTTCGGTCTACCAGCTACTGCCGACCTCATGCTCGGTGTTATGGAGACTGAAGAACTTGCCGAACTCGGTCAGTATCTGTTCAAGCAACTTAAGAACAGGTACGCCGACAAGAACAAGTGCAAGCGCTTCGTGGTTGGCGTTCATAAGTCTAAGATGAGACTCTACGACGTCGAGCAGAACGCTCAAGAAGATCTTGTAGACGACTCACCAGTCATGGACAGAGGAGACATAGGAAGAAGAACTGCCGAAGAGAACGGATGGAGAAGACCAGAAAACGCATACCCAGGAACAAACAAGTTTACGGACTTTAGATGATCAACTATCTGTACCACTTAACTACGGATCAGATTAAGGACAAGTTCTACATTGTCTGGCCTGACGGTAGCATATGCTTCGGCCCTTATAAGACGAGCGCCGCGGCGAAATCAGAACTAACAAAGATGAGAAAGTCATAATGCATTCAGGCTATATCGTAAAAATCGACCAGCACTACATCAACGCTCTTAAAGTAGTTCTTCTAGAGCCTGTCGAAACAGAAAATAACAACTACACCAGAGTCTATCTCAGCGGACTCAAGGGAACACTTCTAGTCGCAGTTGACATCGACACCGTGGCTAAGGCCATCAAGGAATCACTCCAGGGTAAGAGTTCGTAATGGGATACAGAGTTCATAAAGAAGCTAAAGACTTTAAGGTCGTAGAAGTTAACAATGGTGAGGTAAAGACTATAATGTCTAACCTCTCGGAAAAGAAAGCTCGTAAGATGTCTTTCAATCTAAACTACGGCGGTGGATTTGATGGATTCACACCTGACTTTTTTCTTAACCGACTCGCCGAATCTGTATAAATAAGATGTTATTCAGGGAACGCGTTACCGCGCGTTCCCATAACGCGTTAGGGTCTGCAGCCCTAGTGGCAAGTTGCTAATGCAAGCATAAAGGAAATGACGAGGTCGCTCTTAAGAGCAGGTGGTGGTTCCTCTCGTCCGCGTTAATAACATTGGAGGGTACTCTCGACGGAGGGTCCCTCCATTTTTGTAACAAACATAGATATGAGCAAAGCTTCAGATAAACACGAACGCATTATCGCCGAGCATCTAGACTCGATGCACCACGTTAGTGCAGTAAGACCTAAGGTCGGAACTGACTATTCTGACGTGCTAGTCAATTTTAATAACAGGTCTAGTTGGCTAGAAGTGAAGATGAACCATTCAGATAACCTTGCTAATCCAAGGGTTTACTTTCACGAGAAAGCATGGAAAACAAGGTATAGCACTCCTATTGCGGGTAACATTGTCCAAGAATTAAATAAGTCGCAAGTTTCTCTAGAGTTTGTTTACTCAATCTCAGACTATTGCGGTCTAGCCTTCGAGACGATATACATACCAACAAATCGCGGTGAGATGGACACGGATAATGCCGTTCCACGCGACGTCATGCGCAAGTTCTGTCGAGAGAACGGAGCGTACATTCTAGATCACAAGGACTACGATCTAAGCGATCTGGTCACGATGCACTACACTCAAGGTAAGACCGAGCCAGCTTACTACATGCAGGCAGGCGACGACTTCTTCATGATATCGAACACCAATCCACTGGGACTGTCTAGCGAGATTCCTCAGCTTACTGGCACAGGTAAGTTTCGAGTTCGTGTGTCGAACAGAAGTAGATTCTACGAAGTTCAAGCCGAACTAAAGCTTACGTCAGTAGCCAATAGCGCATTTTCAGTTTTGCCAAATACTAAGAAGCGTAATCCATTTTTATAGTTTACACGCCGGCTTAACTTGTATATAATGCCTCTGGGCTTTGAAGGTATAGTATCTATGTTAATAAAGCATCTTGAACACGTAGACGATTACGTCTACACCGGACACATCTATCAGAGCATAGACGTCCTAGAGTCTCTTAAGGACGCGCTTTCGGGTAAGCCGCAAAAGTATCTTAAGGTTAGCGTCAAGTACGACGGTGCTCCGGCTATTGTCTTTGGAGTCAATCCTGAGAACGGCAAGTTCTTCGTCGGCACTAAGTCGGTCTTCAATAAGCTGAGACCCATCATCTGCTACGACGAGAACGACGTGCAGAAGTACTACGGCGACAGAGAAGACTACGCCATTAAGCTTTGGTTGGCCATCGGCATAATCAAGCGAGACTTCGACAAGGGACTAATTCCGCCAGGAGTCTATCAGGGCGACTTCATGTATCATCCTGACCTGATGGTCAACGTCGGAAGCATGATACTGTTCACGCCTAACACGATCACTTACGGCGCAGTGAAGGGGACTGAGCAGTACGAAGCGCTGTGTCGCTCTACTATCGGTATAGCTCTTCACACTCAGTACTACGGCCCGGTTCTTCGAGAGATGAAGTCTATCGGAAGTCCCGACGTGAGTCAGTTCAAGTCGACAGAAGTGTACTGGATCGATACCGCATACGACGTGTCGAAGTTCGCACTTAATCCAGCTCAGCACAGCGTCATCAGCAGCTGCTTGGTCGGCGCCGAGAAGATGCAGAAAGTTCTGGAAGCGCCGATACTCAACTCTCACTGCGCTCTTCTAAAGCAGTTCACCAACTACTGCATTCGCATCGGCGAGCACAATCCCAACACCACCATGTACAGGCGCTTCGTCGAGATAAAGGGCGAGGAGGATCAGATCAGGTCGTCCGAGACTCTCACTATCAAGTACGCTCTTCAGAGCAGGTACACTCTAGACTACGTCAAGCGCACCATGATGATGGTGATGAACGACGGTCTTCCGTTCTACCACGAGTGCTCGGGAGACACCACTGCTGGCGAGGGTTACGTCGTGACCTATCACGGCATTCCGACCAAACTAGTCGACCGAATGGAGTTCAGTCGGCGCAACTTTCACAACATGAGATTCGTATGTCAACGGTAACTATTAGCTTAAGCGAGTATGAAGAACTTCTAGAGTCGGCCGCGTGGCTCGGTGCTCTGGAGCATGCCGGAGTCGACAACTGGGAGGGTTACGACGAGGCCGTGTCTATCTACGAGCAGATGAACGAAGTTAAGACACCTCACCTCACGGTAGTAAAATGACTCACGTAGCCATCACGTACGCTAGAATGAATCCTCCTACACTCGGCCACGAGCGCCTAGTTCAGGTCATGGCGAAGACTTTCTGGTGTAACGACAAGTTTGTCTTCCTTTCGGCTAGCGAGGGCGACAAGAAGAATCCTCTGTCGTTTGACTACAAGCTGAAGCTCTGTAAGGAAGCGTTCAACAGCGTCGACGTGATGGTCATGGAGCAGCCGAAGAAGGACTTCTTCGACGCCGTGAAGTCAGTCTACGATCACGGATACTACCAGCTTACTGTCGTAGTTGGATCGGACAGAGCCGAAGAACTTCGTAAACGCCTAAATATGTACAATGGACCAGGTAAGTTGTACAATTTTTACTCGATAGAAGTGCTGGAAGTTCCGCGAGGTGAGAAGAACATCATCTCAAACATATCTGCTACGCAGCTTAGAGACGCGGCAGTAAAGAACGACTTAGAACTTTTCGAGGCATTCTTACCTATTAAACTGCGGCACCGCGCCGAAGATATTTTTAGGGAAGTTCGTAACGGATGTCTAAGCTTAGAAAATACGTAGCAGAGTCAGTTCTTCTACTCGAATACGACAGAGATAAGACGATCCAGAGACACGGGTCGTCGGTATACGATCGCGCTATCCACGTCGCACACAATGACGAGAACGCTCACCCAGTAGAAGTCAACGCCGGCGTTCACCACTCTAGAAACCAGAGCCACAAGGGTATGGCCGTGGTGATGGATCACATCGAGAAGACCGATCCTACTCCAAACAAGCAGTACGTTCAGCACGTAGCCAGAATGTACGGCAAGGGTGGCGTCAAGATGGAAGACATGCACTCTCGCATGACTCCGGCGCTAGAGAAGTTTCACGATCTTTCTAGACGTAAGATCATACCTGCCGAGCACAGAGACCTCGGTCGATACAAGACTCTGTCTGATCTCGAAGACGTAGTAGAGAAGCACGCTGGCAGCCTGAGTGGTAAGGAAGAGAACAGACAGCTTCACGACAAGATGAAGAGTCCCGAGCACTCTTCGAGTGAAGACTACCACACGTTCACTAAGGTAACGCCCAAAACTCAAGAAGCTTCTTGCCACTTTGGCAAGGGCACTCGCTGGTGCACGGCTGCAGACAATAACAACATGTTCCCGGCGTACAATAAGCTCGGGCCAATGCACATCTACACGCCAAAGACTCCGGCATATCCTGGCGAGAAGTACCAGTACCACTACGGTACTAACTCTCTTATGAACGAGAAGGATCACGAGGTCTCTATTAGAGACGTAGCTCGCGCGCATCCTGAGATGGGTAACAACATAGCACTATACAAGCAGCACGCAGACAGCGCTATGAGCAATCCGACTATGGACCACCCTGAGACTAAGGTTCGTGGCGCTCACGCCGCAAACTACGCTTCGGCCGAAGAGCTGCACAAGCACCTAGAAGATTCTTCCGAGCACGTGTACTACGATTCTGCACTAAAGAATCCTAACTTCGGAGAAGAGCATCGCTCTAAGCTAAGAGAGAGAATATCGAAGCTCGACAATCCATACTACACCACGGCAAACTACTATTCTAATCACGCTACGAGTGATGAGCTTCACGATCTGTACAGCGACAAGCACACGTTTAAGAGTGAAGATATAAGAAACGCCGCTCAGATTGCTGGATTCGACAACACTAACTTCGACCACGGCCGTCACGGTCAGCACTTTACTATCGACGCTCTTAGAAAGAATAATATCGACAGTGAAGTTAGCTCGTGGTATGGTTCTGACTTAGCGTCTCAAGATCACATCAAAGACATAGTTAAGAACTACAGCATGAAGGACTCTAAGAAAGACAGTATTCTAAGGTACGTTCAGCGAGCTACTCAGAGCGGCAACTACTATCACGTTATGATGAAGGACGACGAGACTAGAGAGTTAGTAAAGTCAGGTAAGGCTAAACACCCTCTGTTTAACAACCACTACTGGTCTCGCTTCGCTAGCGCTCAAGACATTCACGACGAGTTCGACAAGCCTGACACTGACAGTAGAGCGACGAATATAGAAAACGCGACGAATAATAAGAACTTCGACGCGTCTCACTTCGAGAAGTCTAGAAACTTACTGTCTAGAGAAGATCACGCTCGCATGACTGCTAACGTCGTCTCTAAAGTCGATCCTGAGATGATCAACAAAGACGACCTTGATAATATGATGAGTCACCGAGAGTCAGCTACTAACTTTCCAAAGTATGTACGAGGTATGTACCACACCTCTGAGGATAGTCCTCTGACAGCCGATCACTTTAAGTCGTACTTCAAGCAGTTTCCAAAGAGTAACTACTATGACGATAACGAGATGCTCAAGCACTCGTACTTAAAGCCGGAGCACGTATATGAGATCGCGGCGCACCACATAAAGAACAACGACGTGCGTAAGATAGAGACTATGCTTCCAGCTCACGCGACAGACCCAGAACGTTATGGCGCTATTAAGAAAGCTTACGCCGACCATGGTCACAACTTTGACGAAGTTCAGAAGAAGATCATGGATAGAAACTTAAACAACATAGACAGCTGGAATACAAAGAAGCCAGTACAGGAGCAGACGATGCTTAAGAAATACGTACCAACGATGCTCACCGAGCTTAAGTATCAGACCGACCCGGCTCAGTATCTTTCGGTTACTAAGAGAGCTACCAAGAGACCAAACGTTATTCAGCGCCACAACCAGCGCGAGAAGTCGATGTATCACACTACTCGAACTAACATGGCTCACACCTACGGATTCAGAGCTCAGCAGAGAGGTAACCTCTTTACTGACAAGTCTGGTAACAGACTTACTGACAGAATCGGTCAAGAGCGTCGTAAGAGAGTGCAGCAACTTCGCTCAAAGCACATCGGAGAGTCTGCTTACATCGAGAAGAGAAAGATGATCCACGACATGCACGCCGAAGTCGGTAAGTCTCTTGCAGGTAAGGAGAGACATCCGGAACTTAAGGTTATGGATCTTCACCGCTCTAAGAAGCACGCTCACGCGGCTCTAGTCCTAGACAGACTTCTCACTATGAAGACCAAGAAGAAATGACAGTCGTAATAGGCTACCACGGCACTAGAACGCGATTCAACGTGTTCGAGCAGAACATGTCTAGAATCGTGAATGACTTCTACGGCGGCGGCGTAGCCTACTTTACCGACAATATCGAAGTAGCAAAGAGCTATGCTAGAACTATGTACAATCGCTACGGTGGCGACGGTATGTACGTCTACGAGACTAGACTGTCTTTTAACAGACTCTTCGACGTCAATAACATCTACACGGGTGAGATACTTCAGAGATTAGTTTCCGACAAGCCCGATCAGTTTGCTAGAGGTGCTAACCTTCTAAATCTTGGCGCCGACGCTATAAAGGTTAAGTCTCAGCTCACTAGCGGCTCTATGAGACTTACTGGCGATCAGGTGTTTCGTGGTTTGTCGAACGGCATGAAGAACACCGCTATAGCTCGCAAGAAGCTCATGTCGCTCGGCTTCGACGGACTCAGATACGACGGCGGTAGAAACATGGGAATGGCTACTCGTCATAACGTGTATCTCGCATACGACGCCAACAAGATTAAGATAACGAATAGGTATATCGTAAGCAAGCAGATACTTAACGAATCAGAAAAGAGACATACTTACTCGTATATCTAAAGATTCCCATCACATAAATAAAACAAAAACCAGTGGGAGACCCTAATGTCTTATCGTACACCTGAAAATCTAATCAGGCAGATCATGTCTGAGAGTGCAGCTCCAACTCTCAAGATTCCTGAACCAGACCGCGTTGCTGAAGCTCTTAAGGCGCTCAGCGCTAATGGCGTGACTGCTACTAGAAAGGACGACGGAACTATCGCCGTCGATCCGGCAGACACGGAAAAGGCTATCAACATCCTTAACAACTCGTTCTTCCACGGCAGCATTCACGCTGCTCCAAAGATCGTTTCTTCTAATGCTGTAGACACTCCAGACCTTCAGACTCAGCCAGAACCAGAGCCAGCGAAGATTGCTGAAGAAGTAGTTCAGCTAGACGAAATCTCTCATGAGACTCGCGGCAAGTGGATTACCGCTACGTGGAAGAAGCACCTCGATCATATAGACGATAAGCCCCACGAGCGTGGTAATAAGCCACCTATGCCAGAAGCGCGCAAGAAGATTTTCAATAAGGCTACAAACGATCACAGCAAAGAGTCTATGCGTCGCTACGACGAGAAGAGAAAGGCTGACATTCAGTCTAGAGAACCGCAGGTTCACGATCTTCGTCACATGAGCCATGGTGAAGTCTACGATCACACTCAGACTAACGAAAAGATTAAGGACGGCGACGTTCTTCACGTAAAGGGTGGCGTTGCCGCTCTTCTTGGCGCTTGGCCAACCATGATTCACGGTACCAGCAAGACGCTACACAGTTTCAAGGATGGTACGGACATCCACAACTTTGACGACGGTGTATATCACCAGACCGCAAAGCTAGCAGCTAAGACTCACGGTCTTAAGGAAGACTGCGACACTCTAAACTCTAAGCACCTAGATCAGGAGCCAGAAGGCGAAGAGTATCGCGACATCGAGCAGGTCGAAGCTGAAATTGCTGGCGTTAACGTCACGCTCAATAAGCGCTCTATCGTAAATCGCATGGAGAACCAGCTTAAGAAGATCGACGAAGAAAACCTCGATAACGATCCTGAGTTCGACGCTCTATTCCAGGAAGCAGAAGCTGAAGATATTCGCGCTCTAGATGAAACTTCTAGAATGCTTCTTAAGAACTACCTCGCTAAGAACGACTCTCAGCAGGCCGAAATCGATACTGCTACTAACATGGATGGTGGTAGAACCTCGCGTGGCGACCTTAAGAAGTACGTCAAGAGAGAAGCTGGCCGTAAGATGGCTTACAGTAAGCTAGGTGGAACCGCTAAGGTTAACGCTAGAGAAGACTACGTGTCGCCAGCTCTTAAGACTGTAAGATCTCTCGTAGAGAAGGTTCTTCTGGACGAAGCTAAGGGTCAGAAGCTGTCAGCAGTAATTCACTCTGACTGCGGCAAGCACAGCGCTAAGATCTACAAGGACTCTGAGTGGGGTGAGCACGTCGTAAAGTTTCACATCAACGGCAAGCACCACGAGCCAGCTGACTACCACACTAACGACTATCACGACGCGCACGGCACGGCAAAGCTCGAGCTATCACGCATGACTAAGCTGAACGGCGCTCTTAAGGAAGCTCACGAAGACGACATCGCCACTATTTGCGAAGAGCACTACGAGCAGCTAGATGAAGTTTCTAAGGCGCTACTTATGAACTTCGGTCCTAAGGCCATGAAGTCTGCTACCGATCTCGAGCACAAAGCCGACAAGCTTGGAGCTGACGGTAATAGAGAAGCATCTATCGCGATGCAGACAAAGGCTGACGTACGCAGAAACTACGTAAAGAAGGCTGCAAATAAGTTAGCTCCTTGGGCCGACGACAAGAAGCTAGAGAAGTACGGCAATAGAAGCCTAGGATCTCACGTAACTAACTACAAGGGTCTGACTGATCAGAATCTTCGTAGAGCAGGTCTCAAGGAAGAAGCAGAGCAGCTTGAAGAAGGTGTGCATAAGGTCGGAACCTACACGGACAGGGCAGGTGAGACTGTAACTCTACACCAGCACCCAGAAGACAAGAAGCATCACGTTCTAGTTCGTAAGGGTAAGGTCGTAAAGTCATTCCACGACAGCTCTGAAAATGTTCACGCTCAGCTTACTAAGGACAACTTCAAGGGCGCTCTTCACGAAGCGGCTATCGGTATAACTCGTCCTTACACCGGCGGTACTAAGAAGAACGACAAGTCTATCTCTGAGAAGAAGAAGCTAAATCGTACTCTTAAGAAAGAAGAAGTAGAACAGCTCGACGAGCTAGGCGACACCTACGCTAGACCAGCCAGAGTTCCTTCGAAGAGAATGAAAGCTCCTGCTGCAGAAAGAGTAGCTAAGATTGCTGATCGTAAGGGCATGGACAGAAAAGACGTTCAAAACATTCTCTTCAACCAGGGCTTCGGTCGTAAGTCTGATAAGATGATCGCCGATCGTCGTGGTCAGAGACTTCTAACGAAGGAAGAGCACGAAGAGCTTTCTAATGCAGTTCGCCTTAAGTTTATTGACAGCATGTCAAAGAAGCTAGGCAAATGAACAAACCAAGAGTCGAGTATGAACTAGGTAGACTACCTCATGAAGACTCAGCTCACGTGATAGACTCTAAAGGTGAGATAGTTAAGACCTACAAGAGAAGACATTACGGTAAGGAATACAAGAATATGGCTAACGACCACCTAAGAGTTATGAGTGAAGAGAGTCTCGAAGAAATAAACGAGAGCCTTCGTAAGAGATTTGTCTCGAGAGCTCTCTCAAGAGGCGAGACTCTCGATGAAGACGTTGAAGTGCAGCAAACAGTAGAAGAGTCTAGTGAAGTCGTTGAGACTGAAGAAGACGCACCTTCTGCTGGAGTGCTAGCTCTGGAAGATCTTCTAGCCGAGATGAAGCGCGGTCGAGGACGTCCCAAGAAGAAGCGCGATATGATGGGCAACGTCGTAGACGACGCCAGCTCTGAATACAAATAATTCGTAATCTATAAATAAAACAAAAGGAGATTACAAATGCCACTATGGGGTAAAATAGACCAAGCTAATAACGCGCCTAAGTACGCTATCAATTCTACCAGTCCGAATACTGGCATTCAGCTGTTCGGTACTCAGGTTGTAGGCTTAGACGACGGCGAAGTTGCGGCTAGTCCTAGAGCAAATCACACCGGTTGGACGAGAGTTCAGCGCGGAACAGGTCCAGTAACGAGCTTTACTATCGGCGCGGCTGGAACTGGATATACTAACGGGCACGTTGCTGTTGTTTCTGGAGGTACGGTGAACGCTGTAGCTACAGTCGCAACTAACGGTTCTGGAGGTATTACTTCGCTTACGATTACTGAAAGCGGCTCTGGTTTCGCTAACGTTTCCTCAACTACTACGGCTATCAGAGTTTCTGTTGGCGGTGCTGCATCTGGGGGAACTGGCGCTACTGTGACACCTGTTCTTGGTGGTAGAGCTGGAAGAGTTCAAGTCGAAACGCTAGTAGCTCTTTCTGGAATGACTGCCAACAACTCAACGCTAGCAGGTTAATTTGACGGGGACTTCAGTCCCCGTCATTAAAATATATGGTCGATAAATTAACTGACTCTAACTTCATTATGTACGCCATGAAACACTACGATAATCCGCAGTGTTGTTCAGTCGAGGAATTTAATGAAGACTTGAATCGATTCAAGTACATTAAGAAGCTGATAACTCGATATGTAGAGACAGGTGATCTAAAAGAACGGCTTATATTAAACCACCTAATAATTCTAAACAATGTATTCGGCCCTACACCTTTAGTCAGGATGATCTTTCTAAAGATGGAGAGCCAATTGACTTACATTAAGCCCTTCTTGATTATGCTCAGTATAATGCCCGAAGTAGTTTATAACGTTCGTGATATACCAGCATATGAGACCGATATTATTCCGATGGATGACAACGTCATTCAAGCTTTAAGGAAGATCTGATGAACGAAGACGTAGCAATAAATAATGTGGGTTCCGGCGCTATCGCTGGTACTGGGACTGGAAGCTACCCGAACTCAGAGCCAGGTGTTAAGAAGAAAAAACTTAGTGTTATACTCAAAGACGCACAGATGCTTAGAAGGGGCACACCAAAAACTTGATCTAAGCGTCGTTCAGTTATTATGTTCTACACTATAGGAAATACATAATGGCTGATATCATCAACGCTGTTAAAGAACTTTTTGCTACCCTACACGAAGCCTGGCTCAAGTCGCCTCTAGCATTCGTAATCATCATCATAACGTGTCTTCTTCTCTATATTACTATAGACAACAATAATATTCTCTCGAATCCACCCGACTCGCCTGCTCTAGAGCAAGAGCGCTTTCTTCGCGTGGTTCAACTCAACGAAGAGATACCGAACAGACTCGAAGTTCTAAGAAATGACATCAAGGCTGATCGCATACTGATACGTCAATTTCACAACGGACGTAAAGGTATAACTGGCATTCCATTTATGTTCATTCAGACGACGTATGCTGTATCAGCTCCAGGCCAAGGTCTTACCGACCAAGAGTCGTGGATGAGCTATCCAGTGTCTACGATGTCTCAAACTCTTAACAGAATGTTCATCGTACCAAAGGGTGTAGAACCTAAGTGCGTGCGATTTGCAGTCGATGACATTCCAGACGAAATGTACGAAGCGTATCTAAAGAGATACAAAGTCATTCAGTCTGTCATGTGTCCTCTTATCGACGACAAGGGAATGGTCGTAGGCATAATTGAAGCGACGTCTACTACTGAAAACAGAGAGTTTCCTTCTCCACATCCTTCGCTAGAGTCTAAGATAAGTTCTACCGGAAGAGTTGCAGTCGATAAGCTAAGCACTATCGATAACATTGGTGAAAAAAAATCATGGTGGCAGTTCTGGAAATAACGGATTTACCTTTACAATGAATCCAAACTATGATATAAGTGGGTTATCCATTTAAGTGAGTAATTATGAGTTGGTTAGAAACCAAGTATATCGGTGTGCTCAGTACACGCCTAAGAAACTTTAAGCGTAAGTCTGGAACTCTATACAACTTTAGCTGTCCTCTATGCGGCGACTCGTCTAAAGATCAGAGAAAAGCTCGAGCGTACATCTACGAAAAGAAGGGTAAGCTACTGTTTCACTGCCACAATGGATGTGGAACTCGAAGCATTCCAAACTTCCTTAAGGAAGTAGACGAGTTCGTCTACAATGACTTTCTAGTCGAAAAAGTTATGGAGTCTGGCGGTCCTAAGACTGTCGATCCAGTAACACACTACAATAAACCAAAGTACATCGGTGAGACTGAGCTGAAGAACCTTCGCAAGATCAGCCAGCTTAAGCAAGGACACTACGCTAAAGAGTACGTTCAGAACAGAGCGATACCTAACAAGTATCACGCTAAGCTGTTCTTCGCTCCTAAGTTTATGTCGTGGGCTAACACCATCGTCCCTGGAAAGTTTAAAGAAGAAGCGCTAAAGCACGACGGACCCGCGCTGGTCATACCTTTCGTCAACAAGGACGGAAGAATGCACGCTATGCAGGCTCGATACTTCGAGGGCGACGTACGCTACATCACTATCCAGCTAGACGAGTCTGTTCCTAAGATATACGGACTCGACGAGTATGACCGTGGAAATAAGTCCTACACTCTAGAAGGACCTATCGACACGATGTTTCTACCAAATGCTGTAGCTACTGCTGGTGGTGTAGAAATCTCAACTCTACGGCATCTTAATCTTGAGAACAACGTTATCGTATTCGATAATGAGCCTCGCTCTAAAGAGACAGTGGCAAAAATAAATAAGTGCATCAAGCACGGTCTTAAGGTGTGCATCTGGCCTAACGGATTGAACTTTAAGGACGTAAACGACATGGTCCTCGGCGGATTTACGCCAGATCAAGTTCGAGAAATTATAGATAGGAATACATTCAGTGGACTAGAAGCTGAACTAAGACTTAACTTATGGAAGAAAGTGTAAAAGTACTATCTCGATATATCGACGTCGAGGATAATCTAGAACAGTTCGATACTCTACCAACGATACAGTCGCTGACTATGTCACCACGAACTATGTATCCGATGGTTAACTTTTCATACGATGATAAGCTCTATTCTACGAGAGTGGAGTACTTTGAAGACTATCTGAGTTCCAAACTTAACTACAAAGTAAGATTGAAGAAATAATGAACGACGCGAAGCTTATAGCATTGACCACTCCGGTCGATGCTTCTTTGGGTAATGCTACTGAGTTCGCAGCATACTGCGCCAGAGTATCTAACCCGTCAAATCAGATGAACCACGAGACGTCTGAAAAACTACTAAAGTATCTGATCAAGCACTCTCACTGGTCTCCACTAGAGATGGTGCACGTCGTAATGGAGATCAATACAACTCGAGACATCGCCAGGCAGATCTTAAGACACAGGTCGTTCTCATTCCAAGAGTTCAGCCAGAGATACGCCGACCCGACTTCTGACTTAGGTCTCATCGTAGACCGTGAAGCTAGACTTCAAGACAGTAAGAACAGGCAGAACAGCATCGAGTTAGACAACCCTGCGCTTCAGCGAGAGTGGGAAGTGTTTCAAGATGAAGTGAGGAAGAAGGCTCTTAAGGCTTACAACTGGGCGATCCAGAACGGTATAGCTAAGGAGCAGGCTCGAGCCGTACTGCCCGAAGGACTTACAGTCTCTAGGATGTACATGGCAGGAACTCTTCGCTCTTGGATTCACTACTGCGAGTTAAGAATGGCAAACGGAACTCAAAAAGAACATATGCTGGTCGCTAAGTCAGCATGGGACGAACTTACCAAGTACTTCCAGTATCTTACTGAAGTAGTTGCTACACAATAAAGGATAACAGATGGCGATAAACGTCACAAAGAGAAATGGCAGTAAAGAACCGCTAGACGTATCGAAGGTACATCGGGTAGTTAACTGGGCGTGTGAGGATATCGCCGGTGTTTCCGAATCTGAGATCGAGCTCAAGACTCAGATGCACTTCTACGACGGCATCAAGACTAAAGACATTCAGGAAGCTCTAATCAAGGCAGCTCACGAGCTGATCAGCGAGCACACTCCTAACTATCAGTACGTAGCAGGTCGCCTAGTAAACTACGCTCTGCGCAAAGAAGTATACGACAGCATAACACCGCCGAGACTATATGATCACGTTAAGAGGGTGGTAGAAGCAGGGTTCTATGACGAGCAGCTGCTAGAGTGGTATACCGAAGAAGAGTTCGACAAGCTCGATAAGTGGATCGACCACGATAGAGACTTCAATATCGCGTACGCCGGTATGGAGCAGATGCGCGGCAAGTATCTTGTAAGAAACAGAGACACTAAGAGGTTCTACGAGACTCCACAGATCTCTTTCATGCTGATCGCGGCGTCTCTCTTCCACAAGTATCCTAAGAAGGAGCGACTCAAGTGGGTCTGCGATCTCTACGATGCAGTGTCCGAGTTTGACGTAAGTCTTCCAACTCCTATCATGGCTGGTGTTAGAACTCCTAAGCGCCAGTTCAGCTCATGTGTTCTTATCGAAGTAGGTGACTCCCTTGACTCTATTATCGCTTCTACTGGTACTACTGTTAAGTACGTGGCAAATCGCGCTGGCATTGGTCTGGGTATGGGCGCTCTTCGAGGCCTCGACGCAGTTATTCGAGAGGGAGATGCGATTCACACGGGCAATACGGCTTTCTATAAGCTTCTGGTGGCGGCACTTAAGTCCTGCTCGCAGGGTGGTGTTCGCGGTGGTTCTGGGACCATCTATCATCCTATTTGGCATAGTGAGATACAGTCGCTCCTTGTTCTCAAGAACAACAAGGGAACCGAAGACAATCGAATCAGGCACGTAGACTACGGAGTCCAGTTCAATCGTCTCATGTACGAGAGACTAATCAATGGTGAGAACATTACGCTATTCTCACCGAAGAATGTTCCAGGTCTCTACGAAGCTTTCTTCTCAGACCAGGACGAGTTCAAGCGTCTATACGAAGCAGCAGAAAAGAATCCTAAGATCAAGAAGGAAGTCGTTTCTGCCTTCGAACTCTTTACGATGTTCATGCAGGAGCGTAAGGACACTGGTCGAATCTACATTCACAATGTAGACAACGTCAATACTCAGGGTCCGTTCCTCGAGAAGGTAGCTCCTATCAGGATGTCTAACCTATGCGCAGAAATCGGCCTTCCGACTGTACCACAGGACGATCTTCACGACGCTGAAGCTGAAGTAGCTCTCTGCACTCTAGCAGCTCAGAACTGGGGTAAGGTGCGTCGTCCAGAAGACTTTGAGCGAGGCGCTAAGCTTCTAGTTAGAGCTCTAGACGAGCTGCTAGACTTCCAGGACTACCCAGTTGTAGCGGCTTATAACGCTACCATGAAGCGTCGTCCTCTTGGAATTGGCATCATCAACTTCGCCTACTTCCTGGCTAAGAACAACATCAAGTATCAGGACGTAACGCAAGAGCAGCTTAAGATGATTGACGACTATGCTGAAGCTTGGTCGTATTATCTGATTAAGGCTTCGGCAGACTTAGCTAAGGAGAAGGGTGCTTGCCCTGGCTTTAACGAGACGAAGTACTCGAAGGGCATCCTACCTATCCACACCTACGCTAAGACAGTCGACGAGCTGACTGGCGCTAAGGACTGGACGATGCCGTGGGACGAGCTCATCGAGCAGATCCTCGAGACTGGAATGTGCAACTCTACTCTCATGGCTCTAATGCCAGCCGAGACTTCAGCTCAGGTATCAAACTCTACGAACGGCATCGAGCCTCCAAGAGCTCTGGTGTCTGTCAAGGGATCGAAGGACGGCCACTTAAAGCAGGTCGTACCAGAGGTAAGAAAGTACAAGAATAAATACGATCTACTATGGGACCAGAAGTCTCCCGTAGGATATCTAAAGATCATGGCAGTGCTTCAGAAGTACATCGACCAGTGTATTTCTGTTAACACTTCATACAACCCTAAGTTCTACCCTGACTCGAAGATACCGATGTCAGAACTACTTCAGCACATGTTGCTGCACTACAAGTGGGGTGGAAAGACCGCTTATTACTTTAACACCAACGATGAAGCTGGTGAGATCGAAGAAGAAGGTAGCGCTCTGCTATCACAAGATGAAGAATTTGAAGAGGACTGCGACGGATGCAAGATTTAAACGAAGGTGATACCGTAAGACTAGACACTGACAGTTTCGACACTAACGGTAAAGTCGGAAGAATTATTCACTTGAGCCCGGGAACAACTGCGGTTCGCGTGCTTTTAGAAGACGGCAACAGCGTGGTAGTCTCAACTAACCAGTTAACAAAGCAGAAGTTTTTATCTGAATGATAGACAGTGACTTACTATTGAGGAGTCTGAAGAGTCAGCTAGAAGAGCTTCAACCTCCAGAACGTGACCACATGCTAAAATATATCAACCATGTTAGAAAAGACATAGAAAGAAACAGTACATGAGTAATATATTCTTCGGCGGTCCTATTGCCATCAGTAGGTACGACAAAGTAAAGTATCCATGGATGCGCAAGCTGCTCATGAAGCAGCAAGGTTTCCTATGGCAACCAGAAGAGGTTGAGCTGTCTCGAGATCAGAAGGAGTTCAAGACACTTTCTGATAACGAGAAGCACATCTTTACCGCAAATCTAAAGAGACAGATTCTTCTAGACTCTGTTCAGGGGTCCGAGCCAAGTGAGGTCTTCGGTCCTATCTGGTCTCTACCAGAGTTCCGCTCTTTCGTCAAGAAGTGGGAGGACTTTGAGGAGAACATTCACGCTCGCTCTTATCAGTACATTCTCGAGAACGTGTTTCCAGACACGACCGAGGTGTACGACACGATCGACACAATTCCACAAATCCAGGAGTGTCGTCGCGACATTCAGAAGTACTACGATAATCTAAAGTACTGGAACTGGCGTCTAGAGTGCAAGAACAAGTATCCTGCAAACGATATCTCAACCAAGGACTACAACCAATATGAGCACAAGAAAGCTCTTTGGCTGTGTTTGCACGCTATTAACGCGCTAGAGGGTGTGAGATTCTACGTAAGCTTCGCGTGCTCTTGGGCTTTTGCCGAGCTCAAGAAGATGGAGGGTAACGCTAAGATCATCAAGCTTATCTGCCGCGACGAGAACGTGCACTTAGCGTTTACACAGCAGACTATTCGAGCTCTACCTAAGGACGATCCAGACTTCGCTAAGATTAAGGAAGAGTGCGCACCAGAAACCACTAAGATCTTCGTTGACGTTGCTGCTCAAGAAAAGGACTGGGCTAAGTACCTGTTCAACCAGGGTTCTATGCTTGGTCTTAATGTCGATCTACTCAGCTCCTTCGTAGACCATAGAACTTGGAAGTGCGCTAACGCTATTGGTGTAGACTATCCTGTTAAGGCTAGAGAAAATGTTCTTCCTTGGACTGGAAAGTGGATCGGTGGCGCCGAAGTTCAGATCGCGCCGCAGGAGACTCAACAGACTCAGTACGTAGTGGGTGGAGTGGACAACGACGTTAACAAAGAAACATTCAAAGGATTCGTATTATAATGGAGCTTAATGACTATCAAAACGCTGCGACTAAAACTGCAGTATATCCTGGAAAGCAGATGCCGATGGGATTAATGTACGTGGCGTTAAAGATGAACGGCGAAGCCGGAGAGTTCGCAGAACACGTCGGCAAGTCTATAAGAGACGAAGCTTTTGGTGTTGGTAAGAGCGACTTAAGTAATGAGAGACACGCTCTTTTAGTTAAGGAAGTCGGCGACGTACTTTGGTACTTGGCGGCGGCTTGTAATGAGCTAGGTGTAGATCTAAACGACGTAGCCAAGATCAATTTAGAGAAGCTTCGCTCTAGACAGGAGCGAGGCACTCTTAGCGGAAGCGGTGACGAAAGATAATAGCGTGGAACCATTCAACTACAGATATCAAGCAACAGTACATAACATCGTAGACGGAGACACCGTAGATCTTGTAGTTGACTTAGGCTTCAGAATAAACTTTACCGAAAGATTTAGACTGAACGACATAAACGCGCCAGAAAGATTTACTGTCGAAGGAAAGGCATCAACAGTTTTTCTTAAAGAGTTACTTCCAGTAGGAACTAAAGTTGTCATTGACAGCCATAGAGATACTCGCGACAAGTATGGAAGATGGATTGCTACAATATACATTGAAGGTAAAGAGCAGTCCGTAAACGACACACTGGTTAACAGCGGACACGCTGTCTACCATCAATACTAAGGAACACGCTAATGGGATGGGCAAGCGGATCTATGCTTGTAGCTCAGATGGTCAGTGGCATTAAAGATCTTGTCGACGACAAAGATACTCGAAAAGATGTCTACATGGTCATGATCGAGGCTGCAACTGACTTTGACTGCGATACTCTAGACGAGTGTCTAGGTATCGACCCTGCGTTTGACGACGCACTATATGAAGTCTTTCCAGACTGGAAGGACGATGATGAAGAAGATGAGGATGATGAGCTTTAAGCAGTTTATAGCTGAAGAACAAGACGATCATTCTAACGGCACTTACATAAATGTTAAGCCAACCGATGTAGACAAAGATAATTTGTACAATTGGGTGGTTCTTAATAAGATAAGTAATCCGTTGGACAAGCACGAATATCACGTGACGGTAATTTACAGTAAGACTCCTTGCCCCGATGCAAAAGAGTACGACTTTAACTTACCAATTCACGGCGATATTGTCGGCTGGAAGATATTTGACGCGCCAATAGGCAGGTGTCTAGTAGCTCACGTGCACTCTGATCAGCTGCAGAAGATTAATGCAGACCTGAAAAGAGACTATGGAGCTACGTCAGACTATCCTGACTATATAGCGCACATTACAGTTTCTTATGACTACGTGGGTGAACTTCCGACTGACTACCCAGCAATGAGTATAACGTTTAACGAAGTCCAAGTAAAGGGTTTAGATCCAACTTGGCGACCAAAAAAGGAAAATGAAGATGGAAACAACTAAGCCACTATGGATGTCTAAGACTGTATGGATGGGCTTCCTAACAGCTCTTATCGCTTTTCTAAATGCTTTCGGCATTATTCTTCCACCAGTTATTACTGAAACCGTCATCGGTGAAATCGTAGTTGGTGCACTCGGTATTCTTACCATCGTCTTCCGTCACCAGGCGGACTCTAAGACCACGATTCTGCCGGTAACACCAACCGCCTAATCGAACTACATAAATAGTCCATGGAAGACTATATAAACCCATGGACCTACAAAGGAGCCAACTTTACTGACGCTGATGCTGAAGGTAAAGTTGGCTTCGTCTATCTCATAACAAATAAAAAGACCAAGCGCAAGTACGTTGGTAAGAAGCTCTTCTTTTTCTCTCGTAAGAAAAAGATTCAGGGCCGAAATCGTCGTGTTCTAGTTCCGTCTGACTGGAAAGAGTACTACGGCTCGAATAAGGAGCTGCAGGAGGACGTCGAGAAGCTCGGCGTAAAGAACTTCAAGCGAGAGATACTACACATCTGTACTGCTAAGGGAGAGATGTCTTATCTCGAGATCAAAGAGCAGATAATTCGTGAAGTTCTGTTAACTGACTCGTACTACAACGGTATCATCAATTGTAAGATTCACGCAAGGCATTTGCCAAAAAAGGTTTAAACACATGTTGACATTTTTTTCTAGCCTTGTTATAATGCTTCTGGCAATAAGGAATAGAATACTTAAATGTCTGCTTGAGATACTAGTGTGGATAGACATCGGTCTCGGACTTATCATATGCATTCCGTTCTACGTGATACTAGGTCACCCCGCGCCCTGCGCGTACACGACGATAAGTGCCGTAGTAGGTAGCTACTCTAACCAGGGATTCACTTGGGCTAAGATAGCCGAGTACGCTATAGACAGAATGTTCTTCATGATCGAGGGTAAGATGGGTCACTGCCAGCGATCTATACGAAAAGAGAATAGATGAAGACTGCATACATGATGATCGGACTTCCTTACTCCGGCAAGTCTACTTGGGTTAGAAAGAACAATGCTTTCCACGATGGCAGTTATATAGCAGCTTCTAGCGATCACGTCATAGACTTCGTATCCTCGAAGTACGACTTTGGCTACAACGAAGTGTTTCACGATCTCATCCAGTTCGCTAACCGAGTCTTCAACAGAGACATAGATCGAGCTATCGAGACCGATAAGAATTTAGTAATCGATCGTACAAACTTGAGTAGAGATGCCAGAGCCGCGCTCATTACTCCGCTTAGGAAAGCTGGATACGACGTAGTGGCAGTGTTTCACGACGTCGAGTACGAAGTCCTACTCCATCGCAGAGCGAGACGACCCGAGAAGGTGGTCTCACACGAAGTGGTAGAGAACATGAGAAAGAGAATGCAGCCGCCGCACGAGAGCGAGGGCTTCTCAGAGATACTGTACTTCTACCATGGAGAGTAAAGTGTGCCCTACCTGCGGCGAGCCTTACGAGGGCGGCCAGTTCTGCTCTAACGCTTTCCACTTACCGCCGGGACATCCGGTCTACTGGCCAGGAGAAGACGATGAGTAAGAAGCGAGTAGAGCCAGAGTACGAAGAGTGCAGTTGCCCGGTGTGCGATAAGTGCTATCGCGAGAAGGGTTCGTCAAGATGTCATTTTGGAGGTCCGTATGCCGGATATAGCATCGTCGGTAAGCAAGAAGGCTGAATTTCGTAGCTGGGTTAAAGACGTAAAGTCTCGCTGGACTGAGACGTTTAACAACACTCCAGCTTCTCCGAGCATGGACAGCTTGACTCCAGCAATTCAAGAACGAATGATGCGGTGTGGCGTCGAAGCGAGGCACTTTCAGATAGACGGAGTAGAAGATCGAGACTCGCTAGTTCTTCTTGCGTTCTGCACTCTGCTTCTAGACGACATCAAGTACTCGTCTACAGTAAACGACATCACTAAGACTTGGGGATACACGGGAGGTTAGCGTGCAGGATATAGTAAGGTTCTTCTGGGAGAGGTATCGCCGAGCGGTCCAGATGGACGAGGCGAACAGAATCAACGGTAAGAACATCCGCTTCTGGATCGAGGCCGAAGAGTGGATCGCCGCCTACAAAGAGACTCTCAGCTCGAACGGCAAGAAAGACTTCGACAAGGAGTGGAAGAAGCTGGAGGACTACTACCAGGAGTGGCAGGACGCTACTCCCAAGAAGCAGTCCACTATGCCCAGTCCGTTCAAGAACACGTTCGGTAAGTAGCGTGAAGAAGAAGCACCGCAGAATCTACTACAACACTGTAGAAGCCGAAGCTAGAATATTAGGTGGTCTTCCGGTACTAGTGTACGGTCGAGTTCATCCACCCGAGCCAGACGTGGGCGTAGACTATCCAACACCCGAGATAGACGACATCGCGTTTCTTTCCGATCATCCCATCACCGACGCTATGTGGAAGCGCATATCCGAGTCTGAACTGGAAGATTGTGAGGACGCGCTGCTTCGCGCTAGCGAATATTTCTAGTATTGTTGAGTGCCCGTAAAACCGGTCGGAAACCTCCAAAACGGAACATATAGTGAACGAAATACGAAAGCAAATATTGAATAGTCGCTAAAAACCTGTTGACATTTTCCCGTGACTATAGTATAATCACTCCATCAAGACTAGATGGCTTGATAACGAGTTTAGCCGGTGCTGGCAGGCACGGCTAAACGGGGCATCACTCTAATCACCTCCTTGCTGCGTTTTCTCCTTCTCTTAACGCGAGAGTGATGCCCCACCTTCTTTTTTGGAGAACAATATGTGTTTCCTCAAGCGCTTGTTTAAGCGCAATAAGTCAGAGCGCGTCTACTCTACTTCTGAAGTCGCTAAGACTCTCGAGAGCAAAGAGCAGCTTCGCGACAGCATCAATGCGGCTCGGCTTCGCCTAGACTCTTACAAGTCAAAGCCGAAGAGAAAGACTTCTACTTACGGATCGAGCTACTCGCGTAGATCTGACGACGACTACACACCCACTTCCAGCGCTATGATCTTTGGTGGATCATCTGGCAGCTCAGACTCTTCGAGCGACTACGGATGGAGTTCTTCGGACTCTTCTAGTTCCTCAGACTCTTCGAGTAGCTTCTCTGGCGGCGGTGGAGACTTTGGCGGTGGCGGCTCTAGCGGAGACTGGTAATGAAGCCCTTTCTTCACGCGAGAATTAGCGTAAAGCGATGGGGTGGAACTCCTTCTGACTACATGCCGATTCACGACTTTATCGATCAGACGAAGATCGCTATGCCAGACATTCGGCATAGAGCTATTCTTCACTCGTCTTTCGGATGCTATCTCGTAGAGCAAGTGTTCGGTAAGACTATCATCAATCTCGACGGTAAGGAAGTCAGTACTCGAGACATCGCCGAAGAGCACATCATCGAGGACTTGGGCTTCATTCCAACAGTCGAGAAGTGGTTAGGCACCATGCCAATCGAGGGTTGGATGTCTGGAACAATGAAGCATAAGATGGCGCATAAGACGCCTGAGGAAAAGGGTAAGAAAGTTGAGTGAGCTTAAGCAAATTACCGACGCCATCAGCGCGCATCAGGCCACGCTTCAGGCTCAGGCCGAAGCATTTCAGGCTTCTGTTCAAGAAAAGTTTAAGTCTGTCGTTGAAGCATTCTTCAATGAAGCTCCGACAGTAGCAGCAGTTACTTGGACGCAGTACACACCCTACTTCAATGACGGTGAGGAGTGCGTATTTAGCGTAAACACTCTCTATTTTGTTCGAGAAGAGGATCTCTTCAGTGAAGATGAAGACGAGAGCTACGCAGACCGCTACTACGGCGTTCATATTAACTTCGACGCCAGTGAGTCTGAAGTAAAGCGATACGAGGGGTACCTCAATCAGGATCGAGACTCTCAGTACTGGCAGGACGCGATCGATCGACTTAAGAAGGACATGGCCATTCCTGAGTCCGAGAGAGAAGCCATGCGTAGGTTTAACGGTCTGGTGTCTAATAACGAAGACATTATGCGCGCTATGTTCGGCGATCACGTTACTGTAATGATCACTCGAGCTAACGGCATCGAAGTCAGTGATTACGATCACGATTAAGAAAAAATGTTAAAAACCTGTTGACATTTATTTGGAACGGGTATATATATTAGCACATAATCCAATAGGGCGGGTATAGCTTAGAGGTAAAGCACCTGGCTTCCAACCAGATGAGGCGAGTTCGAGTCTCGCTATCCGCTCCACAAGTCATGGGATGACTTCAGCAAAAACTGACCGGCCTCTAACGAGGTCTTCTAGCGATCGGCGGGGCTTCGGCCGCCGTCCCAATTGTACCGTTTCATGAGCATAAACGGTGTAGGTGCTCCTCCGAATAAGAGATCGAGGTCACTGCGACGTGTGGCTAGTTCAGCAGGCAGTAAGCAAGCCGCGCATCCCGTTTTATTAGGGCTCAATTCCGCAACTCATAGCTTTCGGAAAACAGCAAACCAAACTGAGCCCGTGAATTAGGAGAATACAACATGAATACTTTTGCGAATGCAGTAAACAACACTCCTGTAAAAACCAAGACCACGAATGGCATGGCTGCATACAAGTCAACCATGCGCGCCAACGTAGACCTCTTTGGTCAGATCGGCGCTATGCGTGGCAAGGACGTTACCGGCCTCTTCAACAAGGCGCTGGTAGAAGACAGCGAACTGGCTATCCGTATCGCCCTCTGGGCTCGCGACATCCGCGGCGGCGCCGGTGAGCGTAAGCTCTTCCGCGACATCCTTCTCCATCTCGAGAAAGTCAACCCTGACTACCTCACCAAGACTAACCTTCTGTCGCGTGTTCCTGATCTGGGCCGCTTCGACGACCTTCTCGTGTTCAACACCGAGGAAGTGAAGTCTGTAGCGTTCTCTCTCATTCAGGAGAACCTCCAGAACGGTAATGGTCTGGCCGCTAAGTGGATGCCACGTAAGGGCGCTAAGGCTGTAGAGCTGCGCAACTTCATGGCAATGTCTCCAAAGCAGTACCGCAAGCTGCTCGTGAACCTCACGAGAGTTGTCGAGACTCAGATGTGTAACCGTGAGTTTGAAGCTATCAACTTCAACCACGTTCCTTCTCTGGCTATGTCTCGCTACACCAAGGCTTTCGCTAAGAAGGCTCCTACGCAGTTCACTGCATACAAGGAAGCTCTCAAGCGTGGCGACAAGGGTGTCAAGGTCAACGCTGGTGCCGTATACCCTTACGACATCATCAAGACCGTGAGATACGGTGACTCTACCGTGGCTAACGCTCAGTGGGACGCTCTACCTAACTTTATCGGCGACGCTAACGTTCTGCCTCTGGTAGACGTTTCAGGTTCTATGGGCTGCCGCGCCGGCGGTGGTACGAAGGGCGTGGATGTCACCTGTCTCGACGTAGCGATCTCTCTAGGTCTCTATTGCGCGAGCAAGAACACTGGTAAGTTCAAGGACATGTTCCTTACCTTCTCCAGTGAGCCTGAGTTCGTGACCGTCAAGGGTACGCTGTCTCAGCGATACAACGCCATGGCGAGATCGTCTTGGAACATGTCTACCGACCTCGAGAAGGCGCTCCATCGCATCCTCGATACTGCAGTCAAGGGTAAGGTGCCTGCGGCAGAAATGCCAACGATGCTCCTAATCATGTCTGACATGCAGTTCAACCAGTGCGTAGGCACTGGTGGCGGCGGCTGGAGCTCTAGCGCGAAAGCTCACGACCCTCGAGCAATCGAGATGATCCGTAACGAGTACCGTCGTGCTGGTTACGAAGCTCCGGCAGTAGTCTTCTGGAACCTCAACTCTCACGGTAACGTGCCGGTTTCATTCGACGAGACTGGAACTGCCCTCGTCTCTGGCTTCTCGCCAGCGATCATGAAGGCCGTTCTCGGCGCTAACTACGACGACATGACTCCCGAAGGTATCATGCGTAAGACTGTCATGCAGTCTAAGTATGACTTCAGGTAAGTCATCTCTGATCAGCCAGGAGGCACGAAACCTCCTGGCTGATCAATACGACGCCGAGGGCAAACCTTGGTTCGCTCACGATATTCGACACAATAAGGGAAAGCAGTTCAACGCTGCACTTATAGTGCTAACACGAGTTTTGGAGGGTTAATAGTATGATTGCTACCATTATCTTGGTTTCTTTCGGCCTCATAGTTCTGGCCGCAGCTATCGATCCAACAAACCGAAAAGGCTACGATGACGGCTTAGACGACGCCGACGTCTGGTCACTGTGATTTAGATTCGTTTCAGCAACTCTCTATCATTCCTCTGTTAAAGGAAAGGTCCAGGTGCAATTCCTGGCACCCCGGCCATCTATCGGGGTGTGGTGTAATAGTAGCACGTTAGATAAAAAAGCGAATCTGTTAACTTTAGGTTAGTTTCAGCAACTCATTGCATTCCATTAGAAGGACGAGGTCGTGTGGTTCGAATCCCACCTCTCCCACCATGCGGGAGAGTAGCTCAGCTGGATAGAGCGCGTAAAGCACAAAAGCTAGCCTGCTAACAATAGGATCATTATGAAGAAGTTAATTCGTGAACCCTTTACTAACAGTATCGGGCAGACTATTAACGTCGGTGAAGAAGTTCTAGCAGTAACCACTGGATACGCTCACAATGTCAATACCAGAGTTGCAGTCTACGCTGGATTTGTTACCACTGGAACCAGTAAGTCAGTAACAGTAATGATGTACGAACCCACTACTAAGTGGCGTCACGTCGAGACTGGTATTGAAGTGCCGAACTACTACAGCGATAAGCGCATTAAAGACTACGCCTATCCTAAGTGGGCCGACTACGCGGCTCTGGCACCGGCCGGAACTCCAGAATACAAAGAAGCGATGGATAAGTATCGAGCTGCTGGTGTAGCTCGCCAAGACTTCATATCAAAGATTAAGGACGAGTACGAGAGCTTTAAGGTTCCACACTGGAGACGCTCTACGCTTCAGCTCAATCGAATCTTTAAGATCGAGAACTCGCTGAGCATCGCTGCTCTAAAATCTCTTAAGCTGCCGACTAGCTAACGCAAAAAACTAGTTGACATTCTTAGACAAAAGTTATATAATTAGGTTATAAGGCTTCTTACAGCAAACCTTTCAGTAGCTCAAAGGTAGAGCAATCGACTTCTAATCGATCTGTGTGGGTTCGATTCCCACCTAAATCTGAAGCCTGTACTAATTTAGGATCAGTTCAGCAAATCACACAATTTGTGTATTATGGGTTCGATTCCCATTTTGTCGACTTCGACGAATAGCCAAACGGTAAAGGCAACAAACCAAGTTGATCCTGTAAAAAAATGGGTTGCTTACAGCAAACCGTACTAATTGGTTCGATTCCAATAAACGCCGCCAAAACAGGCGTTTTCCAATGGTGGAAAACACGGCAACCCGCTATTAAAGAGGCAGTCATGAGTAAACCGAGCAAGACAAATAAGCGCAAGGGTGCTAGAACGATTAACGTCGACGGCACTGACTATTACTACTATCGTGGTAGCTCTTACGTCGAGATAGTAAACTCAGAGACTGGCACTAAGAAGTTAGTGGACGCGGTAGAACTCGAAACTTCGGAGTTCCGATATCCAGACGATGAATGTTCTGTAAACGTGATGACGCCAAGTTCGGTAGCATCATACATAAGAAACAATATGTGCGTGTAGCTCAGTTGGAAGAGCGGTGATCTCTAAAATCATGACGTCACGGGTTCGAGTCCCGTCACGCGCACCATTACTAAGGTGATTATGACAAACATTAAGCCTGGATACATTCTTAAGCTGACCACTTGGGAAAATGACGCCGACAACTACATGACTAAAGAATTCACTGGTCTGGAAGTAGACCATGTTAAGTTCTACGTCGACGTCGCTCTTATGTTTAGGTCGACTTACGATGGTGGTAAGTATGGAAATGTCGATAGACATAGCGACTACGAGGGTCGTGAAAATGACTCGGAGCTTGTTCCAGATCTTAAGAAGATTGTAGACTCATATAACCAGAATAACGTGTCAGTTCCAAAAGAATTCGACTATCACATTCTTTCTGAGGAAGACTCTAAGTACGTAGAAGACATTCTTCGCGATGCTGTAACAGAACTAGTAGGATCGTGGGCTGACGGCGAATACTGGAGAGTAGTTGAAGATTTTGAAGTATTCTATCTGCCAACAGAGTTGGTAAATGTTACTAGCGAATTTAAGGAATAACAAAATGAAGCAGACTTTTTAGAACTGTAAAGAAGTAGTATTTCACTTCAATAAGGGTCACCTAGCCGATCCTAAGATTCCCATGTGGGTTCTTAAACTAAAAGGGCAGACGTTTTACGTAGACCATGTCGACTGTAACATCGGCTTCTCTACAAAAGAAACTCCAGACAACTCACACACCAAAGGCTCTATCAAGCTCAAGAAGTGCTCGGTAGAAATTGTTGACGGTGTCGCAACAATATCAGGAGAAGAGTAATGCGTTAGAACTCAACCGGCCCGCCTTAATCTTACCGTAAAAATGTTATTTACATTTGTTTTATTACGTGTTATATTACTCAAGATTAAGGAATTCAATAATGAACTTTGATTACAAAACCGCCTGGAAGACTCTCGCCTCTCAAAAGAAGAACACTACGCGAGACATGATCGACTACTGTCTTCTAAAGGCTATCAACTCCCGTGCAGAATCTCTCGACGATAAGAGAGACATCGCCATTCACCTTCTCCGTCGAGCATTTCCTCCGGTCAGTAAGGTGTCCAAGCTGGCGAACGGTAGAGTTCCATTCGACGCAATCACCAACAACTACAACGGCATGCTCATTGGTCTGAAGAACTTTGTTCTAGGTCAAAACGCTGCTGAAGTTCTGACCGAAGAAGAGCACGCCGAGCTTCACGCGCTTAGATTAAGCGTAAATAGAGCGCTCCTGATCAGGAGGTACTCCTACTTCTTCACTCGTCAAGACATCTTCGACGAGTATCAGCTGGTTCAGACGTCTCACGCTGCTCTCGAACTTGGCGCACTCATCGCTCAAAAGTCTCCAGAACTCGTTAAGGGCTTACACTTTACTTGCTGCGGAGTACGTAACGCGTACGAGCTCGAAGAAGTAGAGAAAGTTCTGGGGAGCATGAAAGTTCCATACGTAGTGTTTAGAGAACCGGACATCGGAAATCAAAAGACTTCGATTGGAGTATATCCTCTGGAAGAACATAAGCGCGGCTTGCTAAGAGGATATAATTTGCTTAAGTTCGACCAGTACTAAGTGAATTCTAAATGGGAGTGGTGGTAGTAATCGCCACTCCACAATAGGAGATATTATGAAGAAGACTCTGAATATTACCACGGCGGTCGCTACCGCTCTCGCAGTGACCGTTGCTGGATGTGGTCAGCCTCGTACGGACTACTACGACGACGATGATGACGATAAGCGTCGCAACGCCGCATGTGTCGACAAGCGCACTAACAAGCGTGTAGCTGACAGCTACTGCCGTGGTTCTTCGGGTGGTGGCGGCGGATACTACGGCATGTTCTTCATGAACAATGGCCAGCGAGTTCCTGCGTACGGCTCTACCATTCCTCGCAGCTATGGCACATACAACAAGCCTTCCTCTACCAGCTACACCAAGAGCAACAGCACCGTCCAGCGCGGCGGCTTCGGCTCTTCGGCCAGCTCGTACGGTTCGGCGTCTTCGTAATGCTGCGTCACTCTTCAACTCCTCGCCACAATTGGAAGGCGATCGTCGAGGGTCAGGGTCTTCTCTGGCACAGTGCTTCGGCCGAACCTTACTGGAACGAGGACGCATACTACGCATTCTCGTCTTCAGACATCGAGAGAATTGAGGAAGCGGCTAACAACTGCTACAAGATGATGATTGTAGCTGGAGACTATATCGTCTCTAACTACCACATCCTCAACCAGTTTGGGATTCCTCCTCACTTCCACCAGTACATTATCGACACTTGGGATAGCGAGCCACCGGCTCTTAACTACGGTCGCTTCGACTTTGGTTATGACGGTCGCACCGACCCCAAGATGTTCGAGTTCAACTGCGACACTCCGACCAGTCTTCTCGAAGCTTCGGTAGTCCAATGGCACTGGAAGAACGACATGTTCGGCGAGGGCGTGGATCAGTTCAATGGCATTCACGAAGCTATCGTCGAGCGCTGGAAGTACATCGCTCCTCTGCTTCCTGAGAAGCACGTCTGGTTTACTCACGCCGACGATGGTGCCGGTGAAGATGCCGTCAATGTCTCCTACATGCGAGATATGGCAGAAGAAGCCGGCATCATCAGTCACGGTATTCTGATCAACGACATCGGTTGGGATGGCGAAGCTTTCGTTGATCTCGACAATTACCATATGTCGACGATTCAGCATCTCTATCCTTGGGAGTGGATGGTCAACGAGAAGTTCGCTAACAACATTCTCGCTTCAGCCGACATCACCACGTGGATCGAACCTGTCTGGAAGATGATCTGGTCTAACAAGGCGATTCTTCCGATTCTGTGGAAGATGTTCCCAAATCATAAGAACCTCCTTGCCGCAAGCTTCGAAGTTCCGGTCAACAATCGTGACTTCTCCAGCGGATACGTCTCGAAGCCTATTCTGGCTCGCGAAGGTTCGAACATCCTTGTCAAGGACCAGTTCGGTAAGACTCTTAGCGCGACCGGTGGCGAGTACGGTTCTGACGGCTACGTCTATCAAGAGCGCTACTCTCTTCCTGAGTTCAGTGGTAAGTATCCCGTACTCGGCGTCTGGTCGGTCGACGGTGCTGCAGTAGGTATGGGCATTCGTGAGGACGGCCTCATTACTAGCAATACTGCAAAATTCGTTCCTCACATTATTGTTTGACATTTCCAAGAAAAGAGTATATACTATGATCACTGGGCTAATCATTGGCGGCATTATCGGTTTTGCTGCCGCAAAGCTTTTAGAAAACATCTGAGAACGTAACTATGTCGGCGAACATCTTCTTTATTTCTGACACTCACTTCGGCCACGAAAAGTGTTGCACGACGTTCAAGCGCAAAGATGGTTCGCCACTTCGTCCCTTCGCTAATGCTCAGGAGATGGACGAAGAGATGGTGCGTCGCTGGAACGAGGTGGTACGAGAGCAGGATAAGGTCTACCACCTCGGAGACGTAGTGATCAATCTTAAGTTTCTCTCGACTCTCGAGAGACTTAACGGTTCTAAGCGTCTGATTCGTGGCAACCACGACAATGGAAAGATCAAAGACTACTTGAAGTACTTCAAGGAAGTCTATGGCGTTCGTGTTCTGGAAGACATGGTCCTCTCGCACGTCCCACTTCACCCCGAGTCGGTAACTCAGCGCTGGAACGTTAACGTTCACGGTCACCTTCACGCTAATGAAGTAATGAAGCGAGACTTTAACTCATTCGACAATGAGTACACATACTGGCCAGATCCTCTGTACATGAACGTCTCTGTCGAGCAGATCGACTATCGTCCTATCGAGCTCAGCGAGCTTCGCGCCAAGATCAAGGCTCGTCGAGAGCAATACGGCCATCCGAACTTCGGTCAGTATACTCACAATCTCTGAGTATAAATAACCGACACGCTTTCTTAGTTAAGTGGTATAACACCGGCTTTGTAACCCGGGATCAACAGTTCGATTCTGTTAGAAAGCACCATACCTTCAGGGGCGCTAGTTTGTCTGGCGCCCCTTAATGTTAGAGAACACATGCAATACGTTGTTTATGGTAAACCACAGTGTCAGTTCTGCACTAGAGCGATTATCGCTATAAAGAGCGCTGGACACACTTACGAGTACAAGAGTCTAGACGAAGACTTTACTCGTGAAGAGCTTCTGGAAAAGTTTCCCGACGCGAAAACTTTTCCGCAAATTGAAACCGAAGATGGAACTTACATCGGAGGATTTACTGAATTGAGAGAGCACTTAAAATAATGTTACTAAATCGTGAAGAAATGCTTAATGAACTCCGCCAGGGTGTTATCCTCGTAAACTTTACAAAAGCCGACGGTAGCAAGCGCGACATGCGCTGCACCCTAAACCCAACCATTCTCGAAAAGGAAATGGAAACATACACCCCAGCATACGAACAGAGGTCTGCTAATGACAGCGATCTTTCTGTTTCTGTCTGGGACATGGATAAGTCCGACTGGAGAGCTTTCCGGTTAGACCGAGTCAACCACGTCTTTAATCCTGCTCCCTGAGTACAACCTAAGGCCGTTGACCAATCCCTTAAACAAGGAAAGGACCAACGATGCGCAAAGTGTGTATCATCGCAGCAGCTATTACTTTAGCTGCATTCCCAACTGCAGCTAAGGAAGTTGTAGCATCTTACTATCACCACGGACATACTACAGCCAGTGGTGAGAGATTCAAACCAGACGGCCTGACGGCCGCACACCGAACTCTTCCGTTCGGTACTAAAGTTAGAGTGACGAACATCTCTAACCATAAGTCTGTAGTAGTGACCATCAATGATCGCGGTCCGTTTAATAAGCATCGAGAGATAGACTTGTCTCGAGGCGCGGCGAGAGCGATAGGCATCCTCAATCGAGGAGTAGCTAGAGTAGATATGGAAGTATTATGACGTTTAAGCTCTTTTTAGACTGTGACGGTGTTCTGGCTGACTTTGACAGACACTTCGAAGAACTGACTGGACACAATCCGCGCAGCTACGAAGAGCGCCATGGAACTGGTCCGTTCTGGAAGATCATCTCTCATGCTAAGGGAGGGTTCTTCAACCAACTAAAGAAGATGCCAGATGCTGATAATCTCGTTGAAGCTGTTAGACATACTCGTCCCACTATCCTTACTGGCATACCTAACGGTTCGTGGGCTATCAAAGAGAAGCTGACGTGGAGGATGGATAACTATCCCGATCTTCCGATGACCTGCTGCGCTTCGAAGGACAAGAAGCTAGCTAAGGACCCTAGCGTTACTAACGTTCTAGTCGACGACTGGACTAAGTATAAGGACGCTTGGGAGGAGAACGGTGACGTATTCATCCACCACACTTCGGCTGAAAACAGCATCAGACAACTGAGAGAACTAGGAGTTATATAATGAAAGTCGGCCAGCTTATTAATCAAGCTGATGCTTCTGAAGTAGCTCGTATCTATAACGAGACCTACAACAGCGGAGAGCGTAACGACGGATGGGGGTCGCCCGAAGTCTTTGATCGCTTTCGCGAACGCATTAACTTTACTATCGGCATTAACGAAGGTGACGACCAGTGTAAGGTCGTCATCGAGTGGGTCGACCAAAAGTGGGGCGGGCCTAATAACGACAAGTACCACGACCAGTACTTCCACGTTGGCGCTAGAAGGGTTCTAGACCCGAAGCAAGTCTACAGTCTTAGCATGACTGACTGGGGTGTCTGGAAAGAGATGGAAGTCGAGGACGAGACTAACAAGAACCTCTCGACTAACGAACTTGCAGCTCACATCTACTACGAGATGACTTGGTTCGGCTGGCCCGAAACTATGGAAGAGAAGAGAGACAGTCTTATAGACATGGCAGAACAGGTCCAGCGCGACTTTGCCGACTATAAGGAAGGCGACCCTCTTCCTGAAGGCTACAGTGACTTTAATGAAGTCTTTGGAAAAGACGGCGATGAGGGCTAGTGTTCTCATCGCCGCACTTCTGCTTTCTGGATGCGTAACAGGACCTGTTCGTCCGTGCTTTCATCCTCGAACTACAGCCAATCAAACATTTCAAGTCGGCATAAACGTTAACATGTCTGACTACTCGTGCGGTGACGATCTTCCATCAGAATACCTCACTAACGAGCCAATACTGTACCCTCTAGATGATAACATGTCAATGCCAGACCAGCCATGGTAGGCATACCATGTATTACTAGTGTTTCCATTTCTAGGCCATTTTCTGGCCATCTGAGCCATAACATTATCCATGAATAATCACTTTATCTTTGACTTTGAGACTATTGGACAGGATGTATTCAAGATTCCAGTAGTCAACTGCGCGTACTACGTCTTCGACTGGGACCGATTTACGTCCGACAAGCCCTATACGTTTAACGAGCTAGTAAGCAATATTCAGTTCGCCAAGCTCGACATCAAGTCTCAGCTGGCTGCTGGATGTAAGTATAACAAGCGCGATATCGACTGGTGGATGTCACTTCCACCTAAGGTTCAGAACCAGCTTAAGCCGTCTCCCGAAGACGTTAGTGTAGAAGAGTTCTGCACCATCATCTACAACTATCTTAAGAGTCAGCCAAAGCTCTTTCGGTGGTGGTCGAGAGCTAACACCTTCGATCCTGTCATCATGGCTCGCCTCTTTAACGAGAGCATCGGCCGCGATAAGATGGACGAGGTTATGAAGTTCTGGCTAGTTCGCGATACTAGAACCTACATCGACACGCAGTTCGACTTCAATCCTAACGTAAAGAACGGATTCTGTCCTATTGACGACGAGGCTCTCTGGGCTCAGCACTTCGAAGAGCATAACTGCATTCACGACTTGGCAGCTGACATCATGCGACTGCAGAAGATCGAGAGAACTATCAAGTGTGATTAAGCCTTGACATTCTGACTGAGGTGATATATAATGAGTGATGAAATACAAGTTCCAGTTTGGACTTCTGGACTCGGAATTCGAGTTCTTCGAGACTCTCTCCATCCCGAGCATCCCGACAGCACGTACAACTACATCAAGAACGTGCTCGGTAAGAATCCAGAAGACTATGGATACTATTGCACTCACCTCACCGAACAACAGAAAGAACTCCTCAGCAGCATTCCAGACGACGCTCTGTTTGCTGAATGCAGACGACGAGAACAGAGAATAGCTGCCGAGGAAATGTATGGTAGTAAATGACAAATATCGATCTAATTGAGCGTAACGAAACAAACAAGAACTCTAGAGGCGGAACGGAGCTTCTGCAAGAACGGCTATACGACGGCCGCGTTCCTCGAGAACTACTAGAGCAATTTCAGATCGTGTTTTCTAGAGTACGGGACCTGGATGAGTCTAGGTTCCGTATTTTCTATGCGCACGATCTGCCTGGCGATCCAGAGTCTGAGTTCCTCCACAATGGAGGGTGGAGAAAGTTCCACAAGATAGTGTTCGTAAGTAACTGGCAGATGCAGGCTTACGTTTCGTACTACAACATACCGTGGTCTCACTGCGAAGTTATCGAGAACTCGATTATACCGATCGTCGATGGAGAGCATAAGCCAGTAGGCGACGGTCCTATCAGAATCTGCTACACCCCAACGCCTCATCGCGGACTAAACATTCTATTCGCCGCATTCGAGGCTCTGGCAAAAGAGCGAGACGACATAGTACTAGACGTCTTCTCTTCGTTTAAGCTCTACGGATGGGAGCAGAGAGACGAGAGCTACAAGGAACTATTTGAAGCTCTACGAGAACATCCTCAGGTTAACTATCACGGCACTAAGTCTAACGACGAGATCAGACACTATCTAGCCAACGAGGGACACATCTTCGCGTATCCTTCTAAGTGGCCAGAGACGAGCTGCTTATGCTTGATCGAGGCGATGTCGGCCGGACTCATGTGCGTTCACTCTAACTTCGGCGCACTGTCAGACACTTCGGGCGGTCACACTCACATGTACCAGTACCATGAAGACGAGAACGCTCACGCTACTAAGCTCTATCATCTGCTAAAGGGATGCGTCACTCACTACAGCGACGATTCGACAGGAGCAATCATCAAGCTGGCGAAGACTAACGCTGACTACAGATTTAACTGGTTCATCAAGTCTAGTCAGTGGACTGGGCTTCTAACAGAAATAACCATGCGCAATCCCGACAAAGCGCTACCCAAGGCTGGCTTTACGTATAGAGCTTAATATGGGTGAAGTTATTATCGGACCGTGGGTTAACTCCGTATCGTATTCGGCAGAACCCTACAAAGAAGACCTACTAGACGTACTTGTCGAAAGTCTTACGGAATCACTTTTCGAGTGGATGCGTGATGAAGGCTTTGACAATTTAGGTGAGATGGTATATACTAAGGATCTGGCACTCATTAATGAGTCAATACGATCTTATCTCATGAAGCTGCAAGAGAGATACCATCCTGTACAAGACGTGTCAGAAAACTTGTTTACGTTCAAGGGCGACATGCTCTTCATCGAGCCTGGCATATACGTAGACTTTAAAGACGAAAGTGACGAAACTTGATTATTGTAGACTTACAGCAGGTTATGATCGCATCTATCATGATGCAGATGGGTAACTCTGGCGGCACTATCGAGACCAACATGTTCAAGCACATGGTTCTCAACTCTCTTCGCTCATATCGAAATAAGTTCAGGTCTAAGTACGGTGAACTTGTTATCGCTACCGACACTGGCAGGTCGTGGCGTAGAGAAGTCTTTCCATACTACAAGGCCAGTCGCATAAAAGATCGAGATGCGTCCACTCTCGACTGGGAGGGCATCCACAATGCTCTTAGAGAAGTTAGGAGCGATCTTAAGCATAATTTTCCCTACAGAGTAGTGGAAGTAGATGGTGCCGAGGCCGATGACATCATCGGTGCGTTATGCCATAAGTACGGTTCTAACCTTCCAGGCGGCGAACAGATACTGATTATCTCGGGCGACAAGGACTTCAAGCAGCTTCAGTCATACATGAATGTAGAGCAGTACGATCCAGTTCGCTCTAAGAAGATCACTGAGAACAACCCAGAAGAATACCTGATCGAGCACGTCCTCAAGGGTGACAGAGGAGACGGCGTTCCTAACGTTCTTTCGGCCGACAATGCTATCGTTCTTGGCATTAGACAGTCAACGATGACTAAGCCTAGACTAGCAACTCTTACAAAAGCAGTAAAGAGCGGAGACTGGAGCGAGATCTTAAGAGACCCTAAGCTGTCGATGGCTCACAGAAACTATCTTCGCAACAAGCAGATGATCGATCTTAGCCAAATTCCTGAAGACGTTAAGAATAAGATCTTCGAAGCGTACGAAGCCGAGGCTGGTAAGTCTCGCGATAAGATCTTCAACTATCTTATCAACAATCGAATGAAACACCTAATGGAACACATCAACGAGTTTTGAATGCCACATAAGACAACAGAACAAATGAATGAAGAGCTATCCTTAGCATGGATGTTTTTTAGCTCGAAGGGTAAGGAGTGGAAGCACTACAAGGGCGGAATCTACCGAGTACTCACCGAAATGAAGCACCCTTTCGGATTCAATACCGACACTGGCGAGTTGATGATCTCGTACATGAGAATCGACGGGCCTAACTTCGAGTACTTTAAAGAGGGAGAAGTAGTCTACTCTCGTCCTTTCCGCGAGTGGAAGGATCAAGTCGAAGTAGACGGTAAGAAAGTTCCTAGATTCGTGCCAGTCCGTAAAGCAGAAATCTGGGTTGAGAAGTGATGTTGCTATTGTCAAAGGTATAAATAAGTCGTGAATGGCTTTTAGCCTTTGACAATAACAACCAAGGATAGATTAATGAAACTCGGTCTTGCCGAAATTCTAGAAAATGCTTCTAAACTGAAGAGTCGCAAAGAAAAGATAGAATATCTACAGAAGAACGATAGTCGATCTTTACAAGACTTAATCCAATACGCTCTGCATCCTGCTATAGTCTGGGACCTCCCAGAAGGCGCTCCTCCCTACAAGCCTACTGATTTTCTCGACCAAGAGAATATGCTGTACACGCAGATGCGTAAGCTATCACTATTCGTGAACAAGAACGGCTCTAATCTTAAGCCGGCTCGACTAGAGCAGATTTTTGTTCAGATTCTTGAGTCCATTGCGCCTAAAGATGCAGAACTACTTCTGCTGGTCAAGGACAGAAAACTACCTAAAGGTATAACACCCGCTCTAGTCCAAGAAGTGTGGCCTGGTCTTATTCCGAGTGAAGCTGATGAAAAAGTTTCGGAAGAATAACTGGGAAGAAGAGGAAGAAGTATCTCAAAAGCGTAAACCAAAGAATAAGAAGTTCCAACGAGCTCTTAAGACGCGAGATATCAACTACCTTTTAGATCACTGCGACGACGACGAGGACTACTAATGCCTTTATACACTTTCGTTAACATCGAGACAAATGAAGAGTTCGAAGAGCTCATGCCTCACTCCAAGGTAGAAGAGTTCTTGAAAGAGAACACTCATGTGCGTAGGAAAGTGACATCTTCTAGCATTAGCTACAACGACGCTAAGAAACCAGATGATAGCTTTCGTGATATTCTGAGGGACATTAAGAGAAATAGTCCTAGGAGTAACATCAATACATTTTAGTCGTCTCATAACACAAGAGAGCATAGATGACTCACCAGAATAAAAGACTTACTAAGAGAGAACGTAGACTGCTAAGAGAGCAGACTAGGTTAGAAAGTGAACAGCCAAACTTTGGACTTCAGCTCAAAGTCATTAAGCCACTAACGATTAATCAAAATAACGCGTTTAAAGCTTATGATGCTGATCATAACCTGATGCTTCACGGCATCGCAGGTACTGGTAAGTCGTTCCTTGGTATGTATTTCGCACTACGTGAGATATTTTCAGGTCTATCCACTAAGACTCGACTGGTCATCGTAAGATCAGTCGTTCCAACTAGAGACATGGGCTTCCTTCCTGGTACGACCAAGGAGAAGGAAGCGGTCTACAAGGCTCCCTACGTGGCTATATGCGAAGAGCTGTTCGGTCGAAGAGACGCCTACACTCTACTAGAGAACAAGGGCATCATCCAGTTCATCTCGACCAGCTTCGTGCGCGGCGTCACCTTCAATGACGCTATCGTTCTAGTAGACGAGATGCAGAACTGCAACCTCCACGAACTAGACAGTATCATCACTCGAGTAGGTAAGAACACTCGAATCGTGTTCGCAGGAGACTTCAGACAGTCCGACTTTACTAACGAGCAGGAAAGAAACGGACTAGGTAAGTTCATGAACATCGTTAAGTCGATGAAGTCATTCGAGTTCGTAGACTTTCAGAGACAAGACATCGTCAGGTCGTCCCTGGTTAAAGAGTACATCATCCAGAAGGATGAGCTCAGGATTACCGTCTAAATTAGTTGACATTTCTGTGGCTACAGTGTATAATGCGCTGTAGCCACAATAGAAGAACATCATGTTTAATCTAAAACTAATCGACTTACCTAAGATATATTCCGAAGATACGTCAAACGGAAGATTCTATACTACACCGAAGGGTGACAAGTATCAGAGCGTCACCACGTTTCTCTCTAAGTTTAGCGACCATCAGTGGCTAGACGACTGGATCGAGAGAGTAGGCGAAGAGACTGCAAAGAGAGTCTCAGTTCAAGCTTCAAGACGCGGAACTGCAGTTCACAACATACTAGAGCAGATGGTTCTCAACAACCCTCAGTACTCTAGGGGCCAGATGCCCAACAACCTAATGATGGCCGAGTCTATTCGTAAAGTTCTACTTCAAAGAGTGAGAGCTGTTTACGGACTCGAGATAGGTCTGTGGTCCGACTCTATGAAGATAGCCGGACGAGCTGACATGCTCGCGCTATGGGACGACGCTAAGTCTATTGTAGACTTTAAGACTTCTAAGTACATTAAGAACGAAGAAGACATTCTAAACTACTTCCTCCAGTGTACTCTGTACGCTCTCATGGTAGAGGAAATTACTGGAGTTCAAATTCCTCAGATCGTAGTGATCATTGGCGTAGACAATGAAGATCCTCAAGTCTTCGTAAAGAAAAAAGAAGACTACATCGACAAGATCAACGACATGCTCGAAGAAAATAAAATTATCTCTGCGCAATAATTTAATATTTACAATGCAGGCTGGCATGTTTATATTTTAATCCAGTCAATGGGATTAGTTTCACGTTGGCGTGGGGATCTGATGATGAGGGGTCAATGAGAATAAAAGTATGCGGAAGACATCACCACAGAGACGTAAACCACGAGCTCATTCGCGAGGCTTGCCGATTCTACGGTCAGCTGCTGTTTATAACTCAACAGGAACTGGACACGATCAATAACCTAAGCGTTAGGATCGATAACGTTGTAGGCCTCAAGCACAGTCATCGGTGTGACGCATACACCTCGTACATTGACGGTCACGCAGACCCGCGAAGCTTTGTAGTAGAAATAGACGCTCACCTAGACAGGAAAGCGACTCTGTGTACTCTCGCACACGAGTTCGCTCACGTCAGGCAATATTCTACCGGCATCGCCAGATGGTCTCCTCATGGAGACGGCGTCGTGTGGTACGGAAATCACATCGCATACGACAGCATGGACTACTACGATTACCCGTGGGAAGTCGACGCTTACGGTCGAGAAGTCGGGCTCTACTCTCGCTTCATCGAGAAGGACCACGCGGTGTCCGATCATTCCGATCTCTTAAGGCGCTTGTAAGCAACTGTAAACAGGTATTTGCTTCGCTAATCGTGGTGCAAAATACCTGTTTACATTGTTTAACACGTGTATTATAAGGTCCTTGCTGGTAAGAATAACCGGCAGCAAGGAAGGAATGTTATGAATACTGAAGCACGCATCTCGCGTATTCTTCTGGTCAGTCCGGAAGATAACGAGACGATCCGTCGCAATCGATCAAGAGTGTTCGTCTGGCCCAAGGGCGAGGCGGCGATCGACGCGATGATCTTTCAATCCCAACGTCCGATCGATTCGTATCGGGAACTCGCCATCCGAGCGATCATGATGTCTGGTCTGAAGATACAGAACCAGGATCACGTCGAGCTCGACATCGTTGAAGTTCCGACCACGACTGGAATGCAGCAGCACTTCTCGACTCGCGGTTGGTGCCGTAACGACGAGGGCGAGGTCTTCGACATCATCATCGAAGCGGCCCTGCTGAACGAAGAGCTCCCTTCGGTGAGCGTCAGCACGATCGATCCAATCATGGATGGCATCGAGAGCGGTGAGAACCCTCTCATCATCGAAGCTCAGGTATCGAACCTGAAGCCCAGAGCTTCCGATGACAAGTCAAACGTCGTTCCGATGACCAGATCGACGCAGTCCAGCCCGAAAGCCAGGGTCGCTCGCAAGCCGACCGTGCATGACGGCCACGAGGACGAGAATCCTTCTGGTCGAATGAAGGGCCGGCCCGGACGAGTGAAGAATCACTGGGACGGACGCTTGGCTCAGAATCGCACGCACGCGATGGCCTAATTGTCCACAACAGGACGGCGAAGAGAGGGAGAGCTGATCTCCCTCTCTTTGTGCGTGGTATAAAATGCCTTTACATTTTAGATTAAATGTTTATAATAGAAAATGGTAAAGGCCAGGCGAGAAGCACACATGGCGTCATTCTGCTCTAAGTGTTTAAGCACCAGAATCCTTAACGTTAACGCTAAGTGTTCTGACATGTGCTGCGTCGAGATAAAGGGAAGAGAGAGCGTTGGATACGTTCCTTCTGGCCTTGGAATCGGAGACGGTGACTACCTCTACTTTGGATTGTGTCTGGATTGTGTCTGGACTGTGGAAGAGTTGATGGTCAGTGGCCTCGCCCTGAGCACGAACTCGAACAAGAAGATAGTGGTTGACATTGTGTTAAATCGTGATAGGATATACATTATGGCACACATATCAACAGGACATCGTCGAGACGTGGAAAGAGTCGGTAGAATTATCTCTGTTCGAGACAAGATGCAGGATGGCTACAGCTACGAGCTGGTCGAACCCGCCGGCAAGAACTTTCGCTATGACTTTACGCCACAATTAACACCGGCTGAAATGCTCAGCATGGGCGTATTCGGTGGCATATACATGCGCGACTGCGTTAACGAGTTTCCAGCGTCTTGGTTCGAAAATGCCAAGTTCGCTAAGGGTACCAAGCCCGATGTACGTCTAAACTTCATGAGAGTCGACGCATCTCAGCCACTGTCAGTCTGGCGTGAAAAGGGATGGATACATCCAGACGATCCGCGCGGCTGGTTCCAGTGGTACTGTCGCTACTACCTCGGTCGTCGTCATCCAGACGACAATCGCCAGATCGGCCGCTGGAAGGCTATGGCTCGCCATCTCGGTCAGATCAGAGCTAACTGCAAAGTCGGCGACATGAACTGCCGCCGCAAGCAGCGCCAAGCTATTCTTCACTGGGCATACGATCCTCGCCTGGTATGAGTGTCTACACGTTTAGACTGCTGTCTGAGTACGGTGGTAGATTTATGTTCGAGTGCTCTAAGTGGAGCAGCGAAAAAGAACCTGTAGACACCTACACTCTTATAGTAAAGCCTAGATCTGTTTCGTGCAGTTGCTACGCCAGAGGGCCGTGCAAGCACATGGACTTGGCTCGAGAGATAGTCGACAATGACATGCAGCGGGAGATGCACAGATACATATGGGACTACCAAAATACGTGGCAATACTCTAACGATATGGAATACGCATGACACACTACATTAAGTATGGAGACGCAATCTACGTTCGCTCTTCGGAGTCTATCGATCTCGGCAGTAGTCTTCCTGTCGGCACTTACGTCGTTCAGAGAGACGACGCCGGAGACTTCTATCTCACGAAGTCGGTCGACTTTAACCTCATTCCTCGCTACTACGGCGATACGAGGAAGAGAGCCGAGCGAATCATCAACACTTTCAAGATGCGCTCGCAGTCTACGGGTGTTATGCTTACCGGCGAAAAGGGCTCTGGTAAGACTCTTCTCGCCAAGCTCATCTCACACGATCTTCGCGTAAACGATAACATGCCGACGATCATCGTCAACACGGCGTTTACGAACACTGAACACAACAAGACGATCAAGGACGGCTTCTTGAAGTTTATGTCGACTATCGACACTCCGTCGGTAATTCTGTTCGACGAGTTCGAGAAGATGTACGACAATTACGAAGATCAGCAGTCGATTCTGACTCTGCTCGACGGGCTCTTCGCGAGCAACAAGCTCTTCATCTTTACCTGCAACGACAAGTACAAGATCGACACTCACCTCCGCAACAGACCCAGTCGAATCTACTACATGATCGACTATGTCGGTCTTGAAGAAGAGTTCATTCGAGAGTTTCTTAGCGAAAACCTCAAGCACGAAAAGTTTACCGACGAGATCGTCAAGATCAGCGGCCTCTTCAAGGCGTTCAACTTCGACATGCTTCAGACTATCGTCGAAGAGATCAATCGCTATGGATGCGATCCCCTCGACGCAGTGAAGTATCTCAACGTCAAGCCCGAAAACGACGGCCCTGGCTATCAATACTGGACTATCGAAAAGGTCGTCATCAACGGCAAGGACGTAACTAAGGACGTCGAGACCAACTCGCTGTATCTCAATCCTTTCCGAGCTTCGAGCATCGAAGTCGCCATGGAAGACGACGTGATCGTTATGTCCATCGACGACATGTATCAGTACGACGCTCAGCAGGGTAGAATCTGCTACAGAGACGTCGAGGGTACTGAGGTTACTATCAAGACGAAGATCAATGGAACATTCGACATCTCGAAGGTTCTGTGACAGTCTACGTAGACAAGCCTAGAGCTTTCTTCCACAAACGAAAGAAGTACTGTCATCTCATGGCAGATACTTTGGACGAACTACACGCGTTTGCAGCTAGAATCGGCTGCAAACGCTGTTGGTTCGATCGAGATCACTACGATCTTCGCGAGCACGAGTTCGAGCTCGCCGTCGCTGCTGGAGCTGTTGTCGTAAGCTCGCGCGAACTTGTAAAGCTGAGAAAAAAGTAGTTTACTTTCGCTTTACTTAGATATATAATCCCTCCAAATAAAGTTTCAACACTACACGTGCGAGTATTACATGGCAAAGCGCCCAGCACTTATCAAGCTCAAGTCAAAGAAGAAGACGAAGTCTAAGCAAGAACAGTTTTTAGTAAACAGCAAAGCTTACGGCGGAGAACCAGTCTACACCAGCAAAGAACTGAATGCCAGTCAGCTGACTCAGGCATACAACTGGTACAACTACATGTGCGAGACCAAGGAAGCGAAAGAGTTCCTTGTCGAGTATCTCAAGAACACAAATCGCACTGCCGATCTTCGTGCTGTACGAGCGATTCCAGACAAGTTCATTCCGTCTACGATATGCTGGATCGCTAGGATGCGGTCTCAAGGCGCTATTCTTCCAGACAAGACCAAGAATTACTTTGAGACCCGCCTTCAGGAAGCCATCTCAGATGGCCAGAGAAGGGCCGAGAATGAGCAACCCGAGCCTGAGGATGGTATGGGCAATGAGCCCAAAAAGCCCACCGTACAGGATCGAATGGCCGCGCTCTACGATCACCTGGCTTGTCAGGTCGAAGTTAAGATTGACGACTTCCTAGACAACTGGAAGTCGGAATTCAGCATGTTCGACTTCCTTCAGGCTAACGAAGTATCTCAGCAGATCGCTAAGCAGCTTCACGACAAGTACAACCCAGAACTCGAAGACATCGAGTTGGCCTATCACGGTAAGGTCGAGGGTTACGAGGGTTACACCAAAGATCACCTCGAGAAGCTGTACGGATTCTACGTAATGCTGGTCGAAGATATCGAGCAGTATCAGAACAACAAGAAGAAGACTCGTAAGCCTCGCAAGCCGAAGACGATGACTACCGAAAAGCTCCTCAAGGACTTTAAGTATAAGGAGTTCGATAACGTCTTCAAGATACAGTCGGTCTATCCTTCAGAAGTCGTCGGTGCTCTAGAGCTGTGGACGTTCAACTGTAAGTACAATCAGCTTACAGTGTTCAGAGCTAGCGATCCTATCAAGGGTCTGAGCGTGCATCGAACAGCGATCATCAATTATGACGAGAGCTCTTCTGTAACCAAGAAGATCAGAGCCAATAGAGTCGACGGCGTTCTAAGAGAACTGCAAGCCGCAGGCAAAGTATCATTGCGAAAGTTTATGGACACCGTTAACGGTTCAGACCAGAAGCTTCAGCAACGAATGAACGAGAACACTGTCTTAGTAAGGGTTGTTAAGAAGTAATGCCTATCGTATACGAGAACGCCGGCCACGCTAGGCGTATGCAAAAGATGTATCCACAGTTTCAGTGGAAGATGACCCAATGGCGTAAGAACAAGACTTGCTGGATATGCGAGCAGGAGATGCACATCGAGCACTCCGAAGAGAAGCCTTGGGCGCTTCAGGCTAGTGTAGACCACATGGTGGCTCAGTGTCTTGGTGGACCAGACGAAGAAGACAACTGGCAGCTTATCTGCGCAGGTTGCAACAACAAGAAGTCTAAGGTTGAGAACAAGCTCTTGACTATGATTAAGAGACGCAAAAAAAGGCCTTGACATTTTAGTCAAGCTATGTTATAAATACTCTATCTTCGCGGCATAGAGATATGCCAGAAGTTGAACGATAGGAGATCAGACCCGGGGGCAGTACCCGGCGGCTCCACCAGAAGCAGTGACGGTCTTAAGGTTGGCTATAGACGATCTTAATGAAAGTTGGTATGAAGAGACTTCCAACCACTGCTTCTGATGGGGCCGAACTAGGATCGATGGTCGCTGAAGGCTAGACTGAGAAGATCGTTTGGGTCCACGCTAAGGCCCACACAAAATAACCGCAAACGACAACAATGTCCTTGCGCTCGCTGCCTAAGCAGTGAGTCCTGGGGTCCGGTGGGAACCTAGCAACAGAATCCCACCACTTTTCAAGGAAAATTTGTATGAAGAAGCTGCTTTTAGCTGCTGCAGCCTTAGTGTGCGTTCCGGCCGCGCTGTATGCTCAGCAACAACTGATCGTTCCTAATGACGATCAGGATATTACCGACACTGAGTTAGCACAGCGAGCTCTCGTCTGTGCCAGCCTAGCCACTGACGAGCTACAGTCTAACGAAGTTATAACTGCTTACAAGCTAGATACTAATCGTAAGGTTCGAGACTTCGCTCTTCAGTGCCGCATGATGATGTATGGCTACGAGTTAGCTAATCAGGGATACACTACGTAATGTCAGACAGAGAACTAAGAATGTACTGTATCGACGAAGCCATTCGTTTCGTCGCCTCCACCAACAACTATACAGACATAAACGACCTCATTACCATTGCAACTACAATCGAATCTTACATCACAGCGGGGCCTGTAGTTAGCCAATCTTAACTTTTGCGGGCGTTTAAGACTATCTTCGGCCTAAATATAGGGTACAAACAAGGAGTACCCTATGGCACATCTTAGTAAGCACGGGCTCATGGAAGCGTTGATAGACGATCTTGAGCTGGCTGTTCTTAAAACGCCCGCAAAGCAGAAGAACGTAACTGTTAGCGGTGAGGATCTACTAATCCTAATCGAATACACTAGGCAATGTGAGTACGTTATTAAGATGATGGATGCCGACCCGAAGAAAGCGAAAGATAGTCTAACTAGATAATGTTGTATTTCGTAATATTGATCAGTAGCATACTAGGCTACATTTGCGCGATGGTCGCGGCAATCACGATATTTCTATCGACCGCTTCACCTTACAAGAGATTCGATCTCTACACACTGACTTTAGTCGTTCTTCTAGTTACTACCACGCTATCTACCATGTACGCACCTCTGCTATTTGGTAAGTTCATGTACGGTTTTTCCTTTACTTTCATGCTAACTTGGTTTATAATGAGGCATGATAGACTCATTAATGGAAAGATTGAAGATGTCAAGTAGTAAGTTTAACGTCGATCTAAACAAAGAAGTAGATCGACTAACCAAGAATAATGCTGGAGACATTATCGACGCGATATGTCACTGGTGCGAAGAGAATAACGTAGACGTAGAGACTGCAGCGGCGCTCATAAAGAAAGACCCTGTCCTAAGAGCTAAGATTCAGAACGAAGCTGAAGAGCTCAACATCATTCCATCGTCGGCTAAGCTACCCATATGAAGTGGTTCTGTGGACGCTGCCAACAACACACTCAAATGACTGAGACGGGAAGATGGTGCGAGTGTAAGACCTCGCCAGTCCCTCTGTGGTATATTCCAACCACAATTTTCGAAAAGATAAGATGTTTAACAGGCACGTGCCGTTATAAGGGCACTTGTGCTAAGTGCGATAACGGGCCATACGATGAAGCCATTCGACGTTTATAAGACCTACCTAGCACTCAAGAATCATCTAACGAAAGAATCATATGACTACCACAAGTATGCAGGGAAAGTTTCCGCCAGTGCCAAGTCATTTGATACCCGTCGCGACAGATACCATTTTGAGAAGCTGGCAAAGAAGAGAGACCCCTTCGGCTTCATGCTTGCAAACCTTCTTGTCGATCCTAAAGTATGGGTCGGAGAACTTACGACTAACGACAACGCCGAGACTGTATATCGAAGTTGGGCCAAACGGAACCAATCTCTTTCTTATACGTTCAAGGAGGAAGTCAATAAGCTCAGTGAGACCTATCAGTCCTTCGACGAGATGTTTAGGGCTGGAGACGGAAGGCATCCACCCCTTCTCCGCGAATACTTACGTCAGTCGATCAGTCTTGAAACCTTAGTAATTCTAGTTCACCTTAGCGGTTGCTACAACTACTGGAATCGCAAGATGGACTTCGATCCAGTCTGGCAGGAGGTAGCTCTTAAGATACGTAAGTATCATCCATTCATGCAATATGACGCAAAAAAGTTACGCGACATAGTTATTGACATTTATGGTGATTAGATATATAGTAATGTAACAGGGCGAGAAAGACTTGCCCTTAAGATAAGCAAAGGAGTTTTGCTGTATGAGTAAAAAGTACAAGCTAGCGGTGTACATTGGCCGCTTTCAGCCACTACATAATGCGCACCTCAAGACCATTGTAGAAGCTTCTAAGATCGCAGATCGCGTTCTGGTCATAGTCGGTTCGGCAGACCAACCAAGAACTCACAAGAATCCGTTTACGTTTGAAGAGCGTCGGTGCATGATAATGTACTCGATCGCGGACTTGCGCAAGCAAGAAGAGAACAGTGAGCTAATCAGAGTCACGATCGAGCCTAACATCGACACTATCTACGACGACAACGCGTGGATAGAACGAGTTCAGTCTATCGTCTCCAACTACTGTAAAGAAGACAGCGAGATCGTCCTAATAGGATACTCCAAAGACGGCGACACCAGTCGCTACCTCAACATGTTTCCTCAGTGGGCTCGCCATAACACCACTCACACTGACATCCTCGACGCGACTAAGATTCGCGAGATGTACTTCAATCCAAACATGCACCGCGGCTTTATCGCTGGCGTCGTTCCAGGAGCCGTAATGGAGTTCCTCGACGAGTTCGATGCGGACACCTACGACTCTATCGTCGAAGAGAAGAAGTTCATCGACAACTACATAAAGAAGAAGGAAGTCTACGAGTATCCCATCGTAGGAGTTACCTGCGACGCTGTAGTAGTTCAGGCCGGACACGTTCTTCTTATCAGGCGCAGGTCGATTCCTGGTAAGGGTCTGTGGGCTCTTCCTGGTGGATACTTCGACGCTAACAGAGACCGCGATCCTGTCGACGGCATATTCCGAGAGCTTCGAGAAGAGACCAAGATCGACGTTCCAGATAAGGTTCTTCGTGGTTCTCTCGACAGAGTTCAGCACTTCGCTGCTCCAGGTCGATCGCTTCTAGGTAGGTCTGTAACATTCGCTGGTTTCATCCGTCTGAGTGACGGTGAGTGGAACTTGCCGAGAGTGAGAGGAAGTGACGACGCCGAGAAGGCTAAGTGGTTCCCCATCTCGCAGATCAAGCGAGACTTTCTGTTCGACGATCACTTCGACATCATTCAACACTTCATCCCAGCTATTAAAGGTTAAGCGATAGACGCTTAGCTACATCTTGTAAAGGAGTTTTACAATGCAAAACATCATTCTTAACAGCGACTCGTACAAGTACAGTCAGTGGAATCAGTATCCCGACAAGACGGAGTACGTCTACTCTTACATTGAGTCGCGCGGCGGTAAGTACGACGATACCGTATACTTCGGACTTCAGATGTTCCTCAAGGAGTATCTGTCACACCAGGTCACAATGGAAATGATCGACGAAGCCGAAGCAGTCATTACAGCACACGGACTTCCCTTCTATCGCGAAGGCTGGGAGTACATCGTCTATGAACACGACGGATTCCTGCCAGTCAACATCCGGGGTGTAGACGAGGGAACTATTCTCCCAACCAGCAATGTTCTCGTAGACATCTGGAACACCGACCCGAAGTGCTGGTGGTTAGTATCTTTTCTCGAGACAGCGCTGCTCAGAGCTATCTGGTATCCTACCACCGTAGCCACTAACAGCTACTATAGCAAGAAGATCATCCTCAACGCTCTCGAGAGAACCGGCGATCCTTCTCTAATCGACTTCAAGCTTCACGACTTCGGCGCTCGAGGTGTTTCGAGTCTAGAGTCTGCCGGCATCGGCGGCCTGGCTCACCTCATCAACTTTATGGGAACCGACACAGTCGAATCTCTTCTCTTCGCGAGAAAGTACTACAATACTAAAGACATCGTAGGCTTCAGCATTCCTGCTTCAGAGCACTCTACCATCACTAGCTGGGGTCGAGAGAACGAGGCTAGAGCCTACAGCAACATCTTACAGAAGCACGCAAAACCAGGTGGCTTGGTCGCATGTGTTAGCGACAGCTACAGTATCTTCGAAGCGTGCAAGATGTGGGGCACCATCCTTAAGGACCAGGTGCTTAAGAGCGGGGCTACTTTGGTAGTCCGTCCCGACTCGGGCGACCCGGCTGCGGTCGTTACCAAGTGCGTTCAAATCCTTGACAAGTACTTCGGTCACACTGTCAATGATAAAGGGTTTAGAGTCCTCAATAATGTAAGAGTCATCCAAGGCGACGGAATCGACCACTCTAGCATCAGGTCTATTCTGTACTCTCTCGAGATGGCTAACTATAGTGCAGACAATGTTACCTTTGGTCAAGGTGGCGCCCTGCTTCAGCAGGTCAATCGTGATACTCTGAAGTTTGCAATGAAGTGCTCGGCGATCTGCGTCGACGGCGAATGGAGAGACGTATATAAGGACCCGATTACCGACCCGGGCAAGAAGTCTAAGCGCGGAATGCTCGACCTTATTAAAGTAGGTGACGAGTATAGAACAATCAAGTTAGAGACTGGAGCTCCAGTCGGTCCTTCTCTATTGAAGACTCGCTTCAGAAACGGAGCTCTTCAAAATCAAGTCACGTTTGAGCAAGTGAGAAATAATGCAAAAAATGGTTGACATTCTTGCATTACTGTGATATAAATACAATGCAGCAAGATAAGGCTGGCCCACGAGGGAGCAAACTCTTGCTGCATTTACATTATGGTGAAGTGACATGCTATACAAATCATATACAACAACATACAAATCATACAGGAAAATACAATGGCATCAAGTTTTGCTGATCTAAAAAAGAACCGTAAGTCTAGCGCTGCTTCTCTCGCAGCCGATCTCGAAAAGCTAACCAAGGGTAATGAACGCTCCAAGGACGAGAGCTTCTGGGCACCCACCGTCGATAAGGCTGGTAATGGTTACGCTGTTATTCGATTCCTTCCAGCTCCTCCGGGCGAATCTGCCCCTTACGTACGCTACTGGGACCATGGCTTCCAAGGCCCGACCGGTAAGTGGTACATCGAGAAGAGTCTGACCTCTATCGGACAGGAAGACCCTGTCGCCCAATTCAACGGCAAGCTCTGGAACGCTTCTCAGGACGATAACTCTCCTGAACGTAAGCAGGCTCGTAACCAGAAGCGCCGCCTCCACTTCATATCTAACATTCTCGTCATTAAGGACTCGGCTAATCCCGAGAACGAGGGTAAGGTCTTCAAGTACAAGTACGGTAAGAAGATCTTCAATAAGCTCAACGAGAAGATGAACCCTGAGTTTGAAGATGAAACGCCGATGAACCCGTTCGACCTCTGGGAAGGTGCGGACTTCAAGCTTAAGATTCGTCAGGTCGAAGGCTATCGTAACTACGATAAGTCTGAGTTCGACGAGCCAAGTGCGATCGCCGGTGACGACGACGCTCTCGAAGCTATCTGGAAGTCTTGCCACAGCCTCGAGGCAGTTATCGCTCCTGACCAGTTCAAGAGCTATGACGAACTTAAGCGTAAGCTTGAGATGGTTCTAGGCCTGGGTGATCAGAACACTGCCGCTCATCAGCGTGCAGCGGCTAACTCTCGTAGAACTATCGAGGACGAGGATGACGTAGCTCCTTCTATGGAAGCTACAGCTCTTCCTTCTTCGAGCTCTGACGACGATCTTCCTTGGAACACTGGTTCTGACGATGACGACGGCCTCGACTTCTTCAAGAATCTCGCGGCTGACTAAGAACAATAAGTACCTCGTACTAAGGGGAGCGCCTCCAAGCGCTCCCCTTTTTTGTATTCAAACGATATAAAATATGTTTACAAATATTCTAAATCGTGATATAATGGGAATGGAAGGAATTTAACTATGCGCATATTTTTGATTGCGACAGCAAGTCTACTAATGTCGGCTTGTAATGTCCAACAGGGCGAGTCGGCTATGGACATGGACAACCCAGACTATGAGAAGGCTATGACTGAAGTCACGGCCGATGGTTTGCTAGCCATTTCTTATGGTATGCACCAGCGCTGCAATCGCGGCTTGGAGCAGGACTGCGAGATGAAGATGCTGTATCTTCAGATATACGAGACGTACAAGCAGCAGGATTATCAGTTTAGCGACCAACAAATGCAGTTCTTCAATAGGCATGGACTTCGAGTCTTGCCGTCACTCGACGAACTTGAAGACTACGTCGACAAGGGAAGAGAGATAGAGGCTAACAATCCTTAATCTTATTTGCTGAGGTGAATTTATGAATAAGTTTGTAATCGCTGCCGTAGCTCTATTAGTAGCAGGATGTAGCGTTCAGGAAGACGTTGTTACGTCTTCAACAGAAGACGAAGTAAAGGGTATAGTCAATCCTTCGTTAGATCAAGCTCTGACTGAAGTGACTCCTGTAGGCCTAGCCGCACTAACTTATTCTTCAGTTCTTGCGTGTCAAGATGGATCGCAGAGCGACTGCCATTTGAAAGAGACATACTTTCAGATCGCTAGAACGTACAAGGATCAAGGCTTTCGTTTTACTGAAGAGCAGGCCAACTTGATCGAAGAATACGATCTAAGAATGATACCCACTCAGCAAGAGCTCGCGAGATTTGTTAAAGACTACTCGCGAGACGTGGAAGGTATTAGTCAAACCAGTCAGTAAACTGCTCCCAGAGCGAAGGCTTTGGTTGAGTCGCGGGCTTTCCTTTTGGAGCTGACGTAGCTTTACCGCCGGCAGCAACGTTAGTCGTGTTGTTTATGACTACAGGTTTGTCTTTCTTAGAGCCTTGAGCTGCCTGAGATGTTTGATTTAGAGCCTTACCTCTAGGAGCTATAGTGCTCTCAAGCTTTCTAGCTGTAGGTGAGTCTTTCTTAATAACAAACAACCCATTATCAGTCACGTCATCATATACTTGCATAATCTTTGACGTGAACTGAAAGGCCGTGTCAGCCCAGCTGTCGCCCTTGTCTTTAGTTCTCTTAGTCTTAAATAGACCACCTAAGAAGCTAGACTCGCTCTCAACTTCACTCTTAGGTGTCAGTGGAGTGACTCCACCAGCACGGCGTGCTGTAGATGCTGAAGCTATCTTCTTAATTTCTTCTTTTAGGTCGCCCATGCTTATCTTACCTTTAGATACGTCTAAAGATTCCCACTCAAGACCGAGCTTTACTAGATCGCTGTTAGACCACTGGTCGATCTTGTTTGGATCGAGACCTCTCTTCTTAATAGCAGTACTTAGTATCATTCTGTCTTGTAGCTCTGGTGTAAACTTAAGAGTGCTAAACTGATCTTTAGTGTAGCCCATACCCTCTAGTGTTTCAACCATAGTTCCAGAAATCCACTGACCCTTACCTATAGCGCTAGTTCCCACTATCTGGCCTCTAGAGTTTCGTCCTATACCAGCCGCTCTAGTGTTCTTGTTTATTTGTTTTTGTAGTTGCTGAGCTTCTTCTATAGTAAGCTCGGACAGCTTCTTACCAAACATCTTTTCAGCGCTACCGTAATTACCGTTATCAAATTCCGTGTCGTATCCAGCACCCTCTCTTCTAGAGATCATGTCGATAAACGCAGCTTCTCTACCTGTAAAATTACCAGTAACAGTAGGACCAACGTCTTTTCCACCACCGGTAATCTGCGACTGAAGATCAGCAATATATTCAGGCTTAACACCAAGCGCGGCACCAATACCACCAGCTAATCCACTCTGTAGTGCTTTTGCCTTTTGTTCTGGTGTAGCGTTTTCTGGGAGATTGTTTAGAGCGTCTTCGGCACCTGTTGTTAGTATCCCAGCGCCACCTAGAGCTGCCATTATTCCAGTCTTAAGCCAGCTTTGAGACTCTTCCTTCTTGTCTTCTCTTTCGCTACCATTTTCAGTAGAGACAGCCGAGCTTGCTTTAGAGTTTAGTGCCTCTTCTCTCTCATACTCTTGTCTTCTTAGATTGTCTATACCCGCCTCGTCAAAAGAGCCAACTAACATAGTAAGAAGAGAAGCAGTCTCGGCCGTGTTGGCCTCAATGCTGTGTAGAACATCTATCATCTCTTCATTAGAATAATTGTCAGAGTCTTCAGACTTTCTTCTCGAAGACTTTGCTCTCTGAGCGGTGGCTGGCTTTAGTCTAGACGTATGACCGTAGATGTCAGGCTTCTTCTTACCTGACTTCCAGTCGTTAGCAAACTCAGGTAGCTCTTCTGGCATAAAGAGGTAGTCGCCAAGAACGTCGCGATAGTTGTCGTTAGCCTTGTTCTTACTGTAGTCGTGATAGTTGTGTCGGTCCATGATTCTATCCATGGTTCGACTTACAATACCAGTCTGATCTGTAACAGATCCAAGAGCGTCAGGAACTACGTCGTTGTCATTGATACCATTTCGACGCTCGATCCATCTAGGAGCTCCAGCGTTGTAGTTAAACTTGTCGATAAGCTTACCCATAGTAGAAACTATGGCGTCCACTTTATCGTTGACGGCGTTTAACTTCTTATCGGTATGTAGATTGTGCTTGGTTATGACTCGATCTAAAGTTGAAGACATCGACTTCTCGAGGTATGAGTCATTAGCTGCTCTAATAACTACACCGTCGTTATCGTTTGTCGGCTTATTTAGATCTGATATCGTAGGAAACATTACTTACCCTTCATGTTAGCCCAGCTGCTGAATCCGAAGAAAGCGCAAACTATAGAAGCCATGGCTAGGTAGAACCAAGTTAGAAGCTCGGCGAACTGAGTTATAAGAGGAACAGAGGTTACGAATCCAATGATGTAGAACGTTGGAATTATCATCGCGAATAGAGCGATCCACGCTATTCTTCTACGCCCATCCCATATCTCTTCGACCTGCTTAGAATCTAAGCGAGAGTCTACTGGTGACAGTGTGGTAGGTGGTGGAGGCGCGGGGTGCGTGTGTTGAGAGTGCTCGTTAAAGCTTATATCCTCGATGTGATCGTCTTCCATGATGCTTAAACTCCTCTTTCATCATTTCTCTGCTTTTCTAGAAGTTGTATCAACATGTCGACTTTAATGTCTTTCTCGAAGACTATCCAATTCTCAACCTCGCTTGTCAAGTATTTATGATGCTGTTCAAGTGCGAACATCAACTGGAGGTGATCTTCAAGGGTATTATGACTTAGCGCAACGTAAAAAAATCAGTTAACGTAGTCAGACTAATCTTTCGAGGAGTCCCCTTGGAGTTGGTGTACTCGATCACGTAGTTTAGGCGAGGCATGCTTCCGATGAATTTCTTGACCTTAGAGTACGACTTAGTGTCTAAGTTTAGAACGTACTCTAGCAGCTCTTCGTCATTGTAGTCTTCTGCAAGATAAACGTCGTCGCCTTCAAATATAGTCTCGATACACTTCGAAGCGATCCACTCGTAAGCTTCTTCGGTGTCCTTAATTGCCTTAGCATCATCGAACAACTTTGCTGGTGGATACCTAAGCTTAATCGATACTTCATCGCTAACTTTTACGACGCTGTCGGCGTCTTCTGGATATAGAATCTCTACGTCGTCTAGATCTACGACAAAGTCGTACTTCTCTTCGTCTTCCATATCTCGGAAAGAGAGACTTACTTGATCTCCAATAGAGATGCTTCTTATCTTAAGGAATACGTACTCGATGTCGAAAGTAGTAAGAGAGTCTACGTCTACTTCTATAAGGCAGTTGTTAACGACCTGCTTTACTGCTCGGTAGATATCAGCTTCGTCTTCACTGGCCTTGGCCATAAGAAGGATCTTCTCATCCTTGACTAGCATCTGTCTGTATAGTACGTTCTTACCTGTAGATGGCATTGTCATCTCAAACAGAGGGTGAGATGTCTTTGGTAGTGGCATTACGATATTTCCTTATTTAGTATCACTACTATCTGGTACTGGTGTTGATTGATTTGCGTTGGGGTCGTCCGTGAACTCGATTCTAGGGCCGGTCTGATATCTCTCGGGATACCAGTCTTTAAACGTAAACGACACTGGAAGCATGGTGAGCTGGTTCTTCTCATCCCAGTCTACCTGCTTGTCGCCGATGTAGTTTGGATAGCACTCCGAAAGAACTATTGCTTTCTCGAAGCGACCTTCGGGATCGAACGTCGTGATCTTAAGGTCTACTGCGTACTCCTTCTTGTATCTGAAGAAGTAAGGCTCTACGTCTGGACCTGCTCCTCTTACGAATTCAGCGCTAGGATCCATGTTGTAGAACTCGCCGCCGATTCCGTTAGCCATGTTGAAGTTGATGATAGAACGTACCCACTCGTACATCCACTCGTCTACTTGTCCTTCACCGTCGATGTAGAACATCATCATGACGTCGTTAAACACGGTGCCGTATGGCTTACGCTCAATAGGACCGTATCCATATCTATAGACGTCTGCAGACATGACACCAATACCCGGAATTGCAGCAGCCTTACAATAGAAAGACAGCTTGCCTGCTCTACCTCCGACGTTGTTCTTAACTCGTCTGTTTCTTTCGAGATACTCAGGAACGGGAAACTCCACTAGGAAGCGGCTGCCCAGCTTAAGGCCACCACCTCTGTCGATAACAGACTTAAACTCCTGAACATTAAAGCCCTTGTTGGCCATTATCGAGGCTTCCTTCTTCTTCCTAGTCTCTTAACACTTTCAGACCAGACGAACTCTTTTCTCTTCTTGACGAATCTTTCTGTAGGTAGCATTAGAGCCATGTCCCACTCGTCAGGATTGATGCGTACAAATTGAGACTGAACGTGGCTGTTTAGGTATCTCTTAATGCATGGTTCGAAGTATCTAAACTTCTGAACACCCTTCATTATGCTGTACGATATCTGCAACTTAGTAGTCGCGTCGTACTTGTCGTTGTTCATAGTCGTGTACAGAGCGTCCATCAGCTTAGCTCTGTACATTGGTGGAAGGTAGTGCAGGTTGATTCCAAGAAATCCGTCGGCGTACACTTCAATCGGGAATATGAGTGGAACTCTATCCCAGTACGGAAGCTTATCCTTTAACTTAGCGTCGTAGTTAAAAGTTATCATCTGACCGATGTTGTCGTAGCTGATAGTCTTTACTACACGATCTCTTTCATTTCCACGAAACAGATTTGGAACGTTAACAGACTGTATTTCAGAAGCTACTTTTCTGTACCAGTCTCGAGCAGCCTGACGCTGTCCTCGCTGATTTAAGTTCAGTGAGTCAGGCTTACCTTGCGCTAAGCGCTGGAATATGTAGCTTAGTTTACCTTCAGTTCTCTTCATACAATTATTTATGTGTTAAAAGCGAAGGCCTAGACTCTTTTCGGTTAGTATCAGAAACTGGTAGTTTCTATTAGCGCACCACTCTCGAGCATACTCCCACTTAGACTTATTCTTAGCGTAAGTCATAGCCTCGTTGAGGTAACGCTTACTCATTCTAGGAGGCTTGCTCGGAGGAATTGTCTGATGGTGTGGCTTTATCTCTACGACCTGAATTACAGTCGTGCCGTCTTTCTTACGCCACTTTACCTTAAAGTCTGGAAAGTACCGATGTATTCTACCGTCTGTCTTGCAGCGATACGGAATGAAGAACTCTTCGCTAGACCACTCGACTATGTCAGGATTAGTGTCGCAGAACGACATGAACCTAGACTCCCATCTAGATCGATATACGATGTTGTTAACGTCGCCTCTGTATTTGTGGGGGTTTATTGGCTTGAACAATCCTTTGTAAGCCATGGTAGCACCTATAAATAACTCATACGCTATAATTATAGGATCGCAAATGGCTATCAATCCATTTCTACTGCCAGCAATAGTCAATGGAATCCCTTCGTCTGTGCAGGGGGCGACTTCTGCTATCAATGAGTTTTTAGACAATCGAGAGCCAGACAGAACGCGAGCTAGATTCGACCAGAGTGAAGACCCTGGAAAGTATATTGATGACAGCGATCCTTCATACATTGCAAACAAGTACGCTATAAAGTATCCGACAGACTTTCCTCTGGTATACGTTTCTTTCGCCTTTATGGAGTATAAGAGACCGAGTCAGTTCGAGCCTTTAAAGACTGACGGAATAAAGAACTACATCTCTCTTCCTATACCAAGCAACCTAGTAGACTCTAGTAAGCTAGACTACGGCATAGCAAAGGGTGGTGTTCTTGGTGAAGCTCTAGCTAATCTAATTAGATCGACTGAAGCTAGCGCTACAAACGCAGACGGCTTAATCGACTCTCTTAAGAAGAGAGTACTTTCGACTGAAGGTCTTACTAATATACTTCAGGGTGCTGGCGCTGCTGGTATAGGTGCAACTCTATCTGCAGCAAGAGGCATAGCAGGAAACGATATAGTAGATGGAGCGCTTAGCGCGGCTGGTATAGCAGAGAACCCGTTCTCAACTGTTGTGTTTAAAGGTCCTGAACTCAAGACGCATCAGTTCACTTGGAACTTTTCACCAAACAACGAAGACGAATCATCGATAGTTAAGACTATCATAAACACGTTTAAGAAAGCAGCATATCCTGAACTTATGGAGCTTGGTGCTGGTGGCTTTTACAAGTATCCGATGATAGTTATACCAAACTTTGGTCCGACTGAAATTGCTGAAAACTTATATAGATTCAAGCCATGCGTTATATCTGGAATAGACGTAGACTACGCTCCTCAGAAAGTGCCTGGATTCTTCGGTAGAACTAAGGCACCTGTAAACATATCTTTCTCTATAAGTCTAAATGAAATAGAACTATGGAGAAATGGCGATAACGACTCTCTTCTAGATGGAAAGCTTCCTACAGTTGGTAACGGAGACTTTAACGACATAGCTTCTCCAAGAGTAATAGATCTTGGAAACGTAGGAGGAGGTGGCCTATGAGTAGATACTTTCAAAACTTTTCGACTATAAACTACAATGGATCTATAGCGATAGATATAACCAAGCGAGTTGCAATCCTCAACAGCATATTTGGTAATCGTCTAGCGTTCTATCCGTATCAGGTAAAGGACGGCATTCGTCCAGATCAGGTTGCAGAGAGATACTACGGCAGCACTGACTTTGTGTGGCTCGTCTACATGAGCAACAACATCGTAGATCCTTACTACGAGTGGCCTATGGACAGCATGACTTTTAACGACTACATACGAGACAAGTACGGCTCTATGGAGCAGGCCAGAGCCAAGATAGTGTCGTATCGAGTTAACTGGTACGAGGATACTACGAAGCTAAACAACACTCAGTACAACAATCTTCCAGCCTACGCAAAGAAGTACTGGACTCCAGCGTTTGACAGCAATAATCTTCCAATGGTCTACGAGCGCAAGAAGATAGACTACGAGGCTGTCGCTAAAGATGACGAAGGAAACGTCACTTTGTCGGTTCCAGTCGAAGAGCAGTCTTACTGGTCTCCTGTAACAGCATACGACATGGAAGAAGAGAGAAACGCAGACAAAGCGCACATTCGTCTGCTGGACAACAGGCTAGCCGAAACTGCAGCTTCTAACCTCAGACAACTATTAAGAGATTAAGATGAACACCGTAGCCGGAGAGGTAGTGATCAACACTATAAGTCTCTACACTAACAGGGGTGTGCTTAACTTAGTAGAGCACGTTCAGGGACTGATGGTCGAAGAGTCTATCTTCATGCCTGGAACTATAGCCGAGCTAGTCGTATGGGATACGATGAACCTAGCTTCTCTACTTCCTATCTTAGGAACGGAACGACTGTATATCGAGTTTACCGCGCCAGGTAGAAAGACCGCGATATACGACCTAAGAGTGACTTCTATTCAGGAAGCAGAGCCTGGCGAGAACATGCGATCTAAGGTGTACAAGATATACGCCACGACTCCAGAGGTTCTTAAGAACAAGACTATCAGAGTTTCTAAAGCGTACAACACCACGGTGTCTAACATCATAGAAGACGTAATCAAGCAGTATCTACGAACTAGAAAGAAGGTGATGGTTCAGCCAACGCGCGGAATACAGAACGTAGTGCTGCCTAACGTAAGACCATTCAAGGCTATTAAGCTTCTTAGACAGAGATCGACTTCTAGCGAAGACATGTCTTCTTCTTACGTATTCTTCGAGAACCAAGAGGGAATACACTACAAGACTATCGAGAACATGTTGAAGAACATCCAGGTCGGAGACAGAGTGTTCTTCAACAATCCTACGAGTAACGTAGACATATCTAGACCAGTCTTCAGAAATATCCTGGCTTACTCGCAGTCCAAGCAGTTCGACATGGTTGACAGACTACACAAGGGTGGTCTAGCCAAAGAGATACAGAAGTTCGACTACAAGACTCTAGAGTACACCGCGAAGCTATCGACGTTTAATCCCGAAGACTTTGCCAGCGCCGACGGTAATTCTACAGATCCAGATTACGAACTCACTAGAGTTAACTATGGTAGAACTGCCGGTTCCAATGCATGGATAGCCCATGACTCAGGCAATCCAGATACGTTTATCTCAGATGGATCTGGAGCCCTCTCGAGTGGGACAAGCCTGTATAGGCAAGGTATCCTATGGTTAAATACTTTTGGGGATTCTGAGCTCACTGCGGGAATCGGTCTTGAGGCTAATATCGTCGAGACATCGACCGCAACTAGAGCGCCAGAACTACACGCTCAGATGAGCGGTAAGTACATAATCGGATCTATAAGACACGAGATAGGTCCTTCTGGCAACAACCCGAGATACACGTGCTCGATGGAGTGCATCAAGGGCGCTTATAAGGACGTTAGAAGATGAACGGTAGATTTATAGCTCGAGTCGTAGACGTAAACGATCCAGAGCAGGCAGGTCGTCTACGAATCAGAATATTTGGAATGCACGACGACGAGCAGAGCGTTCCAGACAACATGCTTCCTTGGGCTAGGTGTATATATCCAGTAACGAATCCAGTTAGCTCTGGCATCGCTGGACCTATCACTGGAGTCGTGGTAGGCACGGTCGTAGTAGGTACGTTTGCTGACGGCGACATACGTCAGATTCCTATTGTCGAGGGTACTCTTGGTAGAAACTCGGACACGGTCAGAGACTTTCCAAAAGCAAACGCGGGTGAGGACTTTAACGAAGTTCTCGAAGACAGCATCTTTAACGTAGCGACTTCAGAGCTCAAGTTCATAGAAAGCAAAACTATAGGATCTATTGAGTATACTGGCCAAAATATTGAGGATATGGTGGGTTTTATTGAAAATGGCCAGTTTTCCAACGCGATCCAAAGTATGCGTCAAATATCACAACAGATTCAATCCCTTAGATCAACACTGATTGATGCGCCAGTTGAGCAGCTTAATAGTATTATCTCGGGATTTACTAGTGACCTGACTAATGCCATTGACAGCACTATAGAAGAGGGTCTAGACGACTTAAACGTAAATCCTCAGCTAGTGACTGGGGTGGGTGGTTCTATCTTCGGTGCGATAACAGGACGCGGTGAGATAGTTCCTCCAACAGTAAGCGATACTATCGGCATAGTCACTAACATCGACGGCGTAGAGTTCGACAGAGCCAATCACTTAGTCGGATCGATTAGTGAGAGACTATCAAAGAAGAGTATAGGCTCGTCTCAGGATGCTGTAAATAGAGTATCTGGTCTAGCGTTTACTATGACGACTAGAGTCAGATCTGTCGAGAGAACTTTCGACCAGATTAAGAGAGCAGCTAGAAGAAAGAACAATGGCTAACAACAGACTACCAGCGTCTACATTTAACGCGCAGTATCCATTCAACGCCGTCACGGTGAGTAGGTCTGGACACGAGTTTCACGTCGACGACACACCAGGTCACGAAAGACTGAGACAGGCTCACAAGTCTGGAACGTTCTTTGAGGTAAGTGCTGACGGTCGTAAAGTCGAGCTGGTCGTTGGAGACGACTATAAGTACGTTAAGGGCGGTCTAACTCTTACTGTCGAGAACAATGGCGACATTAAGATTGCGGGTAACCTGAGGCTGGTAGTGGAGGGTGACGTGCAGGCCGAAGTCTACGGTAACATGAACACTGTAGTCTCTGGCGACTCTACGGTCGCTACACTCGGTGACTCAGTCCAGATGATAGGCGGCGATGCTGTTACTAAAGTCGAGGGTTCTATGACTGCCAAGGTTGACAGCAACCTGAACGTAAAAGTCGAGAAGGACGCCGAAATAGACGTAAAGGGCGACACTTCTATAGTAGGCGGAGGAAGCATCGACATGGAAGCTTCCAGCGTAAGAATAAAAGCAGACTCGGATGTTACTATTCGCGGTGCGTCGGTTAATATCGTAAGAGGTCTATAATGAGTAGAGCAGATAAAATAACGGTTACGTCGAAGAAGTCTGAGTACTATGCAGACTTCCTGATGAACTTTGACAGGAATCCTATCAGCGGCGAGCTAGCTCGCGTGTCTAACGAGAAAGCCGTGATTCGATCTATTCGTAACCTACTTCTTACTAACCGTGGTGAGAGACTGTTTGACTCTAGCATTGGCAGCAACATCAAGAGAATACTGTTCGAACCAGCCGACTCTATCTCAGAAGAGCTTCTTAAGTCTGCAATACAAACAACAATAGAGCAGCACGAACCACGTGCTGCTCTAAGAGATATAAGCGTGACTTATAACGGCACGCAGGACACTTACATAGTAAACATCCTGCTCGCCTTAGTTAACGATCAGAGCCAGAACTTCAGCTTTTCGACTGTCCTGAGACGAGTGCGTTAAGAGAGTCCTTGATTTCTCTAACGTCCTTCTTCATCAGTTCCTGCTCTTCGTGATTGAACTCGTGCTCGTCGATCATCATAGTGTTGAGGATCTTGGCAACGATGAACGGCACGATAAAGAACGGAACTACGTGCATCTGAAACATTCCGACTAGCCTGCCACCGACAGTGGTGGGATACATGTCACCGTATCCCACCGTAGTGCCAGTCACCATAGCCCACCATACTGAGTCGAAGAAGGTCTTGCTCTCGAAGTACGAGTAGAGACCTGCCGACAAGCAGACAGTAAGAGCGTACAGTGTGAGCAGCCCGCCAAAATTGTGAAGAAGGCGATGAAACCAGTTGAGCTGTTTCAGCAGATCTTCACCATGTTCGCGAGCGCTCTTCATCAGTTGGTGCCTTCCTTGTTCCAGCCCTGCAGAGCAGCGAAGCGCTCAGCTTCAGCCTTCGTAACCTTCTGACACCCGATAGCGATAGTGTCCTTGGTTACAGTAGCAGATCGACCAGAGCTGTAATAGCTGCCGCTTGAAACTGACTTGGTGGCTTCACCGTACTGCAGTTCCTTACCGAGATACCAGTGCTGACACGCGAAGTTCCACGCCTTCCTAACGACGCTGAGAGTAGTCTTCTCACCCTGGCTGGTATAGACGTAATTCTTCGAACCAGAGTCGTGCCGGCGAAGACGGAGACCACCACCCTCACCCTTGACTCGGCTGTCGCGAGCGCTGCCCTTGCCGAGATCCCACTCTTCGATAGCCTTGCGAGTGATAGCGTCCATAGCCGCGGCTTCGGCCTTGCGCCTCTCTTCAGCTTCTTGCTGGTGTACTCTCTCGAAGAACTCCTTGACGCGCTCCTTGAACGCCGTCGCCGTAGCGAAAGAGTTGACCTCTTCTTCGGTGTACTCCATCCCGTAGAGATCGGCGATCTGCTTGAAGCTCTCGATCTTTCCACCTTCGAGATCGCTGATTCTTGCCGTGTAGTTGGTCAGGCTGCCGAGATTGACCCGCTGCAGACTCAGACCGTTCTTGGCGAGGCCGTAGATCAGGGCATCGCTGAGCTCCTGATTGACGCCGCTGGAGATAAGAACTCCACTCTTACTCTTGATCGCTACCAGATTGCCCAGGTAGTAGAACTTGCCGTTATCAACGCGACACTTGTCGTCGAGATACGAACCTTCTTTGGTAATGAAATGATCGATAACGTCACTAAGCTGCATAACAAAAAAGCCCTAGTACTATATGGCCTGATTACCATACTAGTACTAGGGCTTATATACCAAGTTAAAACAATTGTAAACTACAAAGTTACTGCGTAGATCTAAACCTGTTAAGTATGTTTCTAATATTGTCTCGCCCAACAGGATTTAGCGAGTGCACCTCAAACTCAGGTAAGAGCTTACCTCGGTCGAGGCACCAGTCTATGAGAGCTTTAGCGCAGTGCATTCCAGTCTTCTCGGCGTACGAGTCGTACGGAATGATGTCACCGTTAAGACCGTGCCCGTAGTGTTCGTATCCAAGATCGTGATCGAAAGACACGAACTCGATATGTTCGGCAGACTTGATGAGCTCGACAAACTCTTCGTAACTTCTTACGATAGTCCAGTTCGCTCTAGGAATAGCTACCCAACTAACGTGGCCGGGCACTCTCTCGTCGTCTAGAAATATATGCATTACACATCCCATCTGATAGTCTTAACGACCGGAAGATTAAGCATTCCCTTCTTGGAGTAGCGAAGAAAGTTAATTGTCGCCATCTTACCCTTAACTTCTTCACGACGATTCCAGAGGTCTCGGCAGTACTCCATGTCTCCCTTTACGGTAGCCTTACAGGACTCACCGTTAGGAACTCTTACCACGAGAGCTTTAGCGCATCCAGTCCAGTTACCCTTACCCTCGTGCACGTCCAAGATAAGAAACTCGTCGTCCTGGAACTTCTTGACCTTGAACATGTCGTTAGTGCGACCGTTCTTGTACTTGCCACTTACGATTCGTACCATCGATCCTTCGTAGTGAGCGTTGAGACAGGCCTGGTTGAAGTCCTCGACAGTCTGGTCTCTTTCTGCGACTGAAGAAGGAATATGAAATTCGGTGTACGTTAGTTGAAACATCGAACCGTGCTGCTGAAGCTTCGGCATAATAGTGCCTTCGAGCAGATCGTATCTTACCTGGTAGTTGCCAGCACTGGAAGCCAAGTCGTAGATGTGGAACTGTACTTTCTGCTTGATCTCTTCGTCTTCGGCGACCGTTCTGGTCTCTTTCTTTAGCAGGCTCATCAGTCCTTCGAAGTCGTCACAGTATTCGTGATTGTAGAGCTCGCCGTCGAGAGCCAGACCGATATACTCTTGCATCAGCTCCTTGAGAGCTTCGTTAAGAAACACCGCACCAGGAATGATCTTGCCGTCCTGAGACTTCATTCCATCTTCGGTAGCGATGCATCTCATTCCGTCCAGCTTGGGCTGAAGAGCGATCTGAACGTTAGCAGAAGGACGCTTCTTGAAGTCGTCGTACCACTTGATAGACTTCATCGGCTTTACGTAGCGCTCTACGTCGATGGTGTCCTTAGTTCGGTGATACTCTCTTTCGAGCTTCTTCTTGTACATCGCGTCGAGTTCGAAAGCTGCCTGTTGTCTAGGCGTAGTCTCGTTAGAGCGACCTAAGTTCTTACCCTCGCATACTGTCCATTCCGACTCGGTTTTCTTGCCGTCTTCCTGACCAGAGATAGTTCGATACTTGTTACCTTCTAACTGTCCGTACCAGATCTGAACCTTACCAGTCTTGGTGCGCTTATAGATAGTCTCACGTGTTACTACGGTCATAATCATCCTTATTTTCAGCCGATATCAGATTATATCATAGGCTTATAAAAATGTCAATAGGCTGCAGTCTAATAAATAATGTAAAGAGAGGTAATGCATGAGCAACATTCGAATAGTAAAAGGCTATCCATTCAGCCTCTTTGTGGAGGCTACTCAAGCCAACACGGCACTCAATCTTAACGATGGTTCGTGGACGACTGATATACAGCTGAGGTGGCAGACCGAAGTCGGTCCGTCGCCATTCGTTGTTTCTTCATTAGCGTCTGGTAACGGTTACATCGTGGAGCTCACGTCCGAACAAACTGAGTCATTAGACTCTAGAGGCTCTGGATACGTTTTAGTTACTACAGTCGAAAAGACTGACGGAACTGTAGTCATCAGAAGCAAGATACCGGTGAACGTAGCAAATGACATATAACATAAAAGTTACTGTTCTAAACACGATAGGACAGGTTCCTACGCAGGTTGTCGTGTCTGAGGCGGCGGCAACGACAAGAGTAACTTACGAAGAGTACAGCGAAGATCTTGCGATAAGAGCTATGGCTGCTATGCGAGGCTATACTGGGTCGGCTGGTCAGGACGGTGTTATCGGTCGAGACGGCTATACCGGCTCTGTTGGTTACACTGGATCGATAGGTTTCACTGGTTCGGCCGGTTTCACTGGTTCTGCTTCTACTGCTGTAGGTCCAACCGGCTTCACTGGTTCGATTGGCTACACTGGCTCTCAGGGCGAGACTGGCTTCACTGGTTCAGCTTCTACTGCTGTAGGTCCAACCGGCTTTACTGGTTCGATTGGCTTTACGGGTTCGCAGGGATCGACTGGTGCGACCGGCTTCACGGGCTCTCAAGGTGTAGTAGGACCTACTGGTCTAACTGGTTCGCAGGGTGTAGTTGGTCTTACTGGCTCTCAAGGCGCAATCGGTCCTATCGGCTTTACAGGTTCGCAGGGTGCTATTGGTCCTACAGGATTTAACGGCTCTATCGGCGCGACCGGACCAACTGGTCTAACTGGCTCTCGTGGCTTCACCGGTTCGCAGGGTGCTACCGGTCCTATTGGTCCTACAGGTCTAACTGGTTCGCAGGGTGCGACTGGACCGACTGGTCTAACTGGTTCGCAGGGTGCGACAGGACCTGTCGGATTTACAGGTTCGATCGGTCAGGGTATCAACATCATCGGTGAGCTAGCAAATCCTGGCTTACTACCGCCAACAGGAAGTTCTGGCGACGCGTACTTAATTAGCGGTAACCTATGGGTGTGGAACGGCTCTGCATGGCAGGACGTAGGTAGCATTCAGGGTCCGGCTGGTGCGACTGGCTTCACTGGTTCTCAGGGTGCGACTGGTCCTACCGGATTTACTGGCTCTCAGGGCGCTGTAGGACCGACTGGATTTAACGGTTCGACAGGCTTTACTGGTTCTCAAGGCGCTACCGGACCAACTGGACCGATAGGACCTACAGGCTTCACGGGTTCTGCTTCTACTGTAGCTGGTCCGACTGGCTTCACCGGATCGGCTGGAGCGACAGGACCAACGGGCTTTACAGGTTCGACTGGTTTTACCGGCTCTGCTTCGACAGTAGCTGGTCCGACAGGCTTCACTGGCTCTCAGGGCGCTGTAGGTCCGACTGGATTTACTGGTTCTCAGGGCGCCGTAGGTCCGACTGGATTTACTGGCTCGGCAGGTACAACTGGACCAACTGGACCAACAGGTCCGACTGGTTTCACAGGTTCGGCTTCTACAGTAGCAGGTCCGACTGGCTTTACAGGCTCTCAGGGCGCAACAGGTCCAACCGGACCAACTGGCTTTAACGGCTCTGTTGGCTTCACAGGTTCTGCTGGTGCGACTGGGCCAACTGGTTTCACAGGTTCGGCTTCTACGGTAGCTGGACCAACTGGCTTCACTGGTTCGCAGGGTGCTACTGGACCAACGGGTCCGACGGGGTTCACTGGTTCTCAGGGTGCGACTGGTCCAACTGGACCAACTGGCTTTAACGGATCTGTTGGATTTACTGGCTCTCAAGGCGCTACTGGTCCGACTGGCTTCAACGGCTCTGTTGGCTTCACTGGTTCTCAAGGTACGACAGGATTCACTGGTTCGCAAGGTATTCGCGGAGGTGTGCAGTATACGTTTAGTACTACCACGACTGCTGCAGACCCTGGTGCCGGCACCGTGCGCTTTAACAACGCTACTATAGCTTCAGTCAGCTCTATATACATTGATGACTTAGACGCAACTGGTGTTAACGTAAGTGCGTGGATCGATACGTTTGGTACTTCTACGAACACTGCAAATCGCGGCAAGTTAGTATTTCAGAATTCTACTACTGGCCTGCCAATAATATTCACGATCACTGGCGCAGTAGTCAATAGCACTGGTTACAGAACTCTAACCGTATCATATGTATCTGGAACGCTTCCAACTAACGGCACTTCACTAGTTTTAAGCTTTGCTAGAACAGGTGACGTCGGCTTTACTGGTTCGCAGGGCGCGACTGGTCCTACTGGCTTCAACGGCTCTGTTGGCTTCACAGGTTCTGCTGGTGCGACTGGGCCAACAGGATTCACAGGCTCGGCGGGCGCGACTGGTCCAACTGGCTTCACTGGTTCTGCTGGTGCGACTGGACCAACTGGTTTCACAGGTTCGGCTTCTACGGTAGCTGGACCAACTGGCTTCACTGGTTCTGCTGGTGCGACTGGTCCGACGGGCTTTACGGGTTCGCAGGGTGCGACTGGGCCAACAGGATTCACAGGCTCGGCGGGCGCGACTGGACCAACTGGCTTCACTGGTTCGGCGTCAACTGTGGCAGGTCCGACAGGTCCAACCGGTTTCACAGGTTCAGTCGGCGGTGATGGTGGATGGGCTCCGGTAACAGCAACAGGTACTGGTGCTTCTCAAAACATAACTATTCCAGAGACGGCAACTGCTAATCAGGTTCTAGTGTTTGTTGAGGGTGTGCATCAGCCAGCTTCGCAGTACAGTATCACAGGAACTACACTAACAACCACACAGCCTAACGGCTCAGATATCGTAATTGTACGTTACGGTGCTGGTGCGAACGGTAGTACTGGAGCTCACTATCCTATAACTCTTCCAAGTGGACTCTACACGAGTCAGACACTGAATGGATCATTTACGTCTACAGACGTCGTGACAGGAAATGCGGTATGGACTCCGTTCATTCCTTCTCACGATATTGTAGTCGACGCACTAGCTATTGAAGTAACTACTGCCAGTGGTTCGGGCGGAAGTACTATTTCACTGGGTATTTACGACTCCAACGCTAGCCGTAAACCAAACAACAGACTGGTTTCTGTTTCTGTCGCAGGCGATTCTACAGGCGATAAGGTGGGAACGTTCAGTTCTATCACGTTAAATGCAGGAACTCTGTATTTCATCGCAACTACCGCGTCTGTTACTACTACAGTGCGAACTATAGGTAACTCTGCTTCGATGGTTCTTTATTATAATGGAGCTAGTGGTGTTAATGGCTTCTACACCTTTGTTGGAGGCGCTCTTCCAGCCACGGCTGGAACGGTAATTGACGCTGCAGGGTCTGTTGCTTTAGTTAGAATACGCGTAGCGTAATATAAAAGAGGTATAAATGACACAGCGCGTTCCACCATACATGATCGATCCTACCGGCGCTAGTAACGGCGACGTGCTGACTAACGTAAGTGGCGTCCCTACTTGGTCTGTGCCTAGTGGTACAGGCTTCACCGGTTCTGCTGGTGCGACCGGACCAACTGGCTTCACTGGTTCTGCTGGTGCCACCGGACCAACTGGCTTCACTGGTTCTGTAGGCTTCACGGGTTCGATTGGATTTACTGGCTCGACAGGTACGCAGATACGAGGACTTTCTGGCTTCTGTAGCGGGAAGCCTGCAGCATCTGAAATAGTGGCAGGAGCTCTAGCGCCATACGCGTTTACTATCGTTTCTGGTAACTGTGCCGCTAGAGCAGTAGTAGCAGCGACGGCTTCGACTGTATTCAGCATACGTATTGCTGGTTCTGAAATTGGCACTATAACCTTTGCTGCAGCAGCTACAGTTGGAACTTTCTCGTTTACTTCCACTACAGTCGCAGTTAACGACAACATCACCATAGTAGCTCCAGCGTCGCCAGACGCTACTCTAGCAGACATATCGTTCTTAATCAGAGAGTAATAAATGTCACTCGTATATTCAACCGCAACTAAGACAGCTCGCTTACAGGCAGTGATTAACCAGATCGACGGAGGCGCTGGTCCCGGCACTCTTGAGATAGGTACGACAGGCATGGGTACGGTGCTGGCTATCATAACTCTAGCTGACCCGTGCGGCACTGTTTCTGGTGACGTGCTAACCTTTGACTTCGATCCAGACGTATCGGACACGGCGGCCGACGCTACAGGAACTGCTGCTGCCGCGCGAATTAAAGACAGCGCCGGCACCGTAGTCGTATCTAACCTTACTGTAGGAACTTCAGCAGCAGACATTATCATTAACAGCACCTCTATAACGGTTGGACAGGTCGTGACTCTCACGACGGGAACTATTACTCACGCAGCGTAAGGCGCTTTACATATGGCAATTACCTTTGTTGGCAGTCACGTTGGTACGCATGCGGCTACGTCTGCTCAGACTGTTAACTTTTCATCACTACTCAATGCTAGTGGCGCGACACCAACGCTGCAAGCCGGCGACTACGTGCTAGTGGCTGTAGAAGTAGCTAGCACTGTAGACCGAACTCAGGCTCAGCTTACTCCGAGTGGTTACACTGCTCTGCATACTGACGACTATAGAAACGACTCTAACGACTCTAACTTCCTAGTCAGCGGTAAGTTCATGCCTACTACGCCAGATACTTCTGTAGCCATACCTGCTTCAAACGCGACTACTGCTGGTGTGGCGTACGCTATCTACGTTTTCAGAGGCGTCAACGCTACTACACCCATGGACGCTACACCCGTAGTGACTGGTGCTACTAACACTGGTGTTGCTAACGCCGCTGCAATTACTCCAGTTACTCCAGGTGCTTGGATTGCAGTATTTGCGGGTGCTGCAGTTGCGGCAGGTGCTGTGTTTACTAACCCGACTGGTATGTCTACCACTACAAACCACTTTAGATCTGCCACTATCACTACCACAACAAACGACGCTAACATCGGCGGCGCTCTTAAGACAGACTGGGTGAGTGGAGCTTTCGACCCCGCTGCTTTCGGTGGTTCAACTAGTACTAACACTGGCTCTTGGTCGGCAGTAACGCTGGCGCTAAGACCGATTCTAGACCCAGTCACCGGAACTTTTGCTTCGTCTGAAAGCGGATCTGACGTCGCAGCATTCGTAGCTACAGGATTCTCACGAAGAAAGCCGCGAACTACGTTCTGGTTGTAATAGATTGCCTCTAGAATTGACAATATTTCTCTGGCAATGGGATATACCATAGGATATCGATAATTCAATTCTGGATCATCTGAGAGGGCCAGAGAGGGCAATTTAATCAATCCAGAGGGTGGAATTTTCAATACACACAAAGAAGCCCGGGAGAGTTGGGTCTCCCGGGCTTCGCCTCTAGTGTTGGATGCTAGAGGAGTTAGTTCACAATCGACATTAGTATGTCGTTGCAGAACTGGTTGTCGGTGCAGTCAGAAATCAGATCTTCTCCGTTGCCGTATATCAACACGAACTGACCCAGAAGCACGCCATCACGATACGCCATCAGACTGTCGTAGTCGGTTGAGGCTAGGCTGCCTCCAATCCTATTGCGATCCTTACACTTGATGACTGGCTTAGCGTTCTCGTCGATCGCCCAGTCTTCGCCTTCGTGAACCGAGATCGCGCACCCCGCCGCTAGGATAGCGTCGATGAGCTTTATCGCGATCTCTCTTTCTTCCTTCTCTTGGATGTGCATTACAGTGCTCCTGTCGCTATGTCGCGGCCGATCTTCTTGATCGCCTCGACGTCTTTCTGTCCAACTTTGCGGTTCTTTTTCGATCGAGCGGTCTCGATCTTCTCGACTAGAGCGCCGATATTGTTTACGATGCTCTGTCGAATTTGCACTTCGCGCTCGTCCATCTTACGCTCCGTACGACTCGTGACCTGCGATAGTAAACGTCTCGCAATAAGGATCGAGCTTGAGCTTCTTCCACTCGGCCTCGGTTACGGGCTCCATGCCGTCGTTCAACATGTTCCACTGGTGGTCGGTACCCTTGGAGCTGTTCATCATGCCGTCGGGAGTGTTGGAGACGTCGATCATGTGGATCATTCCGTCTTCTTGAAGAGAGCCGACGACGTAGTAGCCCGAGTCGTAGTTACCCTTGACTCGATCGATATTGGAGATCAGCTTCTCGTCGAGACCATATTCGACCAGATAGGCGAGAAGACCCGGCCAACGTTCTTTCATGTATTCGCTCATAACGTATCCTACTCTGGCGCGAAGCCGATGAACATGTACTTACCGTCGCCGAGATCGAAACATCCGGCGGGACCCCACTTGTCTTGAACCACTTCCCAGCACGGATCGTCGCTCTGGTAAGGGTAGAAGTCTTCGGTGATCGGGTGCGAGGGCGTTAGCCTGATGAGCCGATCTTTCTCGGCAATCGTGCCGGTGTAACCTCGATCGGCGTGCCGCTCCTTAGCGCTCTTTCTTAGAGCGCTAAAAGCAGCCTCCGCCGAAGTTCCGTAGCCGATGACGCAGAACGAACAGGCTCCCATTAGAGAACCCCCTTGCAGCAGGTGAGGAGAGCCTTACGCTCCCACTTGACCGAGTCGCTCTCGTGAGCCGCCTTGCGCAGATTGGCTACCTTGAGAGCCATGCGCAGAGAGCACTCGCGAAGGTTGCGGTGATACTTGTCGATGAAGTTAAGGACGTCGTCCATCTCCTCGTCGGTAAGACCGCCTTCGACACTGTCGAACAAGCCTTCCTCGGCGACCTGGAAGACGCGAATAAGATAGTCGCGCTTGGTCTTCATCATCAGGTCGATGTAGTGTGACCGAGTAACGAGTGCCTGAAGGTGAGGCGAGAGCTTGTTACCCTTGTCGATCATCGCGTCAAAGTCGAGGTTGGTGATGAACAGCATAGTGCCGTGGTATTCGAAGGAGCGAGGAATAAGCTCGCCGGTCTCTTCATCTTCCAGCTTCGTCTCGGCCGCGTAAGTCAAGATGCGGTTCTGAGTAGTATCAGTCGCGATCTTGATAAAGTTGAGAGAGTTCTCGTCGTAGAACACCGAGTCCATATCGTCGAGCTTGATGATGTCACCCTTGCGGCGATGCTTGTAGAGCATCTTGTAGAGGCCGGTGGTGCGCATGTAACCCGAGGACGTCGTGTAGTTCTCGCCGTCTGGGTCCCACTTCTTGAGCTCGGCGTCGATGGTGAACGTCTTGCCGACGCCGCCGGGGCCGGAGACGATCATCGCTCGAATCTCACCGGCGATAGCATCCTGCGTCATGAGCCGCAAGACTTCAAAGCGCTCGTTGAGCTTGTTGATGATCATCTCGTCAGTCTCTTCGGAGTTGAAGTCCGGGAGACTGGAGTAGCGAAGAGCGGGAGAGGAGGTCGAGAACTGGACCAGCCCATTACTGGAGTCCTTGCTCGAAGACATCGCGTTCTGCTGCTTCGCCTTGTTGTAACGGGGTACTCGATCGAATGGCATATTCATATAATACTACTCCACTGCATCCAACACTACCAATTATAATCTGCTTTATATTCGTTGTAAATAGGCGAAGTAAAATATGATTTGGAATTGAAAAATATGTTGACATTTCTAGAAAACCATATACACGCGCGCGTGACGCGAAATTAAAAGGCGTGATCCATTCGCAATGTGACTCCGGCGCCATGTAGCACTTTGTTCACGCACGATAAAAAAAGCCTTTACAATATGATCGGAGTGTTATAGTATTAGCATATCAAATGGAACACCGGGTTCCATTAGATAGCACCAGCAAGGAGAAGTAACATGTCCGATCTGAAGAATGCCCGTTCGGCAGCCCGCGCTGCCGCCACCAACGAAAGCACCGCCACCGCCAAGAAGGGCCGCGCACCGTCGCCCCGCCCGGAAGACGGCACCGACGCCAACACCTCCGAAACCGCACCCGCGGCTGAAGTGGTCGAGATCAACCTCGTCGTTGTCGCTTCCAACCCCAAGCGCGCCGGCACCACCAGCCACGGCATCTACGAGATGTACAAGGCCTCGACCGGTGGTCAGCACGGCGTCCTCACCACGCTCAGCCAGGTCCGCAAGGACGGCGTCCGCGGCAAGGACATCAGCTGGGATGCTGAACGTCGGCACATCCTCATGGATAACCCGACCACGGGCGAGACCCACGCCACCGACTTCGCTGCCCTCGAAAGCCGTGAAGATCGCTGCGCCTTCCTCCGCACCCTCGGCGTCCGCGATCGCGAGCTGATCAAGTGGGGCTACATGGACGAACCGAAGGCCGAAGCGCCGCCGGCCGCCGAAGAAGCCAAGCAGGAAGAAGCGACGGCCTAATCCTCGGCATCCACCAAACTTAACAAGGGGCTTGGAGAAATCCGAGCCCCTTTTGTTTGTGCGTAATAAGAGCACTAGTATATACCTGTCAGCTCAATCATGTTTGCTTCTTGAGGCCCTGTCAGATTGATCTAGAATTGAATATCGTGCTGGATGGTATATCCCATTGTCTGGAATTTACTGCAATCCAGAATGGCTCTGCAGATACTAGTTATGATACATCTTTCAGTGCCATAGCAATTATAATCAACTATTATAAAATTGTCAACAGGAAACCGTTTCTTACAAGAACATGCCTGTTTACTTTTATTTTAGATCGTTTTATAATCAAATTCCCAAGGAGGAAGGAGTGATGAATGCACAAGCCACGCACCTGGGAAATGTCCGTAGCCAGCGAGCTCGGACTGAAGAGCGCCCTAGACTTCGACATGCAAGAGGGCGGTCGAGTAACGGTACATCTGGAATGCACCGACTGCTCGAACAAGACTGACGTCCAGATCGCTCGTAGGTTTCCGCCGGAAGTATTTCGGAAGAAGCTTATCGAGCAGGGTTGGGACCTCAAACGCGGTAAGTGTAGATGTCCTATCTGCAACACATCCAAGACCAAGCAAGAGGAGATGAGCGTAATGCACAAGATCAAAGCTACGCACAGCGACAAGAGCACGGCACTAATGATCAGCTCGGAACACGACCTGTTCAAGACGTTCGTGGGCGAAGACGGAAAGCCACTGGACTACTGGTCCATGGAATACAGCATCGATCGCGCCGGAGAGCCCGTCCTGATCCTTTCGAGACAATCGCCGCCCGAAGAAGGTAAGTTGAAGGAGCGCGGCAAGGCTCGAGGATCGGTCATCAACAACGGCAACTACATCCTTCAGGTTGGCAATGGAGTCATTCCTGGCGAGGAGCGAGTTCAGTTCTTCTCCTCTACGGAAATCGAACTGATCTCCAATCAGGGAAGGCACATGACGTTCGCTCTTCCCAAGAGTTTCAAGAAGCCTGAAAAGATCCCCGGCTTCAGTCCCGCACCGGCCGTCAAGCAGCCTGAGCCCGTCAAGGCCGAGCCGCTCAAGCCCGTCGAACGGGTCGAACCCAAGCCTCCCGCGCCTCAGCCCGAACCCGCGAGGATCGCGGAGCAGATCATGGGCGAGCAGCCGCGAATCAGACCTCCTCACCACCGCGGCATCGATAAGAACTCGGTCGGTCTGGTTCACGCCATTCAGATGATCAACTACTACAAGCACCTGATGGGTGACAACCTCCTCCTCTCGATCGAGGAAGACGGCACGCTCCGCGCGATCGCCGACATCAAGTGACCACCACGGGGAGCGGACAGCCTCCGCTCCCCACATCGTGAGATAGACATGGCCAAGGGTTGCTTGTATTACTGCATCGAAATATGCAACGGAGGAGAGTGGAAGCGCCACGGTCGCATCTTCCGCGACACGTATGGCGCTGCTGTTCGTAGGTATAATGCAGTCGCTTCAAACTTCGACGAGACATACTCAGTGCGACTCTGCGAAGTAAAGGTTCTCGAGCAGAGAAATGGAATTACGAAATAAATCCATTGACATTTTTACTCGGGAATGATATAATGCATGGTATGTCCGAACACCCAGTCCCGATGATATACGGAATGCCAGTATATTACGTGCGCATCCCCTTCGTTCCCGTACCGTTTCACGGCCTAATGAATGGATCGCTAGTAGAGTGCATCCCCACGTACGCTACGATGCGCCGCATTCGAGTCTCGGCAGTTAACGACAATCCGCCAAAAACAATCCTCGAACTATAAGCAACCACCAATGAAGAAAGCATGTCTCACAAGAGCTGACTCAGTGTGGACTCTCACGTACAAAGAGAATCCAGACGGTACGGTCAGCATCCTGAATCTCGACAACCAAGACAACGATGGCTACATGTTCAGAGAGAGCCTAGAGACTCTCGACGAAATTAAGCTGGAAGGCAAGACAGCCACTCACGTCGTAATCAACGGAGTAACATACGAAGTAGAAAACAAGCAGGACGTGTACACTTACAAGCAGCCTCTCTAATAAACGCCTGTTTACAGAGTGGTTAAAATGTGATACAATGGGATCGGTCGGAGAAAAACACCTTATGAGTAACGAGGTTGCGCGCTTGTTCATACTTGTAGATCAAAATGTAGATGAACCTGATAGCGTCGGCAGGCCTGTAACGGGCTATCAGGTATGGGAGGACGGCGAAAGCCTGGAGACAGACATGGGCGAGATCATTATCATTCTTGCGAACCGTTCTACCTGCAAGGGACGCGGGAATGAAGACGGTTATGTCTTCAGCTATATCGGAAAAAATCATATCGCTTAAAAAGTGATTGACATTTTATCTCGGCCTTTTAATATCTAGTTAATAGATAGAGATCGCATTGGCCAGACTTTGCCCCCACCTACAAGTCTGGCCAGGGGACGGAGCGAACTGCGACCCTCGCTCCGTCCCCTCATCGATAACAAAGTCCTTTACATACCATATCCCTCGTTATAGAATGGGTTATCAATTGAGAAGGAGTGTATCATGAGTCTCGATTATGACCTTTCGCAGATCAAGAACCGCAGCGAGGTGTGCTTCGTCGACGGTTACATGACCGTCGAGTGCCAGAACATCATCTTCACGACGATGGCCGTCGGCATCGGCCAGATCACCGAGGCGAACTACGTCGAGTTCGCCGTTCGCGCCAACATGCTCGGCGGCTTCAACGTTCACGATGACGCGAACAGGAACATGACTCCTGAGACCGTCATGAAGTACGTCGGCCTTCGCACCAACGTCAGCAACGAGACTCGCGCCAGCTGGATGAAGCGAATCTTCGAAGCGCAGATGATGACCGCCAACTACAACGAGCGCCAGCGGCTGCAGTCTCAGAAGGAGACCGTGTCGTGCGAGTAGGCGATCTCATCGAAGCGCTTCAAGAGTTCGACCCAGAGCTCGAAGTGCGCATCGCTTATCAGCCCTCTTGGCCTCTCGAAATGTCGATTGGCCAAGTCGTAAAGACTGAGAAGCCGCGCGTCATCACTCGGGAACGTTTCGAAGCTATGTCCGAGGAAGAGCAGGAGCGAGCTGAGCGCCAGGCTGATCGCGGTGAGGTCGTCTTTGAAGAAGACGAGGACAAGCAAGAAGTCAAGGAGGTCGTGTATCTCGCCGAGTCTTCGCCTCAGGGCTATCTCGACCCGGCTGCGGTCAGGGCACTAGAGTGGGGAAGATGTAGGTAATGCAGCACGCTAAGGTACGAGAACTTCTCTCGAACATTCACAACAAAGTTCTCATGTCTAGCGAGGCTATCAAGCCTGACGACATTCCGCTCGACAAGCTCGGGCTCGAAGAGCAGCAGCTCGACTACGCCGACCATCTCCTGGACGAGTCTCCCTGGTTGGCTAGCGTATACGTCGACTTCGCTGGTCGGTCCGTGAATCCTGTCACTGACTTCATCGTCGACAGCTATCTCACTCATCTTGGCGTACTTTAGGAGGGCGAACATGTCAAGACTTCAACCAACAACCGACTGCAATGGCAATCCGTGCATGGGAGTCGTCGTGAAAGACACGATGATCATCTATCCTCGTGAGAGCGAGTGTGGTCGATTCGCTGTCGATCCGTACGAGTACTACGGCCTGTCTTCAGAGGAAGTCGAGTTTCTCGAAGAACAGCAAGCGCAGCTCGACCTCATTGTTCCTGAAGATTAAAGCCTACAACGGGCGAGGCCGCCTCGTTAAAGAGTACTGCTTTACGTGGGCAGGAAGCAGATACAAGTCCACGCGTTGGTATCGCAATCTGACGTGGATGTACACCAGTCCAGTCGTAGCGAGATTCGACATCGTCGACAAGAAGACAGTCATCGAGACAGTGGCTAGACCACTACCACAGTAAGTATGGAGTTCGTCATGAGTGTTGTTTCAACTTTCTTTCGTGTTCGCGACGCTTCTGGTAAGGCAATCGTTGACTACGCCGACGAGGTTCGAGCTGCAGGAACCTCTACTTCTATCGGTGGAACCTACGAGAAGGTAACTCTTACCGAAAAGGTCGAACCTCGGCAGGTCGTATTGGCGTAGGATCATTACGATAACAAAGTCCTTTACATTTGATACTGGTTGTTATAGAATTAGCTATCAGATGAGGAGGTATGGAATGATCTTTACCAACAAAGTGAAGCGGGCTTTCCGGCGTGGCATGCGCGATCTTATCGAAGAGCGCGGTCCCCGTAACTATCGGGCTGCGGTATGCGACGAAAACGCCAGGCTTCGAGCCATTCTCAACGACAATCAGCGCGACGGCAAGATCGGCTTCGTTCGATCCGGCATGGACTGCGACTGCACCAAGTATTACTCCGAGCGAGTGATGGATGGCTTCAGCAGCGTCGCGGCTTTCAAGAAGTGGAGGAGCGACTATCATGATTCGCTTGAAGGGCCTGACCATAGCTACTTCGTGTCGCCGGACAAGATCACGCCGCAGTCTCACACTCGCGATCTTGCGGCCGAAGCGTTCGAGGATGGTCATCCTCACGTTGTATACTACTAACAGGGGGCATAACATGGGATTCGAACCGATCACGCTGACTCCGGCTAACGAGCTATGCGACATGCTGGAGATCAAGAAGGGCGTCACTGCCAAGGGCAAAGCACCGTGGACTCACTACGAGAACATCGGCCACGCTGCATACGTCATCGCGACGAAGAAGCAGCGTCTGTCTCGATTCAACGCAGCCACGTCAGTCATCGATCCGGAATTTTCGAACAAGGAGCACGCATATGATCCTAATCCACGTATCGTATGGAAGTGGCAGCACGCCGACCGAGCATCTGATCTCGCTTGACAGCACTCTCGTCGACTTGCGCGAGATGTTTCCTGACGCGACGGACATCGTCATCATGGACGTGAACCCGCAACCCATCAGCATTACGGAGATGCTTCAATGAGTAAGCCCGTGTACTGGAACGGCAAGATCACGCACTGCCAGATCACGAACAAGCCGCTCGGCGACGTTATGTACGACGCTCGGCTTCCCACGGGTCAGTGGGGTAACATCGGCCAGGAAGCGTTCGAAGCCTACAGGTGTCGACTGGGCGTAGGCTTCGGGCAGAAGTACGAGAGACAGGAAGACGACCGCTGGCTCTTGATCGAAGGTGGTATGAATGACGAGTGACCGCCAGAAGCTCATCGGTAGAGTGTCTGCGATCGCCGCGATCATCAACCTCGGCTTCGAGCACGTTCTCAAAGATAGTGCGACCACGATAGACTCGACCTGCACCGGTAGCGCAGAGTTTGACGTGGTCAATCTCGCAAGTGGATGTATCGAAGACGAGCGCACCGAAGCCTGGTTCTGCGAAGAGGCAGCGCACTACGAGTCCGTGATATGCGACATGGACGACGCGTCTCTTCGCGACTACTTCAAGCACAACACCACCATCCTCAAGGCCCTCGAACACAAGGAGTAGACTCATGTACATTCTGGCAGAGAACGGCACCAAGACGCACTACGTCGTGAAAGTCTACGACCACGAACCAAACGCTAGCAGCGTTCCGATTGACGTTCGTGATGATGACGATCTGATATCGATCGTCTACGATCTCGAGGAAAAGTACGGAATGAAGGTCCACAGCGCTTTTGTCCTGACAGGCGAAGGCGAGTGGCTTCAGCCTGACTGCCTCACTCTCGCCGAGTGTCTGGAGTGCTCTCTCGAACCCGTGTAGTACGGCGTAATGCACTCGACAAGATACGAAAGTGCCCTCTCGGCCACGAACTGAGAGGGCACTTTTTTTTCGACCGTGTAAAATGAATATTTACATGTGATAAAAAATGTTATAAGATTATAGAGTAAAGAGGGTACCAAAAATGTTCCACGTTGAAGTGTACGACCTAGTTCGCAAGCGCTCTATTCAATGGAAGAAGGCGCCGTTTGCTAACGCTATACTCTGGTACGCGCAGTGGAACTACGTCTACTCTATCTCTGAAAGCGACTTCGATCTGACCGAAAGTCAGAAGAACGACGTTAAGCAGGGAAAGAAAGTCTCTATCACTAACTTCGAGCGCGGTCTGTCTCTCTCCATCAAGAGAGACGTATAACACAGGAGAAAGTCGTGTCTGTCAAGCAGCTTATCGAACAACTTCGCAACTTCCTCACTGGCGAGAACCTCAGCCACGACACCGAGGTAATGCTTACCAACGGTAGCACCGAGCCCGACAAGTTCGTCCTCTGGATCGGCCAGGAGCTTTTCGAAGTCACGATCAAGAAGTGCGAGAAAGCCTGATGGCCAGAGTCGTAGCGAAGTGGGTGAACGGTCTAGGTGAGAACATCGTCTCACCCGTTCTCTGCACGTTCTCTGACATCGACGACTCTGAGCTAGTCAGACACGTCGTCGTAAAGAACCGCATAGGACAGCGAGTCGTGATGCGCGAATCAGAAGTCCAGCTTGGCATTCGATTCGATGACGGGACGCTTTTGTTTAGCGAGGAGTGGAAGTCATGAAAGCTTTGATCGAGTGGTTTCTAGGTCCCGTCTTCGCTAAGAAGCCCGAACCCATGAAGTGGTACGTCGTCTTGTACGATGAGCCTAACAGCTGTAGCGAGGAGTACTACGGATACTTTTCGTCAATCTCAGAGCTTCTCGCCACGTGGAAGATTTTCGCTTCGGACGGCAAGAAGTACGAGAACGTCAAGATCGCGACGATAGTGCGTGACATTCGAGAAGAGGAGTACGTGTCTTGACCAAGTATCACGCTGTAATGATCGACGAGACTGGCTGCGAGTTCGGCGTGTCGCTCGAAGCCGAGACTCGCGACAAGGCTTACGAAGAGCTCGAGGAGATGTATCCCGAGTCTCGCGTCGACCAGCTCGAAGACGAGGAGCAGACTCGCGAGCGTGAGCGACTCATCTACGAGCGAGCCAACGCCGAGTACGAAGGCGACTACAACTACTGGGGAGCGTGACGTGGGGGAGCAGAAGTATTACGCCGCAGTCTCTAGAGACGGATACATAATGGCCGAGACACTCTCGACTAACATTCGAGACGCCAAGAACAAGTATCTCGAGCAGGGTGGCATCACCGTAGACCATCAGATGGTCGACTCTGTCGACGTCGTGTACGAAGCTATCGCTAGTCGATACGGTGTGCGCATCGCTCGAGTAAGTCTGACCGTAGTCGAGGAGCTGTAATGAGCGACTATCTCACCATCGAGGAAGCGAAAGCCGGCATCGTCGTAGTCACAGACGGCGGCTTTACGTGCATGAAGGAAGGCGAGGAGAAGACAGTCCACGTCGACCACGAAGGATACCTCTACGTCGAGTGCGACGAAGGATCGCACTATCTCAACGGTCAGCTCGAGGACGGCGAGTACGTCGGCTTGCGAATGAAGGAGCATCAGCAGTGAACGGTTACGTGTTCTTCTACAGTGGTCGAAAGACTGAAATCCGCGCGGACTCGATGCTCGAAGCGAAGGAGAAAGCAGTAGCTCACTTCCAGCCTTCGCGCGGCAGCCGTCACATGGTCCACGGCTATCTGGTCGAGAAGGACGGTAAGCCCGTAATTCAGGCGACTACGATCTAGGCTATAACATAGTCCTTTACAACCACCACTCTCTATGATAGAATAAGAGAATAGGAGGTGTGTATGAGAGAAGAACTTCAAGCCTACATCGACTCGGTCAACCTGTCGATAGGCAGCCACTCTGGTCTCGGTACCGTGACTATCTTCGACGAGCTCACGTTTCATCCCGAGATCGGATGCTGGTCTTACATGTGCGACCAGAAGTGCATGACGTGTATCATGATTATCGACGATAATCTCGCTCTCGTCTTCTACGACACGTACTACGAGGACGTTCCTGCACGAGTGCACGAAGGACGCGTCGAGCCGCTGTTCTCGCACTTCAAGTCGTGCATCAATCACATGTTAGAACCTCTGAGATAGGAGACGCGCGTTGGCTCACTACACGGTAGACTATAGCCAGCTGGAGGACATTACGTCCGAGGCAGAAGATCATCTCAAGCACAACGAGTGGTCGGCCGACAAGCCGCACTACGAGTACGACAACGTGCGAATCTGGGACGGCGGCTTCGGCCTCGCTGTGATACAGGACAAGGAGAGCGAGAAGTTCTACTTCGATGGATAATAGACCACTCACTCATCACGAGAAGATTTACGTGATATTCAACGCCGCACTACTATCGTGGGTCTTGGTGGCTATAGTAGTGAAAGCACTAACGCTTATATTCTAGGGACGAGAGATGCCGAAAAAGTTTCGTGGGTCAGCACTCAAGAGGAAGTGGGTCGAGGCTCTTCGATCGGGTGAGTACGAACAGGGACAGGGAAAGCTGAGGAAGGTCGAGAACGGCAGGACGTATCACTGCTGTCTCGGTGTTCTGTGCGAGGTCGCAGAAATTCCACACATCAAGATGCACATGGACGAGGGTGTGGCCATTCACGGCTACGTGTTCAGAGGCGTTACTTCTCGCTCCACGGCTACGCTTCCGTACAATTTCGTAAATCAGCACTTCTCGAGCGAGAACGACCCGTGGAAGCTGATCGAGCTCAACGACGCTGGAAAGAGCTTCGAAGAGATCGCCGACTACATCGAGTCTAAGGTCAGAATGAAGGAACCAGCATGAGCGAGATCAAGAAGAAGTGGGTCGAAGCGCTTCGATCCGGCGACTACAAGCAGGGCAAGACGTGTCTCAAGCAGATCGACTTTGACGGCGAAACGCGACACTGCTGTCTCGGCGTGCTGGCTGAAGTATGCGAAGTGCCGAACGAGATACTCGGAGGGTCGCTAACCTACACGTTTAACTTTCCGAGGTCTGACAAATACATGTTCTTTCGAAGCACGGCACTGCTCGACAAGAACTTCGAGATGAAGCACTTCATCTACGGATACAGCAATATTCGAACTCTGATGCAGATGAACGATTCCGGAGACTATACGTTCGAGGACATCGCGGACTACATCGAGAAGCACGTCCCGATGATGGACTGAATCGAGCGATAACATAGTCCTTTACAACTGCCACACCTTGTGATAGAATTACAGAATAGGAGGTGTTAGTTATGGCAAGAATTTCGATTCGCTCCGGCACTGAAGGCCCGAGGCACGATCCGTACTCGTGGTCCGAGATCACGTTCACCAAGACGGACGGCACAGTCATCCAGCTTCGCGAGGGCGGCCTCGGCTACGGTCAGTTCACGATCAATGGAGTCCAGGAGGCTCGCGTCTACGACGACGAGTACATCCAGGCTCGGTTCTTGATCCTGACCGGTCTGACGATCGCTCGAGCCAACGACATCTATCACGAGCGCTTCTACTACGCCGACCCGATGGGTCACCCCTCGATGTACATCTAGGAGACAGATCATGATGAACATCACGCGAGTACGCTACGTCGGTGGCGAGGACGGCTACGTCGACGAGCTCATTCCGCTCGAGCGAGCTACGAGGACCGACATCCGAAGGTTCATGTCGTACCAGCGCGTCGACCTGAACGAGAGCGAGTCGCTGATGCGCATGATGGGCTTCAGCAAGAAGCGCATCGCTCGCGAGCTCAAGAACGAGTGGCGGCTCTACATGCGCGAGAGCCGCAACCTGATGATCGCCCTCAAGCGTAAGGAGAGAACGAATGCTCGTGCATGAACTCATTGCAGCTCTACAGAAGTGCGACCCGTTCGCGCGTATCAGCGTAACGACGTCGGTCGGCGAGAGGAGTCGAGACTTCGACCTGAAGGGCTGCACCAACGACGGCGACATCGTCGACCTCTGGGCCGAGGAGAGCAAGTGACGTGATCGAGTTTACACTCAAGACGAAAGAGAAGCTGGTGATCTTTCCCGATCTCGGCATCTCAGTACACGTCGACAAGCAGGAGAACTGCGTGCGGCTAGAGAACGGTCACCACAACAACGGTGGCTGGAAGATCGACGAGCCGCTCGAGGACGTGCTCTTCAAGCTGCGCATGGCCAGCCTCGAGCTCGAGAGGAGAGACCAGTGACCTCGCTAGACGAAGACGAGATCGAGCTGCTGCGAGAAGCGATCGAGATCGTGCGCGAAAAGATCGCGAGCGACGCCGACCGTCACTACAGCACGTTCATCTTCAAGCCGCGGTTCGACGGCGACACTCCGGTCAGGAAGTATCGCGAAGAGTACGCTCAGCGCGAGGCGAGCATCGTCGAAAGGCTCGAGAAGATCGTGGACGACGAGTCGTGATATGTCCGCTCTGCCGCGGTTCGGGAAGTCACGTCACCACGCGATGGTTGGGACTGACTTACTGGCCGTGTCAGGGCTGCGGGAGTACTGGCGTCATAGCTCAGCACGGACCGTCCCACTTCATTAAAGCGAGGAGAAGCAGTCGTGTCGACACTAGTCGTAAGTAAGTCTCTAGTCGAGAAGTCCAAGAGCGTGCTCGAGAGACTGCTGCTCGAGTTGCAGGAGAACTGGGGCGCCGAAGAGGGCGACGATCCCGAAGCTCTCGAGCTGATGGCCAGCCTCGAAGACGCGATGCTAGACACGAACGGAGTCTATCAGACGATAAGACACCGCGAATACGGCTCGTCCGATCGCGCTCGAAGCATCGAAGACGTGCTGAACCAGCTCGATCAGTCTGGTCACGAAGTTCGAGTCGTGTCGCTTAATCTCGTCGAGCGGAAGTTCTTCGACTACAGCTCCTGCGAGTCTCTCGAGTGGCACATCGTCATCTACTCGAAGCACGTCTTCACGAGTAGAGAGCTACAAGACATCCTCATCGACAGTAGCACGCCGTACAGCGACTACTAACTCTCGTCTGAGAACAGAAGAATATCATCAGAATCGTAGACAGCGATCATCATCTACAGCAGAGTATAGACTATACACGATAACAGAGTATAGACTACTCGCGTATAAATGATACACGTCTTGCTGTAGTAGCTCGTCTAATAGACAGAAGTGATCAGCTATAACAGAATACTGACAGCCAGCGTTTATACGATCGCGCGCGCAATGCCGACGAGCATGGATAAATAAATCCCTGTCGTGCTAACACTCGTCACCGCGTAGTCACGCACGACAGTACGCTCAGACGCTCGTCAGAACTCATCAGCGCTCTCAGACGCCCTATGAGACTCAACCCAGTCGTCGTCCCGCTGTTCGTTCGTGTGCGAGCGCTCGCGAATCCGGCGCAAAAAAAGAGGGCCGCTGCTCATGCAGCGCACCCTCGTATTATTCAATCGATTTATTGGTCGAATTACTTAGCGATTTATTCGGCGAGCTGCAATTCCAGCTCTTTGATGCGCTCCAGCAGCTTCATCCGAGAGTCTACACCGTCGTTGAAGGTCTTGATCAGCGCTGAGTACTGACGGTGACCGCGCTCGAAGTTCTGATCGCGGTAGTTCGAGACGCACATTCCGAGAAGAGTCTCGAACTGCGACTTCAGCGACTCGAATATTTCTTTGTCGATATCGTCCATGATTTACCTCCGATTTATCGACCTCGAGAGTGGCGACTTTTCGTCACCAGTCGTCTCAGACTCGAGGCACAGGAAAGGGCCCGGGGTTGTTAGTCCCGGGCCCGATGGATTACTTGCCGACCGAAGCCAGGAGCTTCTTGGCGTCTTCGACAGCCTTGGCGTGAGCCTCGGCGGCCGCCTTTTCGTGCGCCTTGATGTTCTCGGCGCCGACGACGATGTAGCCCTTGTCGTGGTCGTTGCGGATATCGTCCATACGAACGATGCCAGCGTCGATCACCGACCCGACCGTCTGGGGCTTCGCCCAGTCGATCTTG